CACCCTTGCCTACGCCACCACCCTGGAGGACTGCTACTACCAGGTCCAGGGATGGCGCAGCGCCTATGGCAGCGCCGACTACATCATGGCAGAGCAGCAGGAGAGCAACGGCAAATCCTACTGGGTTGCCGTTTGACCCCTATGGGGAGGGTTGACGCCCTCCCCTTCACCCTGTAGAATTCCAGAGCAAACCGCAACCGACCCCATGCTGGACGGAACCATCGCCACCGCCTTTGACGACCTGACCTCCTTTCAACTGGAGGAGTGGTTGTGGGAAGGAAACCCCACCGCCAAGGAGCAGCGGGCAATCCTCAAGGAACTGGCATCCCGCCAGCAGCGCCTGGAAGCAATCGCTGACCTGCTCTGGTGACCCCTACGGGGAGGGTTGACCCCCTCCCCATCCATAGACTAGAATTCTCTCAACCGCAACCGACCGATGACCGTGACCCTGACCCCCATCTCCGCCAAGGCAAAGAACCGCCTGGCAAACCAGATGGCAGGCGACCCCGTGGTGGTGGTTGAGCAGCGCCAGGGCAATGACCTGTTCTGCGTGAGCACCAACGGCAACTGGTGCGCCTGGATCAACTGCCTGACCGACCCGAACTGGGCAGTTCGCTTCTGACCTGCTACACTACCCAAGCAACCGCAACCCCACCATGACCGACCGCACTCTCCACAATGCCATCGCTGCCATGCTCTTCTGCTCTGTGAGCATCGTGGCAGGTGCCTGGACCCTGAAGGCCGCGGCAACCGTTGACGCTCACCAGGAGCGCATGGCAGACGCCCTCTGCACCGCCGACCCCGCCTGGTGCGGTGAGCGCCGCTGACCTGCTACACTACCCAAGCAACCGCAACCGCACCCATGGCAATCTTCTCCCAGTGCTCCGACCTGCAGACCCGCGAAACCATGTGGGTGACCCGTAAGACTGACGATGCCCCCCAGGATCGCTTCGCTGGACAGATCAACCCTGCTGAGGGGTACTGGTGGGCAGCACGGTATGCCGAACACTACGCCGCCGACGTGGTGACCTGGGAGGGTTGACCTCCCACCGCCGACCCTGTAGAATTCCAGAGCAAACCGCAACGGACCCGATGACCAGCACCTGCCTCTACCGCATCGAACTGGACCGTGCCGATGGCACTACTGCCGTAGAGTACCGCCGCCGCCGCCGTCCCACCACGCCCAAGGGGTTTGACCGCCAGCACAACAACGTGGTCAACTCCATCCTGGAGGAGATCCGCTACTACCGCATCGAAGGATGGAAGCGCCTGACCGTGACGCGGGTGTGAGGGGTTGACCCCCTCCCCTTCATCCTGTAGAATTCTCAAGCAAACCGCACCACACCCGATGACCACCCTCACCCTGACCGTGACCCCTGCCATCGCTGATGAGATCTGCCATGCCCTGATCGACGCAGGCATCCGCTGGTTTGAGAATGAGGAGGCCGCCCGCGCTGGTGAGAATGACCTGAGTGCCGACTCCTGCCGCAGCATCCGTGAGAGCGCCTTCGCCATCCGTGCCATGATCCGTGAGCAGATGGAGCAGCAGATGGCAGAGCAGATCTGACCCCCCAGGGGGGTTGGCAAACGACCCCCCATCCTGTAGAATTCCAGAGCAAACGCATCGCACCCGATGACCACCGCCCTCCGCGACTGCCTCAACGTGTACGCCCCTGGCACCACCTTCTCCGACATTCTGTGGGATTGCTCTCACCCCGCCGACGACACCATCGCCTGGCACATCGCCCTGGAGTCTGCAGAGATGCACTCCTGCCTCTACGACTTCCGCAAGGAGTACGGGCACCTGCAGGGTGAGCGCATCGACTGCGGTGAGTTCCTCTCCTGGTTGGGGTACTGACCCCTATGGGGCACCTTGACGGGTGCCCCGCCCACCCTGTAGAATTCCAGAGCAAACCGCAACGCACCCGATGCTGACCTCCATCATCCGCACCGCGATCCGCACCCGCCTGATCAACGACGGCCCGATGACCTGCAGCGACCTGGTTCGCGCCATGGGCATGGACCCCCGCCGCCATAAGGGCACCATCCACGCCCTCATGGTTGACATGGAGAAGGGCGGCACCCTGGATGCCACCCGCTCCGACAGCGGCAAGCGTGACCTCTGGTTCATCGTGCCCACCGCGATCCGCAAGCGTGATCGCCTGGTTGCCGCGATGGCAGGCATCTGATCCTACAGGGGGTGGGTTGACCCCTGCCCCCTGACCCTGTAGAATTCCAGAGCAAACCGCACCACACCCGATGACCACCACCACCATCGACGGCATCCAGTTCACGATCACCCGCCTGCCCGTTGCCCATGGCACCCGTGCCAACCGCTGGGCAAATCAGATCAAGGGCGGCAGCACCCGCGTTCGCACCCATGGCGGCGCTGCTGGTTCACGCGGCACCCGCATGAGCACCACGAACAGCGCCCTGGGCGACGTGCAGTGACAGTTCGGGGGGCGGCACACGCCCCCCTGTTCGTTCGTGCAAAATCACAGTATTATGGTATAACGGTATCGTGATGGCGGGGCGCGTGGTTTATAAAAACGATGGATCCCTCAATCTATAAAGTGTTACCCAAATGAGACTTATAATTCTCTGAACCTAAAAAAATTTCCCCCATAAAAATTCGCCCCACAGGTCGATTATAATTTCAAAATATACTATATAAAACAAAATACAAAACAAGAATGGAATGAAGAAGAACTTTGAAGAAAGCTGCCAGCTATTGCAAGTAGATCCAGTAAGTGGTGAGTATTATATTACAATTCCTGAATGGGTGGTAAATGAATTTTCATGGTACGAAGATACTGAGATAAAATTAAAAGTCGACGGAGATGAAATAGTTCTGAAAGAGAACAAAAATTGACATTTTATACATAATACTGTATGATACTGAAGTAAAATTATTCCTATTATGGCTAAAGGATTTACCGTAAAAGCAAAGGCACCAGTTGCCACAAGTTCAGCCGATCCAGAGTTTGATTTTGAAAAAGCAAAAGAAATGATTCGTGGAAAATCAATCGTTTTTTGCTTACCTGGAAGAGGTTGTTCGTATACATTTCTAAAGAGTTTTATTCAAATGTGCTTCGACCTCGTGCAGAACGGGGCAAGTATTCAAATTTCTCAAGATTACAGTTCCATGGTAAATTTTGCCCGCTGTAAGTGTTTGGGGGCAAACGTTCTTCGTGGACCTGATCAACTTCCTTGGGACGGAAAACTTAATTATGATTATCAACTTTGGATTGACTCTGATATTGTATTCAACACTGAAAAGTTTTTACAATTGGTTTTGATGGATAAAGATATTGCAGCAGGTTGGTATTGTACCGAAGACGGCATGACTACTTCCGTTGCACACTGGTTAGATGAAGAAGATTTCCGCAGTAATGGTGGAGTTATGAATCATGAAACTCTTGAAACAATCTCCAAGCGCCGCAAACCATTTACAGTTGATTATACTGGATTTGGTTGGTTGCTGATTAAGCACGGTGTATTTGAGCATTCGGATATGAAATATCCTTGGTTTGCTCCAAAGATGCAAGTTTTTGAATCTGGTGATGTTCAAGACATGTGTGGAGAAGATGTCAGTTTCTGTTTGGATGCAAAGGAAGCAGGCTTTGAAATTTGGTGCGATCCACGTGTACGAGTCGGTCACGAAAAAACAAGAGTTATTTGATGTCTAACAAATCTGGCGAAAAATACAATATTCTCTGTAGAGGACGTAAAATTTACACTAATTTATCAGAGGATGAATTTTTTCAAATCTTGGAGGATCTGTCCTTCCAGTATTATAAGACAGGTTCTCCAAACCCTTCTGAAATACAAACTGAAATAGTAGGAGATTAATCATGGCAGTAAAAGCAAAAGGTGGTCTGAATAAGCGCACGTCTTATATTCCTGGACCTCCGAAGAAAACAAGGCAAGGAGACGGTGATGGCACCAAGTATGCTGCTACGTCTCGCAATAAGGCTCGTAAAAAGTATAGAGGACAAGGAAAATAGTCCAAAATGATTCAATTAAACCCCACAATCCCAGTCATTACCCCAAAAGGTAGTGGTTGGGCATTTTTTTTAATTGATAGATCACAAGAACACGACCTTGAATGGGTCGTTTTTCTTGATGATGGTGGTTTTTGTTGGACTTTCCGCAATAAAGACATCAGAATTCAAGAAAATCAAACTTTTTCTCGTAAAAATATAGCAAATTTTCAGTAAATAAATAAATTTTTGCTTATTTTTGCATTGGAACAGTTTTCAATGGGTAATCACCTCCTCTTAGAGGTGTATGATGTTCAATATGACCTCATAAATGACATAAATTCTCTTCAAAATGTCATGATTAGAGGTATTGAACGTGCAAAAATGACTATTTTGAACATTTTTTCACATTGTTTTATACCACAGGGGTGTACAATCGTGATTGCCCTTTCGGAAAGTCATGTTTCTTGCCATACATGGCCTGAAAATGGGTGTTTAGCAATAGATGTTTATACTTGTGGAGAAGGAAATCCTAAGTTAATTGCTCTTGAACTGTTAAAATACCTAAATTCCGAAAATTACACTCTAAGATACGTTAATCGTTAAATAGTGGTAGGGGAGATAGCAACCTCCTTCCAAAAAAAGTTCTGTTTTTACCAAAAAACAGGAGCTAAAATGTCCAATTTACCAGTAGATAGAGATCAAAACTACATGTATCATATGTGGGGAACCACAAAACTTGTAACCGATTACAATTCCTCTTTAGAAAAGAAAAAAGTGATCCAAGAAATTATGCATGATGAAATTGCAAAGAACAAATTTAATTTATCTGAAACATCTCACAAATCTATAAGGAATGATACCGATTATGATGATTGGGATTATGGAACTGAACCAATTTATGGACGTCCATGGTCCTAATATAAATAAAAAAAAGTACATCATTTAATAATTTAATGGCAACAACGAGAATATCAAAAGTTTTTAAAGACATAAGTTTATCTTTTGATATGCATCCAGTTACTAAAGATATTCTCGTTTTAAAAAATGAAGTTGCTATCAAAAAATCTATAAAAAATATTATTCAAACTGTTCCAAATGAACGTTTGTTTAATCCTTTGTTTGGTTCTAAAGTAAGACCTACTTTATTTGAATTTATAGATTTTGGTACAGCTTCATTATTAAAAAATTATATTGATGTTGCCATATCAAACTTTGAGCCAAGAGTATCTGATGTTGAAATTGAAGTTAATCCTTTTCCCGATTTAAATTATTTTGAAATTGTTATATACTTTAATATTATTGGTGAAAATACACCAAAACAATCATTCACCTACATTTTAGAGGCAATAAGATAAAATGCCTTTTACTAAATTTGCAAATCTAGATTTCGATCAAATTAAAACCTCAATAAAAGATTATCTTCGGTTAAATACTAATTTTACTGATTTTGACTTTGAAGGTTCTAATTTTTCTGTGCTAATTGACATTCTTGCATATAACACTTATATAACGGCATTTAATGCAAACATGATAGTTAATGAATCTTTTTTAGATTCTGCAACAATTAGGGAAAATGTAGTTTCATTAGCAAGAAATGTTGGATATGTTCCTAGATCAAAAATATGCTCAAAAGCAAAAATATCATTTAATGTAAATTTAGGGAATGTAGTTACTGCACCAACTCAAATCATACTTAAAGCAGGATTAGTTTGTGTTGGTGCATCAGAAAATACCAATTACGTATTTTCAATACCTTCTAACGTAATTGCTACAGTTAATGCAAATTCTGCAATAGCATCGTTTGAAGAAGTTGAAATATATCAAGGAAATTTAATCACTCAAAAATTTTCTAATGTTAGTGAATCAACTCGTAAATTTATTTTAGATAATCAAAATATAGATACAAGCACATTAAATGTAAAAGTTAATGGATTAAAATATAGTTTAGTTGATAACATAACAGAAATTAATCAAGATTCGGAAATATTTTTAATACAAGAAATAGAAGATAATAGATATCAAGTTTTATTTGGTGATGGTATTTTAGGTAAAAAATTAGAAGGAGGATCTACAGTAGAGATTAGTTATATTATTACTGATGGAAAAAACGGAGACGGTCCATCATTATTTTCCTTTGCTGGAATTTTAACAAATAATTTAGATCAAATTCAAACTCCAGCACAACCTATTTCTATAACCACATTATCTCCAGCAATTGGAGGAAATGATATTGAATCTATAGATTCAATTAAATATTTTGCTCCTCGTTTATATTCTTCTCAGTACAGAGCAGTTACCTCAGTAGACTATGAATCTATAGTAAAATATCTTTATCCAGAAGCAGAAGCAGTAACTGTTATTGGTGGTGAGACTATGAGTCCTCCTCAATATGGAAACGTTTTTATAAGTATTAAACCAAAAGATTCTTATAGATTATCAGATTTTACGAAGCAAGATATTATTAAAAAATTAAAAAAATATGGAGTAATAGGAATAAATCACCAAATAATGGATCTTAAAGTTCTATATGTTGAAATTGACAGTTCAATTTACTATAATTCAAATAGAATTTTAAATCCTTCAGAAATAAAAGAAAAAATAATTATATCCTTAGAGAATTATTCAAAATCTATACAATCTAATAAATTTTCTGGTAGATTTAGATACAGTAAAGTTGTTCAATTAATTGATAGTGTTGATCCTTCCATAACATCTAATATTACTAAAGTTAAAATGAGACGTAATTTAAATTGCGTTTTAAATAATTTTGCACAATATGAATTATGTTTTGGAAATCAGTTCCATAAAGAGATAGGTAAATATAATATTAAAAGTACTGGATTTACTGTTTTAGGAGAAACTGGAATTTGTTTCTTTGTTGACGTAGCATCTTCTAATGATATTGGAGAATTAACTATTGTTAAACCACTTGAAGATTTAAAAACATATCAAATAGTTAAAAAATCTGTAGGAACAGTTAATTATAAAACTGGAGAAATATTAATTAATACCATCAACATTTCTTCGACAATATTGCCAAATGGTATGATTGAAGTTCAAGCATATCCAGAATCAAATGATGTAATAGGATTAAAAGATTTGTATGTTATTTTTGATGTGAATACTAGCGCAAACAACATAAATATGCTAAGAGATACTATTGTTTCTGGTGAGCAGATTTCAGGAGTTGATTTCCCAGTAACTTCAAGTTATTCCAACGGTAAAATAACGAGGTAATATGATATCGACAAATTTTGAGAGTAGAATAAAGGTAAACGAAATTATCAGCAATCAGATACCAGAATTTATTTTGGATGAAAATCCAAAATTTTTAGAATTTTTAAAGCAATATTATATTTCTCAGGAATTTGAAGGTGGTCCAATAGATATTATAGAAAATTTAGATCAGTACCTAAATTTTGACTTTTTAAATGATAAAATAAGTCAAGAAAAAATAACTCTTACTTCAGACATAACATCTACGTCCGATGAAATAAATCTTTCTTCAATAAAAGGATTTCCAAAAAAATATGGATTAGTAAAAATTGAAGATGAAATAATAACATATGAAAGTATTAGTGGAAATACACTTTTAGGTTGTTCTCGTGGATTTTCTGGAATATCTTCTCTTAATGACTTGTCAAATCAAGAAGAATTAGTTTTTACCAAATCAAAATCATCTTCTCATAAATCTGGAGTAGAAGCAACCAATTTAAGCTCTTTATTTTTAAAAGAATTTTATAAAAAATTAAAATATCTTTTTGCGCCAGGGTTTGAAGATTTTGAATTTTCTCCAGAATTAGATATTAATAATTTTATTTCCAACATAAAAAGTTTTTACCAATCAAAGGGAACTGATGAGTCAATAAAAATATTATTTAAAGTTTTATTTAATCAAACTCCAAAAATTGTAAATCTTGAGGACTTTTTAATAAAGCCTTCTGCTGGAGATTATTTGCGTAGAAATATTGTAGTTTGTGATTTAATCACAAACAATTGCGATCCTTTTAAATTAGTTGGTCAACAAATCAAAAGTGTAGATGGGACATTTTCTGGACCAATATCTAAAATTGATATATCTACAAAAAATAATAAAACCGTTTATAAAATTCATTTATTTTATGGATACACGGATGATAATTTGATAGAAGGTAATTTTAAAATTACACCAAAAACTAAAATAACTAACAATATTTCTATTGGATCTTCAACAATTACTGTAGATTCTACAATAGGATTTAAAGATTCTGGGAAATTTGTTTGTGATGGGCAAGAAATTACATATGAAAATAAAAGTGTAAATCAATTTTATGGTTGTTCTGGAGTTTTAAATGAAATAAAACCCGGAAAAGATTTATACTTTAAAGATTATATAGTATATGGTTACGAAAATGGTGACGAAACAAAAAAAATAGAATTTGTAGTAATTGGTTCACTTTCTAGCATTTCTGGTATAGAAAATTCTATTTTATTATCAGAAAATGATGTTGTTGAAGTTGGAGAAATTGGATCTGATATTCGTTATGATGTAGATACTAAAACTTTAAAGGAATATGCTTTTAGTTCTTGGATTTATAATATAAAATCTAGTTATAATATACAAAAATTTTCTGTTGGAAATCCAGTAATAACTCTTTATGAAAATACACATCCCACTAGTTTAAAAGTGGGTGATTTTGTTGATATTTTGCTTAGAGATACTGAGCAAAAAGTTCTGGATAATGTTGTTGTCACTGCTATAGAAAATAATAAAATAACTTTAGATACACCAATATTTGGAATATTACCACAACAAAAAATAGATATTAGAAGAAATTATGAATTTTCATCTAGTGAATATATACCAATAAAATATCCTCAAGTTATTTCAAATGTGCAAAATACATACATTTCAAAACAAAATGAAATGTATGTTGCATCAAATTCTTTACCATCAAGACAAATAACATTAGATATTAAACAATCGGTAAAAACAATTAATTCATTAAAAGACAGTGATGAGTTTTTTGATGGTCTTTTAGGTGGAAAATATACAATATTATCTTTTGATAATGAAGTTCCATTTTTAACTGGAGATATTGTAAAATACTTTTATACAACTAATTCACCAATAAGTGGTTTATTAAATTATTCAGAATTTATAGTTGAAGTTTTGCCTCAGAAAAATAAAATACGATTGTATTCCGCAGCATCATTTTTACCGGTAAAAGATTTTTTACGTTTTGATAAAAACACTTCTTTTGGAACACATAGATTTGTTCTTGTTCAACATTCTTCTCAAATTTTATTACCATCAAATTCACTTAAAAAGTTTTCAATAAACAAAAATTTTAATTTATTGGAAAAAAATATTGAAACTTTGCCTGGAGTTGTTGGTACTTTAATTAATGGAGTTGATATTATAAATTATAAATCTACTGATAAAGTTTTTTATGGTCCAATAGAAAAAGTTGATGTTTCAAATCAAGGATTTAATTATGATGTTATTAGTCCTCCAAAAGCAGAACTAACAAGTCCAAATACTGGTATTGGAACAACTGCATTATTAAATTTAATAGTTTCAGGAAACTTTAAAGATGTTTTTGTAGATCCTCAACAATTTGGAATTGAACGAGTTATTTCAATTTCCGCAAAAGGGGGAAATGGAAAAGGTGCAGTTTTTGATCCAATTATAAAAAAACAGTATAGAGAAATAATTTTTAGTGCCCAAACAACAGATTTTGGTGGAGCAATAAATCCATCAAATGATACTTTTTCTTTTAATAGTCCCCATGCTTTATTAGACGGACAAAAAATAGTATACAATACTAATGGAAATTTAGGTATTGGTATAGGGTCTTTTGGAGGATCAAACTTAGATAGTGGAAAATATTTAATAAATGGTGGAATTTATTATCCAAAAGTTATAAATTCAAACAGTATTCAAATTTATACAAGTTTAGATGATTTAACTAGCGGTATTAATACTGTTGGTTTAACAACAATGAATACTTATGGAATTCATAAGTTTAGATTATATGATCCTATTAAAGTTTTATCTTATGTAAGAATTGTAAATCCTGGAGAAGGATATACAAATAAAGTTTTAAAAATTAAACCAGTTGGAATAATAACTCAAACTGATACTATAACATTTAAAAATCACACTTTTAATGATGGAGATTTAATTAATTATTCATTTGAGGGACAACAAATTAATGGATTAGATGTTAGTAAAAAATATTATGTTTTAAAAGTTGATTCCGATAATTTTAAATTATCAGACGGTGGTTTAAAGGAACAAAATGAAAATGAAAATGATAAATTAAATTATATAAAAAGAAAATCTGTTAATATTAATTCAACCGGAGATGGATATCAAATTTTTTCATATCCTCCTATAGAATTAAGTTTAACTGCTGAATATATTGGAATTACTTCTGAAGTAAAATTAACTCCTATTGTTAGGGGAAATGTTGTTGGTGCATATTTGTATGAACCTGGGAGTGATTATGGTTCAACAGCATTAAATTTAAATATAAATCCAATTGTATCTATTAAAAAAGGATTTGGAGCTCAATTAAAACCATTAATAATTAATGGAAAAATTGTATCAGTTCAAGTTCAAAATAAAGGAACGGATTATGACAAAAATGTAGATTTAGAAATTATTGGATCTGGATTGGGATGCAAATTAAGAGCAGAAGTAAATAATGGTTTAATAGAATCTATAATTGTTTTAAATGAAGGTGCGGGATATGACAATAATACTAATATTATTGTTTCAACTCCAGGACAAGGTGCAGTTCTTGTTCCATCTATAAGATCATTAACTGTTAATGATTATTACAGATATCCTGGAGAGTTTTATTTAGAAAATAAAGAAAAAACAGGATTAACTTATGCAATTAATGGATATTATTCAAATAGAGAGGGTTTGGAATTCAAAGATCCTGATGAAAATACATTACATTCTAAAATAATAGGATGGTCCAGAGACGGAATTCCAATATATGGTCCATATGGATATGAAGATCCTTCAAACTTTTCATCACAAATTGTTCGTTTAAAAAGTGGATATACTTTAAATCCAGAAAAAGTTTATAATAGACCTCCACTCCAAGATTTACCATCTGGATTTTTTGTGGAAGATTATTCATTTACAAATTCTGGAAATCTTGATATTCATAATGGTAGATTTTCAAAAACACCAGAATTTCCGAATGGTGTATATGCATATTATTCTAGCACTAAGTTAGATGTTAGTACTGCTGCAAAAACTGAAATAGTTCCAGAATTTCCATATTTTATAGGAAATTCTTATAGATCAGATCCAGAGAGTAACTTTATTTTAGATCAAAATGCAGATTTAGATGATGAAAATTTACTAAGAAATACATTTCCGTATAGAGTAAATAGAGAATTTTCTAGTAATTATTTTTTACCTAAAAACTTTGGATTAAAGCAAAGGTCAGAAATTAAATCTGTTGAAACTGGATCTGTAGATGGTTTAATAATACAAGTTCCCGGAGAGGGATATAGTAATGGAGATAAACTTATTTTTGAAAATCAAGGAACAAGCGGGGTAGGGGCTCTAGCTGTAATAGAAAAAGTATTTAATAGATCTGAAATTGAATCTGTAAATACAACGTATAATTTATATGAAAATGTAGAATTTACTTGGGAAAATTCTAACACTGTTATTGCTAAAATTTTACCATCACACAATCTTTTAGATCAAGAAAGTATTCAAATTACTGGTTTAAGTACTTCTTCTGTCAAAAATCTTGCAGGAAATCATAAAATTGAAGTAACTAAGCAAAGTGCTGTTTTATTAAGAGAATTAAATTCAGCACCAAATGTCGGTGTGGTGACAGATATTTATTTAGATAGAAGATTATCAAACGTAAGTGTTGGTAGTAGTGTTTTAATTAATAGTGAAAAATTTATGATTTTAAATATTTTTGAAAATAATATTTTAAGATGTATGAGATCTCAAACTGGAATATCTCATAGTATATCATCTTTAGTTGAAGAAATTCCTTGCATATTTAAAATAAATTTAGATTCAAAATATTTTAAATCTAAAAATAAATCTATAGTTTATTTTAATCCGAATGATTCTGTGGGTGTTGGTACTTTAGAGGGTAAAGAAACATTGATAACACAATATTATGGAGATTTTTCTAAGAAAGTTTCTATTCCAACTAGAAGTATTTACATTCCAAATCATCCATTTAATACAAATGATCTTATAAAATTATCATCAAGTCAATCAGTAGGAAGTGCTTCTATTTTAGTTTCTAATACGTCATCTGGATTTGAATTTGGATTACCACCAGAAATTAATGAAGATTCTTATCTTTATGTAATTAATAAATCAAAAGATTTTATTGGAATAGTAACACAAATTGGTCTTACAACAACAACATCAGGTTTATATTTTGCATCAAATGGATCTAATAAATATGATTACAAAATTGAATCTGTATTAAATTCTGATGAAATTTTAACTGGTACAGTATCTAAAATAAAAGCAACGATTAATACTTATACTAATCATAATATACAAAATGGAGAATTTATTGATCTTAAAATAAATCCAAATTTAAGTGGAATAAGTACATTAAAATATAATCCAGATTTTAATGTTTTATTAGTTAATCCAGAAGTTTTTGGATCTTCTTCTGTTGATATAAGTAAAAACACAATTACAATACCTTCGCATAGATTTGAAACTGGTCAAAAAGTTTTTTACAATACTTCAAGTTACAATAGTGGTGGAATTTCAACTGGAATTTATTATATTAATAAAGTAGATAGCAATAAAATAAAACTATGCGAAACTAATTTAGATGCTATTTCTTTTCCAGTAAATGAAATTAATATTCAAAATTCTGGGGGATCTTCTCAAGAAATAAGCAAAGTTAATCCACAAATATTATCAATTAGAAATAATGATGTGATATTTGATCTTTCAGACTCATCTTTAAATGGATATGAATTTGATCTTTTTTATGATAAAAATTTCAATAAAAATTTTGTTTCAACTGCATCAACATCTCAATTTAATGTATCTAGAAGTGGAACTATTGGAGTAAATGGAGAACTTATAGTTAACTATGATGATAAAATTCCATCATTTTATTATTCTTTGATTAAAGATCATAAACCTATTTTTTCAAATGAAAAAGAATCTGAATATCAAGTAATTTTTGTTGATAGTTTTTATAATCAACAAAATTCTGTAGTTTATCAATCTTCAAATACAAGTTTTTCAATTTCTTTAAAAAAAATACCAGAATCTTTGGAATATACAAACCAAAATTCTAAGATTGAGTATACAACTTCTTCAAAAAATACAACTGGTCCAATTGCATCGGTAAAATTATTAAGTGGAGGATCTGGATATAAAAAAATACCAAGAATAGTAGGAGTAGATACTTCTTTTTCTGGAAGAATTCCAGGAAAAAATGCCTACATTAATGCAACTACGAAAAGTATTGGAAAATATAAATCTATAGAAATTTCTAATGATGGGTTTGATTACCCTTCTGACAAAACTTTACGCCCATCAGCAAATTTAAATAATTTACTAATACTAAGTGACAATGAAGAAATTTCAGAAATTAATGTTGTTTCTGGAGGTAAAAACTTTTTATCTAAACCAAATTTAGTTTTAGTTGATACTTTAACAAGACAACCTGTAAATTCTGGAATACTAGAATTATCTTTAAATGGAAGTTCTATAGGTTCTGTCAAAATAATATCTAGACCAAAAGGACTAAGATCTGCTGTTCATAGATTATATACTGTAAATAACAGCAATGGTGTTACAATTATTGGTGTTACAACTTGTATTGATGGTATAGTACATGCTTTAGTAAGAACACCTCCAATTTATGGATTTGTAACACCACCATTTAATGTTGGGGATTATGTTTTTGTAGAAAATGTTCAAAAAGGAGCAGTAGAAGACGAATTTGGTAATATTTCATTTCCCGGAGATGGTTATAATTCATCAGATCACGGATACAACTTTTTTAAAGTAACTGATTTTATAAATGACCCAGGAAATGCCGTTTTAAAATATGACATATCTCCATATACTTTAAATCCTGGAGTTTCAGTTTTAAGTCAATCTACATATAGTTCTGCAATTAATGAAAAATCTTATCCAATTTTTGATATAGTTCAAATAAAAAGTAAATTTTCTGATGGAGAATCTTTATATATTAATAATATTCCATCAAATATTGAAATAAGAAACGCATCCAGTGATTCACTCAATGTTTCAAAGACATCTCAAGAAATTAAAATATTTGATAAAGTAAAGGGAACTTTTTCAAATTCTCAAGCAACTGTAACTGATATATTTACATATGATGCTAGATTTAATTATTCATCTTCAAGTAAATCTAAATCTGGATGGATTACTGATGTTGGAAAATTAAATTTAGATACACAAGCATTACCAGATAATGATTATTATCAAAATTTATCTTATTCTATTAAAAGTGATGTAGAATATGATAGATATTCTGAAGCTTTAAATAAATTAGTTCATCCTGTAGGAACTAAAAGTTTTGGAGAAATTGGATTTAGTTCTGGAGGAAAAACTTCAATAGCAGGAACTTCATCTCTTTCAACAGTTTTAAATTTAGATAATCAAAAACGAGTAGATATTATTAAAAACTATGATATTGCTTTTGATTATGAAGCAACACAATATTTTTCCTCAAATGTCAGATTACTTAATAAAAAACTTTCAAACTACATTGAATGCAAATCTAATAGAGTTTTGCAGATAGATGATATAAGTAATAGTTTTTCAAGCTCTGAATTTAACAAAGATGAATTTTTAGATTCTGTTACTTATGATATAACTGATTTTTATTCCAAATTTTTAGTTCAAGTCTCAAATATTAAAAATTTAGAATCCGATAAGGTATCATATCAAGTTTCTGATTTAGTTGTTCTTAATGATTTTAAAAATACTTATACTTTAAATAAATCTAATATATTTACAAATTTTGATCTTGGGTATTTTGAAGGTAAACTTAATAACGTTGGAGATCCTGCATTAGTATTTAATCCAACAGATCCTTATGAAACTAGTTATAATATAAAAATTTATAGGGAGTATTTTTCACAACCAAATATAACTGGATTTGGAATTACAAACTATGGATTTCTTAGATTGTTTAGTGAATCTAGAGAAGTAAAAGGAGAAGTAGGATTTAGTACATCAGTTTTTAGAGCTTTATCTGCAGATTACCATACTATACAATCATCTTCATTAATAATTAATACTAAAGATTATTCATTAAATTATTATGAAGTAGTTGGAACTTATGACGGAACGAATACTCATTTAGCAGAATATTATTTTGATTCTTCACAATATTTTGGAGGATATTCATCTGGTTATATTGGAACTTTTGGATTAACAGTTAATTCTGGAGTGATTAGTTTATCATTTTTCAACAATACTAGCGATAAATTAATTATTAAAAATAAAACTGTTGCTATTGGGAAACCAGAATTGGGAGAAGGAATTCATAGATTTTTAGTGGAGGATCAAATTCCTGGATCAGAAAGAACTTCAAGAATTGAAAGTAATTATAATCTTACTACTGGTATTTCTACTATTACATCATTTGATAGTGCAACAGAATCATTATTAAAATCTTTAATAAGAGTTTCTATTGGTTCAACTATAGCAATTTATCAAGTTATTGTAATTTCAGATCAAACTTACACTAAACTGCAAAGTGATCCTTTTATAACAGTTGGCGAATCTAGCGGTATTGGAACATTTTCAACAAATAACGATGGTTCTTTGGTTAATCTTGTATTTCATCCACATAATAAATTTTTAGAGTCCGCGATAACTATTCAATCAGTTGATCAATATATTTACGCAGAATATGATGAATTTAATATTCCAGAGATACTTTCATATGGTGCTTCTAGAGAAAGAATCTATGTTAATAAATATGGTTCTATTAATAATTACGGAAAAGATAGATTAGATTTTGATTTAAATTGGAATAGAACACCAATATTTGAAAAAGTATTTAATCCTAAAAATACAAAGCAATTAAATTTAGAGACAGGTGTCATTACAATAAAAAATCATTTTTTTGAAGATAATGAAGAATTAATATATACACCATCTTCGACTTTAGTTGGTGTTTCTGCAACTGCTATAGGAATAGGATCCACTTTAGTTGGAGGAACTATTTTTACTGGAGATACTATAGTTGGATTCAAAACTATAACAGGAATTGCTTCAACTGATGGAATTATTACGACTGCAAATAATATTATTCAAGGTTTAGATATACCTAACAATACAAGTGTTATTAGTATAGGAATAACATACAGTTATTTTGTGGGAAATGTTTCTTCTGGATCTTCAGTTATTACTGGAGTTGCAAATACATCCATATTAAAAGTTGGTTCTGGAATATATTCTGACGACAATACTCAATATGGGACAATAATTTCTATTGGAATAAATTCAATAACTTCGTCATTAGCAAGTCTACCATCAGGATCAGAAAAAGTTTATTATTCTTCAAATTTAAATTATTCTGCTACATTATCAAATGTTTCAACAGGAACTTCTTTTAGAAATAATTTTCAAGTTGGTATTATAACAACTATTTGCCCCTCAACAGTATATGCCAAAAAAATAGATGAAAATAATTTTTCAATAACTGGTGTTAAAAACGGTATAGGATTTACATTTACTAATTTCGGGGGTGGAAATTATCATAAATTTGAAATGAAGAAAAAATTAGAAAAAACAGTACTAACTGTTAATGGTGTTTTACAAACACCATTAAGTTATACTCCGTTGTCAAAAACTTTATCCAATAACCTTGGTGGATTAGTTAGTGCTGGAACTTCATTTATTTCATTATCTGGTATATCTTCTATTCAACCTGTTGATATACTTAAAGTTGATGATGAATATATGACTGTTATTAATGTTGGATTTGGAACTACAGTGGTTGGACCAATAAGTGGATTAGGAACATTTGCATTATGTAACGTCAATAGAGGATCTTTAGGAAGTATATCTACTACTCATACTGATAATACTGATATTAGAATATATAAAGGATCTTATAATATTGTTGGAAATAAAATATGGTTCTCTGAAGCACCAGATGGTAAAGGAAATAATGCTTTATTTGGTGATAACTATTTACCATTACCAAAATCAACATTTAATGGTAGAGTATATTTAAGAAAAGATTATACAACAAATAGAATTTATGATGATATATCTTTAAATTTTACTGGAGTTGGAAGAACATTTAGTTTATACTCTGGCGGTAAAGTAGTATCAGATGCTGTTCCCGGAAATAATATTTTAATTTTAAATGATATATATCAAACTCCAGATACTACAAATAACACAAATAATAATTATGAAATATTAACTTCTGGTGGTATTTCTAGTGTAAGGTTTAAAGGAATAACTTTACCAAATACATCAGAGTCATTTACTGTGGATTATGATATAAATCAAAATGATTTACCAAAAGGAGGTGTATTAGTATCTTTAGCTTTCACTGGTGGACATGGATATGCTCCATTAATAGGAGTTCCATCTGATGTCTTAGATGTTAAAGTCGGTGCTGGAGGATCAATTAAATCTATTGGATTTACAACTTCAATAATAGTTGGTTTAGCAGTAACTGGTAATATTGGAGTAACAACAAACATTGTAACTGGAATTAATACTGATAGTATTAAAGTCAATCAAAAAGTTATGAATATTTTAAATAAGTATGTTGATGAAATAAAATTTGTCCCTCAATATGTAAATTTAAAAGTACCAAACATAACTAATATTTTACAATTTGATACTTTAGTGTCATCAGTTGGTATCAATTCGATAACATTATCAAAACTAACAACTAATACATCTTCTTTAACAACTTCATTTGGATTTGATTTTGGAGATGAATTTAGAGGATCTGGATATTATAGTTCAGTATCAGTATCTATTGCAGATACTTCTCATGTTGGATTATCAGCAACAATAACTGCTAATGTTGGTTCTGGGGGATCAATAACTAGTTTTACAATTATTAATGGTGGAACTGGATATTCTAATCCAATCCCAGTTATTTCGGATCCATCTTATCAAAATCTTTCTATTAAAGGTTTGTTTAGACCATCTATTGGAAGCACAACAAAAACTGGAATAGGTCTTTCAATAACTGTAGTTGCTTCTCCATCAGAAAGAGTTGGAATTGGTTCTTCATATTCTTATATTAGTGATTTTATAATCACAAAACCAGGGTATTCTTTTGAACTTGGAGATGTATTTGAATTAAATGGATTAACAACTGCTGCTGGAATTAGCAAACCATTAGAACCATTAACATTTACTGTTACTGAAGTTAAAGCAGATACTTTTGGTGCTTGGCAAGTTGGAGAATTTGATTTTGTGGATACAACAAAACCTTTACAAAATGGAGTTAGAACAAGATTTCCCCTTATAAAAAATAACAAACTATTAAGTTTTGAACGTAGTAAAACAGATCCTGCAGCAGCAATAATTGATTTTTCAACAATATTATTAATTTTTATCAATGGTGTTTTACAGGAACCTGGAGTTTCTTATGAATATAATGGAGGGACAACATTTAAGTTTTTTGAAGCTCCAAAATATGAAGACAATGTATCAATATTTTTCTATAGAGGAACTGCTGGAATTGATAGTGTTGAAATAAATGTATATCCAACTATTAAACCAGGAGATTCTATACAAATTAATAAAAATGAAGGTTTACCATTTACTATTGGTCAAGACCCAAGAGTAATTTCTTTTATAACTTCTTCAGATTCTTTTGAAACTGGAATTTATTTAGGAGAAGGCGTTGACGAATTAAATCCAAAGCCAATGGATTTAATTCCACAAAAAACAGATCTTGTTACAAATTTAATTACTCAATATAAAGACAGAGATAGTTTAGAGAGTCAAATTTTTCCAACTGCAAAAATAATAAAATCAGTTTCAAATTCTGATACTGAAATATTTGTTGATAACGCTCAATTTTTTAAATATGAAGAAAATCAATTTGATCTTAGTATTCCAAACTTTAATGGATTAATAGTTCAAAACGGATCTCCAATTTCTGCAGCATTAACTGCAACGGTCTCTTTATCTTCTACTATTTCTAAAATTACAGTAAATAGTGGTGGAAGTGGATATGCTGGTCTTGGTATTGGAAATAGTATTTTATTAAAATTAAGATCCGTTTCTTCCATAGGAGGTACAGATGCAATAATATCTGCAACAGTATCAGCAGCTGGAACAATTACTACACCAATTTATATTTCAAATTCTGGATATGGATATACATATTCAAATCCACCAGAAGTTATTGCACCCATTTCCGCAATACCAAACGAGTTAGTTACTGATATTAATTTTGTACAAGGTTTTTCTGGAATAATTACTGGAATAACAACTTGCCCAGGTATAGGGACAAACTTGGCACTTAAGTTATTTACTTCGTATGATCAAAACATAAATGTAAGTAATTTAATTGTTGGATATCCAATATATGTATTTGATACTTCTATTGGAAATGGAATAACTTCAATCAATTCAAATGAATTGCAAATTGTTTCAATTGGTAATACTTATTGCGATAATATATACCAAGTTCATCAAATAACAAATTTGAATCTTAAAGGAGAAATAATATGCAATATATCAGATAAAACTTCAGTAATAGGTCTCAAAACAACTGGATCTTCTTTAAAAGGAAGATTTTCTTGGGGTAAATTTAGTTCTGTGAAAAGATCAGAAACTAATCCATTATCTATAGATTTATCTAATTATACTGCATCTTCTGGGTTGTCTTCATTCCCAACAATCCAAAGAAGAGGTTATGGGTTAAGAGAATTGGGAGGATTGGTAAAAATATTCTTGGATTAAATTATAAATAAAGATAACATAAACGAATTATAAATGTCGGCAATAGTTACTGATCAATTTAGAGTTTTAAATTCTGAAAATTTTGTAAAGTCTGTACAAGACCCAAATAATTCTTACTATGTATTTTTAGGTTTGTCAAATCCATCTTCGGTAGGTTTTGGTAGAACTTCTAATTGGGATTCAAGTATTCCTTCACCAACTGATAATTTTAATTATTTAAATCATGTAAAAGATACTATTCTTTTTGGAAAAAGAATAACAAGTGATAATGTTAGAAGATTAGTAAGAAAAGTTCAGTGGACAAAAAATTCAATTTATGAAATGTATCGCCATGACTATTCAGTACAAAATCCATCTCCAAAAACAAGTTCATATAGATTATATGATGCAAATTATTACGTAGTTAATAAAGACTATAGAGTTTATTTGTGTGTAGATAATGGATCTAAATCAACAAATAGATTAGGAAATCCTTCTCAAGATGAACCTTTATTTGTTGATTTAGAACCATCTAGAGCAGGAGAAAGTGGTGACGGATATTTATGGAAATATTTGTTTACTGTTTCTCCTAGTGATATAGTTAAATTTGATTCTATTGAATATATACCAGTTCCGGAAAATTGGGCCACCACAACCGATGCCGATATTAAGGCAATTAGAAGTAGTGGAGATTCTTTAATAAATGAAAACCAAATAAAAAAAGTTTATATAGAAAATCCAGGAACTGGTTACAATTCTTCAACAGAATCTTTAGACATAATAGGTGATGGAACTGGGGCAAAAGTTATTGTTGATGTTATTGGTGGAAAAATAGATAATGTTTTAGTTTCTAATGGTGGAAAAAATTATACTTATGGTAGAGTTGATTTATCTCCAATAAATCAAGGTGCTACTTCATTTGCACATTTAATACCAATAATACCACCATCAAGAGGGCATGGGCATGACATATATACTGAATTAGGATGTGAAAGAGTTTTAATATATGCAAGATTTGATGACTCTACGAAAGATTTTCCTTCTGATATTAAATTTGCACAAATAGGGATTCTTAAAAATCCAACCATAGCTGGATCTGCATCATCAATATACTATGATACTACATTTTCAAATTTATATGCGCTGAAATTAAATGAATCTACTGTAGCATCTCCTCAATTAGCAATTCCAGGAGCAAAAATATTTCAATCAATATCTGGAGTTGGTACTGCAGTTGGTTATATTGCTTCTTATGATTCCGAAACAAAAGTTTTAAAATATTTTACAGATAGATCTTTATATTTTAATGATTTATCTTATGACCAAAAAGATTCTAAGAGTGTATTTACACAATCTTCTGCTATTGGATTTTCCACATCTGGGGGATTAATAACAACACAAGAAGGTTTTAGTGCTGCTATTGATGCATCATTTCAAGAAAGTGATTTATTCGTCTCAAATTCAAAATCAATTGATTTAAACACAAATTTTGTAAATGGAATTGCTTCACCAGAAATAAATAGAAGATCTGGAGAACTAATTTATATTGACAACAGACCTGTTGTTAATAGAAATCCAAAACAAAAAGAAGACATTAAAATCGTACTGGAATTTTAAATTAAAATGGCAAAAACAAATTTAAACCTATCACCATATTTTGATGATTTTGATGCAACAAAAAATTTTTATAAGGTTTTATTTAAGCCTGGATATCCAGTTCAAGCCAGAGAATTAACAACTTTACAGTCTATACTTCAAGATCAAATTTCTGCAATAGGAAAAAACTTATTCAAAGATGGATCTGTTGTAGTTCCTGGAGATGTTTCTTATGATTCAAATTATTATGCCGTTAAAATAAACCCTATTCATTTGGGATTAGATGTAGAATTTTATTATAAAGAATTAATAGGTAAAAGATTATTGGGAGATGTATCTCAAGTTACTTGTGTAGTTCAAAACGTTTTATCTAGGAATGATTCTATAGAAAATGTTACTACTTTATATGTCAAGTATTTAAAATCAGATTCATCTTTTAATAATTCTGGATTCTCTGATGGTGAGACCTTAACTTTATTAGATAATATTAAATACGGAAATACTACTATTACATCTGGAAATACAATAGCATCTTTAATTGAATCAAATTCAACTTCTACAGGATCAGCAGTATCTATATCTCCTGGAATTTATTATATAAGAGATTTTTTTGTAACTGTAGATAAAGATACTATAATTTTAGATCAATATTCAAATACACCTTCATACAGAGTTGGATTAAGTATTTCTGAAGAATTTATAAGTGCTTATGATGATAATACACTATATGATAATGCTAAAGGATTTACTAATTACTCAGCTCCTGGAGCAGACAGATTTAAACTAAAAGTTAAATTATCAAAACAACTTTTAAATGATTATGATGATACTAATTTTATTGAAATTCTTAGAATTACTAATGGTGTAGTCAAAAAAATAAAAGACTCTACAGATTATTCTTTAATAAAAGAATATATTTCTAAAAGAACATATGAACAATCTGGTAATTTTTCATTAAGTCCATTTTTTGTGGATGTTGCAGATTCTTTAAATAATTTAACAGATCAAAAAGGTTTATTTACTAGTAATGAAAAAACTGAGCAAAATAATACTCCAAGAGAAGATATATTTTGTGTAAAAATTTCTTCAGGTAAAGCATACGTTAATGGAAATGATATAGAAAAATCATCAACAACAATTTTAGATTCAAGAAAAACTAGATCTTTAAATGTTTCTCCACAATCTCCCATTTTATTTGAAATGGGAAATTTGATAGTTTTAAATAATGTATCTGGATGTCCTGCAATAGGAGTTGGAAATACTTATACTGTTTCATTTTTTAATAAAAGAAAATCAAGCAATACTGCAGGATCCGGAACTACTATAGGGAAAGCAAGAGTATACTCTTTTTCATTGAGTGATGATACATATAAAAATGAATCTTCCAGATGGAATTTATATGCATACGATGTACAAACGTATACTAAATTATTATTAAATACATCTACTAATAATACAGTAAATGTATCTTCATATGTTAGAGGATTAAGTAGTGGAGCTTCTGGATATGTAGCAGAATCTCCAAATAATAGTAATATTTTATACATTTATCAAACATCTGGTTCTTTTATAAAAAATGAACAAATAATTATTGATTCAAATAAAGATTTAATTAGAACTGTATCAGATATTAAAGTTTATGGACCCCAAGATATAAAATCAGTATATCAAGATTCATCTATTTTATCTGCAAGTGGATTAAGCACAGATTTTTCTGCCGACATATTTTTACAAAAATCTATTTCTCAAAATTTTAATCCATCAGACACTATAACAATTAATCCAAATTTATCTGGAATTAGTACTGTTACTTCCTCATCTGGACTTAGTTTTGTTGGTATAAAAACAGAATCTATTATTAGATATCAAGTTTCTGGTTTATCAACCGAAACTTATAATAGGGTTGTGTATGTTAGTGAAGATGGATTAAAAATGCACGTTGAAGCAATTCCAACTGTAAATAATGTATGTGTAGGTTCTTTGCCGACAGGAAGTTCAGTTACCTCTACATTTTCTTTGGGCGAATCTACAATTAAAAATAAAGAAAAATCAAATTTATACGTCAATTTAACTAATAAAAATATATCAAATGTTGATTTATCTTCTTCAAAAATAACGTTAGTTAAACAAGTGTCCCAAAAAAGTACGTCTTCTTTAGGACAATTATCTTTAGGAGTTTCTGGAGATTTTTCAATAACTAACGGATATTTTGAACCTTTTTCTCCTGGTAGGTATTCTATTTTTTATAGCGACGGATCAGTAGAAAAATTAAATTCTGAAAAAGTTGAGATTACAAACAATGGATCTGATATTACTTTTTATGGTTTAAAAGCATCACAATCAGCAAACGTAACTGTTGTATGTACAATAACTAAAAATTTAATTAGAAGCAAGTCAAAAATTTATAAAAGAAGTCAACAATTATTAATAGATAAAACTTCTTTACAAATTTCTAATGGTATTAGTGGATTAACTACTAGTAATTATTACGGAACTAGAGTTGAAGATAATGAAATATGTTTAAATGTTCCAGATGTTTCTAAAATTGTATGTATTTATGAATCCACAAATTCAGGCGTACCAGTATTAGATAAATTAATTTTTCCAACAGAATCTGTAACAAATGCAATTATTGGAGAAAAAATATATGGATCTGTTAGTGATGCTGTTGGTCAAATAGTTAGTATTCAAAGTTCAGAAATAAATTTTGTATATTTAAATTCTAATAAATTTCAAACTAACGATACTATTTCATTTGAAGAATCTAAAATATCGGTTTCTTTATTGAATGTTTATAAAGGTTCGTATATAGATAAAACAAATGATTTTATTTTGGATAAAGGGCAAAAAGATCAATATTATGATTATTCAAAAATAATAAGAAATGTAGGAACAAATTCCCCGTCAAAAAAATTACTAATAATTTATAATTCTTTTGAAGTTTCTGAATCTGATTCTGGAGATTTATATACTGCAAATAGTTATAATACAAATAATTTTAAAAATGATATTTCCTCATTAAAAGATTCTGTTAGATCTTCTGATGTTTTAGATTTTAGACCAAGAGTATCAAAGTTTACATCATTATCTTCTTCACCATTTGATTTTTCTAGTAGAATTTTTTCGTCTAATCAATCATCACAGATAGTTGTTGCTCCAAATGAATCCACTACAGTTTCCTATTCGTACTATGTTCCCAGGATAGATAAACTTATTTTAAATAAAAATGGAAATTTTCAATTAATAACTGGTTTTGCATCTTTAAATCCACAAGAACCAGCATCGGTAGATGATGCTATGGATATTGCTAAAATAGAAATTCCAGCATATGTTTATAAAATAGAAGATATTAAAGTATCTTTAATTGAAAATAAAAGATATACTATGAAAGATATTACCAGATTAGAAGATAGAATTCAAAAATTAGAAAATTTTGCTTCATTAAGTTTATTAGAATTGGATGTCAAATCTTTACAAATTACGGATACTCAAGGATTAGGATTATCCAAATATAAGTGCGGGTTTTTTGCAGATAGTTTTGCGAATTCTACCATGGTAGATTATAACAATAAAGATGCAAAAGTTTCTATAAATTCTGAACTAGGTGAAATGAGTACAGATGTTTCTATTCATTCTTTAAAAACTCAAATACTACCAGCACAAAACATTAACTTAGAAACTGCAGATTACTCTTCTGATTTAAATTTAGTTGATTCTAACATTAAAAAAAGCGGAGATTTAATTACATTGAATTATTCCGAACTTGAGTGGGGAGATTTATCGCAACCTTTTGCAACAAATTCCGAAAATATTAATCCAAACGGATTATCAAATCACAATGGATACTTAAAACTTCGTCCATCTGTAGATTTATGGGTTAAAACTTTAAATCCATACAAAGGTTCATTTATAAGATCTCAAAGTGAATGGACTAATAATTATCTTTCTAATTTATTTTTAAATGGTGAATATAGTAAAAAAATGAGATCTAGAAATGTTGAATTTTTAGCATCTAATTTATTTCCATTAACTAATTATACTTCATCTTTTGATGGTTCTAGTTATATTAACATAATCCCAAAATTATTAAAAATATCAATGACAACTGGAATTTTTAATATTGGAGAAACTATAGAAGGATATGAAGGCAATGTAAAAGTTTTTTCGGCACGTTTGTGCTCACCAAATCATAAGTATGGTCCTTATAATAGTCCTTCAGAAACTTATACTTTAAACCCATATCAACAAACAGAAATTTTATCTGATTATTCACAATCAACAACAGTTTTAAATATAGATACATATTCTTTATCAGACAATGCTGATGGAAGATTTTATGGTTATGTTAGAAGTGGATTATTGATAGTCGGAAAAACAAGTGGGGCACAGTGCGTTGTTAGTTCCCAATCTTTAGTTACAGATAATTTTGGAGATTTGATTGGTTGTTTCTTTGTTAGCAATCCATTTTCTCAACCAGAACCATCTTCTACTTTTAATGTAGGTGATAAGACGTTTAAATTAGAATCATCATATACACAATTAAATAAAAGTACATGCGAATCTGTTCTTTACTTATCAGAAAATTCTAATTTTTCTAACAATAGTATTATTAGAAGACCTGTTTTGATAAATTCTTCTGCATCTTCAAGAAGTTATTTATCTCAAACTTTTAAAGTTGATAATACTGGAGGATTTTTAACTTCTATTGATTTGTATTTTAAAGAAAAAGATGCTTCTGAAAAAGTAACAGTAGAAATTAGGGAGGTCGATCTTGGGGGATCTCCAACAAATAAACTATTGCAGGATTTTGCACGAGTTCAGTTACCTCCAAATAAAATTAATATTTCTCCAGATGGTTCAGTTGCAACTAATTTTAAATTATCTTCACCATTATATTTGGAAAGAAATAAACAATATTGTTTATCAGTATATTCTCCATCTTCTTCATCATATTCTGTTTGGACTGCAATATCTAATAATCCAACAGTTACAACTCAAAATTATCCACAATCTGAACAAGTCATATATTCAAATCAATTTGTAGGCGGAAGTTTATACAAACCACAAAATGGAAATTCTCCAGTTCCATCTTTACTCCAAGATTTAAAATTTAAATTATACAAAGCGCAGTTTGTTTCTTCTGGAACAGCATTTTTTACTAATCCAATTTTATCTAACACTTCTGTAGAAGAATTTTATGATCAAAATATTGAAACTTTAGTTGATAATCCAATAACAGGATTTCCTAGAAAACTTATTATTGGTATTACCACTTCATATTTAAATAATTTTTATAATTTTGGTAAAAGAATTAACTTTACTGGTGGAAATTATGGATTTATTGAAAAATCTGGTGGAAAAATATCAGGAGTAACAACAACTAATGTTGGGGCTGGATATTCAAATGGAACTTATTTAAATGTTCCATTATATACCATATCTGGATTTGGTCCAAATGTATTTAATGCTACTGCAAATTTAACTTTTACTGATAATAAACTTTCTAATACAGTTATAGTTCAAGGTGGAAGTGGATATTCTCCAGGAGATTTACTTGGAATATCTACAGGTTATAATCCACAAGGTTTTGGAGCACTTATATCAGTTTCTGATATAAATGGAACTGATACTTTATTATTAACAAATCTTCCAGGTGGTGATGTTCCTTTAGGTAATAACTTAATTCATTATGAAAATAATATTGCAGTTTCTTTGGCAGGAACAACTGTTATAAGAACTCCAGTAATCTACAATGATTTATATAGCGGAAACACTTTTAAAGTTGAGCACTATAATCATGGAAATCATGCAAATAATAATTATATAACAATAGGAGGAGTTTTTCCAGATACTTCTCCTGAACCATTAATATCTAACATTACATCAGCATCTAATCAAATATCAATAGCAAACACTTCATCCTTCTATACATATGATAACTCGGCAGTTGTTGGATTTAACACTGGTTATGTATTAATTAATAATGAAATTATGTCATATAGTTCAGTAAATACTGGATATTTACAAATATCTGCTAGAGGTGTAAATGGAAGCACTATTAGGAATCATAGTGCTGGTGATATGGTTTACAAATATGAATGTAATAATGTTGGATTAGTAAGAATTAACACTACTCATACAAAACCAAATTCTTCTTACTTAAAATCATTAGAAACATCTGATTGTTATTATCTACAATTCCCAAGAGAATATTATCCAAATTCTTGTTTTATTGAAGAAAAAACTTTTGGTGGATCTAATTGTAAAGCGTCACAAAATTACCAATATAATTCAATTATTCCTAAATTCAATACTCTTACTCCAGGAGGAACTTCAATAAACAGTTCTATTAGAACAATATCGGGAACTAGCGCATCTGGATCAGAAGTATCTTTTGTAGATCAAGGTCTTTCTCCTATTTTATTAAATGCAAAAAATGATTTTGATTCGACAAGATTAATATCATCCAGAATTAATGAAATTAATAATGTTCAATCTACACCTAGATTAAAATCAATGTTAATATCATTAACTTTAAGAACAGTTGATGTAAATGTTTCTCCAGTGATAGATTTGGTAGAAGGTTCTACTGTAGCATTGATTAGAAATAAATTAAATAGTCCAATTTCAAATTATGTTACAGATGATAGATCAAATATTTTATTAAATGATCCACATTCTTCAATATACATTTCTAAACAGATTAATTTATTAAAACCTGCATCATCTCTTAAAGTTATAACAAATTGTTATAAATCATCTTCTAGTGATTTTAGAGTGTTGTATAAATTAATAAGACCAGATTCTAGTGGAGTTAAACAATCGTATGAATTTTTCCCAGGATATAGTAATTTGAAGGACATAAATGGAGATGGTATTGGTGACACTATTATCAATGAATCTTTAAATGATGGTACACCAGACTTTTTTGTCGGATCATCTGCCGAAGGCGAATATTCAGAATATGAATTTACTGCAGATAATTTGGGTCAATTTGTGGGATTTGTTATTAAAATAGTTATGAGTGGTTCAAACGAAGCAAAACCATTAAAATTTAAAGATATTAGAGCAATTGCATTAGCATGATGATACCAATAGAAGGACATAAAAATTTATATAGAGATGAAGAAACTGGAGCAATATTGAATACAGACACAATAGAATATAACAATTATATTAGAATGAGAAATGAAAAAATTAAACAAAAAAATGAATTAGATGAAATGAAAAAAGAGTTATATGAAATTAAATCTTTATTAAAGGAGTTGCTTAATGGATCCTGATAAAATTCAACTTGAAAATTTAAGTAAAAGTTTTGAATACTTCAAATATGCTTCTGAAATTGATAGTATAGATGATATTGAACAATTAAAAAATATAGCAAAATCTTACTATAAACTTTATCTAAAACAGCAAGAAGTTTTATCTTCTTTGTCTTTTATACATGGTAATGAAACATAAATACTTAATATATTACTTGGCATTACAATAATGGCATCAATATATGTAAGTAATCTTATTATTAATTCTGGAACATCCTTTTCTCAAGATTTTTTTCTAGAAGATAGTGCAACTAATTCTGCAATGAATTTAAATTCTGCAAGTGTTGCATCCCAAATGAGAAAATGGGCAGGAAGTACTGGTGTAACTACTTTTACAACATCTATTGTTAATGCCCAATCTGGACAAATTAGAATTAGTTTAGGATCTAGCATAACTTCTACATTAAAACCTGGAAGATATGTCTATGATGTTTTATTAACAAACAATAGTTCAACTTCAAGAGTTGTTGAAGGTATGGCTTTAGTTAGAGAAGGAGTTACTAGGTAAATTAATATGGCTAAACCAGCATCTAGACAACAATTAATAGATTATTGTTTAAGAAAACTTGGCGCACCGATTTTAGAAATAAATGTAGATGATGACCAAATAGACGATGCAGTGGATGATGCACTTCAATATTTTCATGAAAGGCACTTTGATGGTGTCGAAAGAATGTATCTAAAATATCAACTAACACAGGAAGATATTGATAGAGGATCTGCAAATGCAAAATCTCCAGTTGGATCTGGAATAGTTACGACAACAGCATCTTCAAATATTAATGGAGTTTCTAAAACATTTAATTTTTACGAATCTTCAAATTACATACAAATTCCAGATTCGGTAATTGGTGTTGAAAAAATATTTAAATTCAATGCCAGTACAATATCTTCTGGCATGTTTAGTATTAAATATCAATTGTTTTTAAACGACTTATATTATTTTAATTCAATACAACTTCTTCAATATGCGATGGTAAAATCTTATTTGGAAGATATTGATTTTTTACTTACAACGGATAAGCAAGTTAGATTTAATAAAAGACAAAATAGATTATATTTAGATTTTAGTTGGGAAGGAAATAATGTGGGGGATTTTCTTGTTATAGATTGTTATAGAATATTAGACCCGAATGATTTTACTAAAGTATATAATGATAGTTTTCTTAAAAAATATTTAACCGCTTTAATTAAAAGACAGTGGGGACAAAATTTAATTAAATTTAGAGGTGTAAAACTTCCTGGTGGAATAGAATTAAATGGTAGAGAAATATATGAGGATGCGGAAAGAGAACTTGAAGATATTAAACAAAGGATGAGTTTAGAGTATGAACTTCCACCGTTAGATATGATCGGATAATATGGCACTAAATCCCTTTTTTCTGCAAGGATCTCCTGGTGAACAGAGATTAATACAAGAACTTATAAATGAACACCTAAAAATATATGGTGTTGAAGTTTTGTACATACCAAGAAAATTTGTTAGAAAAGATACTATTTTTAGGGAAGTTAGTTCATCTAGATTTGATGATAATTTTTCAATAGAAGCTTATGTAAGTAACTTTGAAGGGTATGGTGGATCTGGAGATATTTTAACTAAATTTGGAATGAGTTTACGTGATGAATTGGTATTAATTATTTCAAAAGAACGCTTTGAAGATTTTATATCTCCATTTTTAGAAGGGATGGATGATAATGAAATAGTCTTGTCTACACGTCCTAGAGAAGGAGATATTATATATTTTCCACTAGGTCAAAGACTTTTTGAAGTTAAATTTGTTGAGCACGAACAACCTTTTTATCAATTGGGAAAAAATTATGTCTATGAATTAAAGTGTGAACTATTTGAATATGAAGATGAAATTGGAGGATTTTCTGATGTTAGTACTGCGGTCGATGAAATAGACGGAACTTTACAACAACAAGGGTATATTACATCTTTACAATTATTCTCATTTGGGCAAACCACAACAGCAACTGCTGGAATTTCTAGTGGATATGTTCGTAGAGTGTTTATAAACAACGACGGTAATGGATATACTGGAATTCCTACTGTTGGATTTTCTTCAGCTCCAGCAGGCGGAGTAAATGCTTCTGCGGTTGCAATTACAACATGTAAAGGTGGAGTTTGTTCAATTAAAGAAATATTATTAATAAATCCAGGAGCAGGATATACTTCTATACCATCTGTAACCATATATTCTAACGGAAGTGGTGTTGGTGCTGCGGCAACTGCAGAAATAGTAGAAGGATCTTATGGTGCAAAAGTTGTTGGTATTACTACGTATGGTGAAGGATATGTAAAACCTCCTTTAGTAACTTTTAGTAGTCCTCCTGTTGGATCTGGAGTTACTGCTACCGGTATTTCTGTTGTTGGTTCTTCTGGATCTATAACTCAAATATTAATTCGTGATGCTGGAATTGGTTATACAACTACACCAACAGTAACAATTGCTCCACCACCTTTATTAACTGGAATAGGAACTTATTCTTTTAATGAAGTTATACGTGGATTAGAATCAGGAACAACTTCTAGAGTTAAATCATGGGATAAAGATACCAACATTTTAACGGTTGGTGTAATTGATGGAACGTTTATAGCAGGAGAAACAATAGTTGGAACTTCTTCTTCTGCAAGATATACATTAAAAGTAACGTCAGGAACACAATTTTCTGATAAATATGAACAAAACGATGAAATAGAAGAAGAGGCAGATCTAATTCTAGATTTCACAGAATCAAATCCGTTCGGTAATTACTAATGTTAGGAACTTATTACTATCACGAAATTATTAGAAAAACAATAGTTTCATTTGGAACTTTGTTTAATCAAATGTATATAAAGCATAAAGATGCTGATGGAGATACTTATAGTGAAATAAGAGTTCCTATTTCTTATGGTCCATCTCAAAAGTTTCTAGCAAGAATAGAGCAACAGGCAAATTTAAATAAACCAGTTCAAATTACATTACCAAGAATGTCATTTGAAATGAACTCTATTCAATATGATTCTTCAAGAAAATCCGGAGTTACTCAAACATTTAAAGCATCTGATGGACAAAATTTAAAAAAAGTTTATTTACCAGTTCCTTACAATATTGGTTTTGAATTAAATATTTTATGCAAATTAAATGATGATGCTTTACAGATTATAGAACAAATTTTGCCCTATTTTCAACCATCATTTAATTTAACAGTAGATTTAGTTGATTCTATAGGAGAAAAAAGAGATATACCTATTGTTCTGGATAATATATCTTTTCAAGATGATTATGAGGGAGATTTTTCTTCAAGACGGGCTTTAATTTATACATTACAATTTACTGCAAAAACATATCTATTTGGTCCTGTTGCTTCTACAACTGATGGATTAATTCGTAAAGTTCAAGTTGATATTCATACAAATACTGATATAGTTTCAGCAAAACGTGAAATGAGATACACTGTTCAACCAGATCCGATAAATGCTGAACCAGATGATGATTTTGGATTTGACGGTTCTTGGGAATACTTTGATGATTCTAAAACTTATAGTCCAACACAGCAAACTGATATTTAAATCATATGAAAAATAATTACGATAAATTGGATAAAGCATTAAACATTAGTAGTGAAATTATTGAGAGTGATTCTAAAAATTGTGATATTGAAATTATTAAACCAGAGCAAGATGATATTAAAAAAGATTATGAATATACCAGAGCAAATTTATATTCATTAATTGAAAAAGGACAAGAAGCAATTAATGGAATAATGGAACTTGCTGGTGAGGGTGGAAGTCCAAGAGCATATGAAGTTGCTGGTCAACTTATCAAAAATGTTGCCGATACAACTGATAAGTTGATAGATTTACAAAAGAAATTGAAAGATGTTGAAGAAGAAACGACAAGAACTACAAATAATGTAACAAATAATGCTCTCTTTGTTGGATCTACTGCGGAATTATCTAAATTACTAAAACAAGGTTTTCTAAATAATAAAGAGTAACATAAATTTATCTGTGGGTAAAATAAAACCATTTAAAACTGTTGAAGCGATTGCTAAAAAGCATCGTCTTGATGTTTCGTTTATACAAAAACAGTTGGATATGGGAGAACCCATAGAACATGAGCATACAAAAGATCATGAACTTGCTAAAGAGATAGCACTTCAACATTTGGACGAAATACCAGATTACTACACAAGACTTAAAAAAATGGAAACATCTGCAAAAAAAGAACATCAAAAATTTAAAGATGTTACTGAAGGAAAAGGTCTTTGGGCAAATATTCATGCTCGTAGAAAAGCAGGAAAACCACCCAAAAAACCAGGAGAGAAAGGATATCCAAAAACTTTAGATATTGAAGAAGGTCTTAAGCAAGCTCGTAAAAATGTTGGTGCCAGTAGGTGTTGGCCTGGTAAAGTTGCCAAAGGAACAAAAATCAAAAATGGACGTGAAGTTCCAAATTGTGTTCCAGAACAAGTAGAGATGGTTAGATATTGCCCTAGATGCCAAAAAGAAGAAACTAGAAATGAATGTAAATATGGTCCAAAATATTGGGACATGTTCTCATCTCCTGTTGCATTAGGATCAAATTCATATGATCCTAATTCTCCTCATCCAGCAAATGAAGAAAGAGATCATGAGCATTCTATGGCACGTTCGGAAATTTCAACCATTATTTCTGCTGCAAATAGACTCAAGAAAAAAATGAAAGGTGAGGGAAATATAGAAGCATGGGTTCAATCTAAAATTACAAAGGCGGCAGATTATTTGGATACTGCAGCAGATTATGTAGATAGTGGAGAAATGAAGTCGGAAAGTGTCGAATCTGGTCCAATTTTACCCAAAGAAAAAGGAAAAAGAGTTTTTCCAAAAGGAAAAGAACCAAGAGCAACGGGTGCAAAACTTCCAGATATTCGTAAGGAATCAGTATCTATTGAAGATGCAAACGGAAATACTTTTGCAAACGTTGTTGATATAATTGGTCCAGATCATATGAAACCAATTGTTGATAATAATGGAGTTTGGAAAGGAAGTAAGCAACAAACTGTTTCAGAACAAAAAACATTTCATTATTTTATGGAAAAAGTTGAAAAGTCAAAAATGAAATGCAATTCCCCAAAGTCTGATCCTGTGGGTGATTCTCTCACGGGTAAATCTCATGTCGTAAAAGCATGTTCTGGAGGAACCGAAAAGATCATTCGTTTTGGTCAAAGAGGAGTTAAGGGATCTCCAAAAAAAGAAGGAGAATCAAAAGCATATGCAAGTCGTCGCCATAGATTTAAAACAAGACATGCCAAAAATATTGCTAGAGGACCAATGTCTGCAGCGTATTGGGCAAATAAAGTTAAGTGGTGATAAAAATGAAATCTTTCAAACAATTTTTAAACGAATCAATCACAATTAATGGCGATTTTAATGGTACTTTAAATGTTGGTGGTTCTCAACCAGAACAAGCAAGTGAGTCATTTTTTGCTGATATAGTCTGGGAAGGAAAACTTTATCGTTTAGAAGTAGAAGGCAAGATGCTTTCTAAAAATGAACTTACTGAACAAATTCAAGGAGAATATCCTGGCGCAATCGTTCATAATGTTTATCCTGCTCAAGTAAATACCTCAAGAATTAAAAACGCACAAAGATATCAACCAGAAAGATTATCATGGGGTGAGTGATTATGAGTTTTAAAAATTATATTTGGGATGAAAATTTTGAATTGAATGTTGCGAGGGGCAAGACTCGTGGTGCATCAACACTTCATAAATTTGGTGCAACACCAGGACAAGCAACAAACACTACAGCATCAGTTTGGGATAAACCAGATACTTTGTATCCCTGGAGTGCATTTAATACTGCAGGAGTTCTTGTAGCAGCACAAGCAAATGCATCAGACAATGGCAAACAAGTTACACTGATTGGACTTGATGCAAATTGGAATCAAGTTTCTGAAGTTTTTACTTTATCAAGTTCTGGAACAGTAACTGGAACACAAGTATTCAAAAGAGTTTTTCGTGCATATATTTCTTCTGGTGCAGAGAATGTTGCACAAGTTAGTTTTTCTAGGAATGGAACAGAAGTTCTTAGAATTACTGCAGGACTTGGACAAACCCTGATGGCAGTTTATACTGTTCCTGCAGGATACACTGGATACTTATACCAAGGTGTTTGTAGTGCCCAGGCAGGTGCAGATGCTACTGGATATATGAAGTTTCGTTTTGCAGATGAAACCGCATTTAGAGTTGGTCATACTTTTGAAGTGTCTGGAGATGGTGGAGAGTATTTTTATAAATTTGCGTTCCCAATACAAATGCCAGAAAAAACTGATATTGATGTCAGGTTAACATCAAGAAGTAATAATGGTAGATATACTGCTGCTTTTGATATTTTATTGATTAAGAACGAATTATGACAATTCAAGATATTCAACTTAAGCAATCTGATGCTTACTTATCAAATCCAAATTTAAAAAGGGCAAATACATCATTTTCATGGACACAAGAGCAAATTATAGAATTTTTTAAGTGTAAAGAAGACCCTGTTTATTTTGCAAAAAATTACATTAAGATTGTTTCTCTTGATCATGGTTTAGTCCCATTTGATCTATACCCATTTCAAGAAAAATTAATTAATAATTTCCATAAGCACAGATTTAATATTTGTAAGATGCCCCGTCAAACGGGAAAATCTACAACGTGCGTTTCATATCTTTTACATTATGCTGTTTTTAATGATAATGTAAATATTGCAATCTTGGCAAACAAAGCATCAACTGCCAGAGATCTTTTACAGCGCCTACAACTCGCTTATGAGAATTTACCCAAATGGATGCAACAAGGGGTTTTGCAGTGGAATAGAGGTTCTCTGGAGTTAGAGAATGGATCTAAAATCATCGCAGCATCAACATCTGCATCTGCAGTTCGTGGTGGATCATATAACATTATATTTTTGGACGAATTTGCGTTTATCCCAAACCATATTGCAGATGATTTTTTCGCATCAACTTATCCGACTATTTCATCTGGAACATCAACAAAAGTAATCATCGTTTCCACCCCACGTGGAATGAATCATTTTTACAGAAAGTGGCATGATTCTGAAAGAGGTAAAAATGAATATGTACCAACTGATGTTCACTGGTCCGAAGTTCCTGGAAGAGACGAAAAATGGAAAGCATCTACAATTGCAAACACTTCTGAACAGCAATTTAAAGTTGAGTTTGAATGTGAATTTTTAGGATCCGTTGATACTTTAATCAATCCTTCTAAATTAAGAAATTTAGTATATGAAGATCCAATAAAAAAACATAAAGGATTGGATGTTTACGAAGATCCAATAGATGGACACAATTATATGATTACAGTTGATGTTGCAAGAGGAATAGGAAATGATTACTCTGCATTTGTTGTTGTAGACATAACTTCTTTTCCATATAAAGTAGTTGCAAAATATAGAAATAATGAAATAAAGCCCATGCTTTTCCCAAGCGTCATAGAACCTTTGGCAAAGGCATACAATCATGCTTGGATTTTAGTTGAGATTAATGATATTGGAGATCAAATAGCAAATATATTACACTATGATTTGGAGTATGATAACATTTTAATGTGCTCTCAAAGAGGTAGAGCAGGACAAATAGTAGGAACAGGATTTAGTGGTAAAAAATCCTATCTTGGAATTAGAATGACTGCTGCAGTTAAAAAGCTAGGTTGTTCTAATTTAAGAACTCTTATAGAAGATGATAAGTTATTAACTAATGATTATGATATTATTAGTGAGATGACAACCTTTATTCAAAAAAGTAATACTTTTATGGCAGAAGAAGGTTGTAATGATGATTTAATGATGTGTTTAGTTATCTTTGCTTGGTTAGTTGCACAACCATATTTCAAAGAAATGACAAATGATGATATTCGTAAAAGAATATATGAAGAACAAGAAGAACAAATAGAAGCAGATATGTCTCCTTTTGGTTTTATATCTACGGGATTAGAATCTGGACCATCATTTACAGATAGTGATGGTGATACTTGGCATTTTGACGAATATGGTGATAGAAGTTATATGTGGGATTATATTTAAATGGATTTAGATGATCAAGTAGATTTAGAACATCTTTTATTTTTGGAACGAAAATGTAGATCTTGTGGTCAAATAAAAAATTTATTGGACGATTTTTATTTATCATACAGAGACAGAGGATCTTTACCATCATCATATTCTTATGAATGTAAAGAATGTACGATACAAAGAATAAAAAAATCTAGATTAATATGCCCCAAAAAAGAAATTATATCAGATTTTATAGAATATCCAGACTGGTAATTGTTCGTGGGTTATTTCCCCATCAGAAATAGTCTTTTTAATAAATAATTTTAGAATATTTCTGGAAAAGGAGACAAGAAGATGCCTTTAAATTTAGCATCTCCTGGAGTTATTGTAAGAGAAGTTGATGTAACAGTTGGAAGAGTTGACCCATCATCAAGCACTGTAGCCGCAATTGTTGCGCCTTTTGAAAAAGGTCCAGTTGAGAGTTCAGTTTTGATTCAAAACGAACAAGAATTATTGGCAAATTTTGGACAACCACGCAATTCAGCAACTCATTATGAAACTTGGTTTACCGCTTCATCGTTCTTGGCATATGGTGGAAATTTACTAGTTTTAAGATCTGATGGAACAAGTTTATATAATGCAGCAGTTGGAACATCTGCTGGTGCAGGAACAAGTATAAAGATCAAAAGTTATGATGATTATGTAAATAAAGGATACGATGAAACTGCAATTTCTGGTCACGTTGCTGTAGCAAGAAATCCAGGATCTTGGGGTAATGGATTAAAAGTTGCAATCATTGATGGTAAAGCTGATCAAATTTTAAGTGGAATAACAACAAGCAGTGTAGTTGTTGGTTATGGAATAACTCAATCTATTAGTGGAACTGTTAATGCTGGTATTGGAACAACTACAGTTTTAGATGGTTATATCAAAGGAATTATTACTGGAATTGGTGCTAGCACTTTAGATGTGAAAATATTGAGTTATGTTTCAGCATCTGGAACAGAATCTCAAATTGACTACGAACCACAAGGTGTTTACAGATTTTCTGTAGGTGTAGGAACTGTTAGAATTCACCAAAATGGTAGCGCAGTAGCATTATCAACTGTTACTTTTTCATCGGCACCAGACTGGTATGATTCACAATCCATAACTTTAGACAATGGTTCAATTGCATGGAATACTCTTGGACCAAGACCAGGAACTTCAAGATTTGCATCTTCTAGAGGAAGTAGATTTGATGAACTTCACGTCGTTGTTATTGATGGAGATGGAGGAATTACTGGAAATTCTGGTACTGTTTTAGAGAAACATTTATCCTTATCTAAAGCCAAAAATGCAGTTTATGCTGCAGGAAGTTCTTCTTATTGGAATAAGTATGTTTCTGAAGGATCTTCATTAATTTTTGCAGGTTCTCAGCCAACTGGTGTTGTAACTTGTGGATTTACAACTTCTTCATCTTTTTCATTAGGTACAACTAAGAACTGGAATACTGTTACTGAAAATAATACAGTATTTAAATGTTTAGGTGCAGAAACCTATTCATTATCTGGAGGAAAAAATTATGATGGTCAAACAAGTTTAGACAATAATGCATCCTTAGTGTCATCATTGGCAGATTTATCAAGTGGATATGATTTATTAACAAATACCGAACAATATGATACTGATTTTATACTAATGGGATCGGCAGCTTATGATAAAGAGACTGCCCAGGCATTAGCATCTAAAATTATTTCAGTTGCAGAACAAAGACAAGATGCCATCGCATGTATTTCTCCATATAGAAATTCAATGTTGAATTTAAGTGGTACATCCCAATTTGTTCCTATAAATGCATCAACAATAACAGATAATGTTATTAGTTTCTATGCATCAATACCATCTTCATCTTATGCAATTTTTGATAGTGGTTATAAGTACATGTACGATAAATTTGCACAAACATTTAGATATGTACCATTAAATGGAGATATTGCTGGAATTTGTGCAAGAGCTGAGATAGCAAATGCTCCTTGGGTTTCACCTGCTGGAACATCAAGAGGTTCAGTTTTAAATGCAGTTAAACTTGCATATAATCCATCAAAAGTACAAAGAGATAGACTTTACTCTAATAGAGTAAATCCAGTTATTTTCTCTTCAGGATCTGGAATAATTTTATTTGGTGATAAAACAGGTTTAGCAAAATCATCAGCATTTGATAGAATTAACGTTCGCAGATTAATGATTTACATTGAAAATGCAATAAAAGCAGCTGCTGATGATCAATTGTTTGAATTTAATGATGAAACAACAAGAAGTAATTTTGTAAATTCAGTTGATCCTTTCTTAAGAGATATTCAAGCAAAAAGAGGATTATTAGATTACAGAGTTATTTGTGATGCAAGTAATAATACTGCCGCAGTAATTGACAATAATGAGTTTATTGCCGATATCTATGTAAAACCATCACGTTCTATCAATTATATTGGTCTGACTTTTGTAGCTACGAGAAGTGGTGTTTCTTTTGAAGAAATCGTAGGTAATGTTTAATCTTTCATCATAATCTAAAAATTACTTATTAGAGGTAAAAAAAATGGCATTAAAAACTCTCGATAGCTTTAAATCTCAATTAACTGGTGGTGGTGCAAGACCTAATCTATTTGAAGTCTCTATATCTTTTCCAACTGAATTAAATATTGCTGGTGGAAAACAACCAATTACTAAACCAGAAACAGGTACTGCTGGTGCTGCAGAAAGTATGCTTACTTTTATGGTAAAAGCTGCTGCTCTTCCAGCATCCAATATTACTCCTATTGAAATTCCTTTTAGAGGAAGAACATTAAAAGTTGCTGGAGAAAGAACCTTTGATACTTGGACAATTACAGTTTTAAATGATACTGATTTTAAAATTAGAACATCCTTTGAGCAGTGGATGAATGGAATTAGTAGAATTTCAGACGCAAGCGGAGATGTAAATCCTTCCAATTATCAACAAGACGCATTTGTTAGACAACTTAATCGCGTCGGTGATACTATGAGAGAATATAAATTTGTTGGAATATTCCCAACGAATATTTCACAAATTGATCTTTCTATGGATTCAACTGATACAATTGAAGAATATACTGTGGAATTCCAAGTTCAATATTGGCAAGCTGTTGCTGCTGCATCTGATACAACTAAGCCAGAAATTAAATAATAAATAGATATAACAAATTTATTTTAATTTTATACGATGCCAAGACTTTTTGGTTTTTCTATTGAAGATCCTGATAATAAAAAATCTAAAATTGTCTCCCCCGTCCCTCAAAATAATGAGGACGGGGTTGATAATTATATTGCAAGTGGTTTTTATGGTCAATATTTAGATATTGAAGGTGTTTTTAGAACTGAAAACGATTTAATACGAAGATATAGAGAAATGGCATTACACCCAGAGTGTGATGCCGCTATTGAAGATGTAGTAAATGAAGCAATTGTTAGTGATTTGTACGATTCGCCTGTTGAAATTGAACTTTCTAATTTAAACGCAAGTGATAAAGTAAAAGAAAAAATAAGAGAAGAATTTAAATATATTAAAGAATTGATGGATTTTGATAAAAAGTCTCATGAAATTTTTAGGAATTGGTATGTTGATGGAAGACTTTATTATCTAAAAGTTATAGATCCAAAAAATGTATCTGATGGTATAAAAGAGATCAGATATGTTGATCCTATGAAAATGCGTCATGTTAGGCAAGAAAAGAAAAAGGGAGATCCTAGAATCCCTATGTCTGCTGAAATGATTAATCCTATGAATGGTAGAGGTGATGATAGAAATGTATATTCTCCAGAGATAGAAGAATATTTCATATACACACCTTCTCCAAATTATCCAACTGGAATGGTATCCAGTTCTGGAGCACAGAAAGGAGTTAAAATTGCTAAAGATTCTGTTACTTATTGCACTTCTGGATTAGTTGACAGAAATAAAGGAACGGTTCTTTCATATCTTCATAAAGCAATTAAATCTCTCAATCAACTTCGCATGATTGAAGATTCTTTGGTTATCTATAGACTATCAAGAGCACCAGAAAGAAGAATTTTTTATATTGATGTTGGCAATTTACCAAAAGTAAAGGCAGAACAATATCTTCGTGATGTGATGATGCGCTATAGAAATAAAATGGTGTATGACTCCAATAATGGAGAAATTCGTGATGATAGAAAGTTCATGAGTATGCTTGAGGATTTCTGGCTTCCTCGCCGTGAAGGTGGTAGAGGAACAGAAATCACAACTCTTCCAGGTGGTCAAAATCTTGGAGAACTTGCAGATATTGAATATTTTCAGAAAAAACTTTACAGATCACTTGGTGTTCCAGAATCAAGAATTGCAAATGATGGTGGTTTCAATTTAGGAAGATCATCAGAAATTTTAAGAGATGAATTAAAATTTACTAAATTTGTTGGCAGACTGCGTAAAAGATTTGCCAACATGTTTACCGATATGTTACGGACACAATTAATATTAAAAAATATTGTTTCCCTAGAAGATTGGGAAAAAATGTCGGATCATATTCAGTTTGATTTTGTTTATGATAATCAATTTTCGGAATTAAAAGAAACTGAATTGATGACAGAACGTCTCAATTTAGTTGCAATGATGGAACCATATATTGGCAAATATTTTTCAGTTCAGTATGTAAGATCTAAAATTCTTCGCCAAACAGATGGTGATATTGTAGAACTAGACAAACAAATTGATAAGGAAATAAAGGATGGAATTATTCCAGATCCAGATTCAATTGATCCAATAACTGGAGAACCTTTGCCAATTGGTCCTTTAGGAGATGTTCCTACTGAACCAGATACAGAAAAGCAAGGTGCGGTTACTAATGCACAATCCCAAAAAGACGTTAAAAAAACCCAAATATAAATAATCATATAAATACACTAAATTTTTATGGATAACATTGTCGATTTGATTGCCACTGATTCTTCTGCTTCTGATATTTCAGATTTGATAAAGGATGCTCTTTTTGCAAAATCTGCCGAAAAAATTAATTCAATTCGTCCAGAGGTAGCTAGTTCTTTATTTGGATTTAATAGCGTAGGGGAAGAAGAATGACAACAAAAATTTTAGCAGGTGAAATAAATTTACCAACTACAACAGGAACAGCTACAAGTTTTACTGCAGCCACAGTTGTACGACTTGTAAATACTGATACTTCTGCACACATTGTAACTGTTGTAGAAACTCAATCTGGTGCTGGCGTTGGATCTATGACTATGCCAGCAGGAACAGTTGAGCAGATTGTTAAATCACCAAATCATTGTGTTTATGCAGATAGTGCTTTAGTTAAAGGAACAAAAGTAGGTTTTACAAATTAAAAAAATGAAACTCATCACAGAAGAAGTATCAAAGGTAAAGTTTATTACCGAAGGAAAAGGATCCCAAAAGAAACTGTATATTGAAGGTATTTTCCTTCAGGGTGATATTTGCAATCGTAATGGAAGAATGTATCCTATGGAAACTCTTTCACGTGAAGTAAGAAGATATACCGAAAATTTTGTTTCAAAAGGTCGTGCTCTTGGAGAACTCGGTCACCCAGATGGTCCTACTGTGAATCTTGATCGTGTATCTCACAAAATTGTTTCTCTTACTCAAGAAGGAACAAATTTTAGAGGTAAGGCACAACTTCTTGAAACCCCAATGGGTAAAATTGCAAAAGCTTTAATTGATGATGGTGTTTGTCTGGGCGTTTCTTCTCGTGGTGTCGGTTCATTAAAAATGACCAATGAAGGGCATAAAGTTGTTGGTGAAGATTTCATGCTTGCAACTGCTGCTGATATTGTTGCCGATCCTTCTGCACCTGATGCTTTTGTTCAGGGAATTATGGAAGGTAAAGAATGGGTTTGGGATGGTGGAATTCTTCGTGAAAAACTTGCAGAATCAACAAAGCGTAGAATTAATACATTAGTTGATCAACAAAGACTTGAGGAACATAAACTTGGTTTATTCCAAGAGTTTCTGTCAAATTTATAAATTAATAAATAAATATAGATTATATACAGAAATCTAAACAAATGTCCGTTGGTAGAAATTTACAAGAAATGGAAAACGTAGTAACCAAAGGAGCAAAACCTGCTGAACCAATGCCTAAGTTAACCAAGGGTATTCCCGATGGTCAAACAGGTAGTTGGGAAGATTTAGGTGGTCCTACTCCAGAAAATTATCGTTCAGACGACGATTCAGCAAAACTAAAGGATGCATCATCTCCTTTAGCTCAGGTTAAAAATGTGGTTAACAAAGGTGCAAAAGGTGCCGACCCTATGCCAGCGGCAATTGTTGGTAAAAAAGCCAGTTATGGTGAAGAGACTGAAACTGAAGAAGAGTTAATTTCAGAAGAAGAAACTGAAGAAGATGATGCTGAATCAGATGATAATACTAATAATGGCAAATCATCTAAGAAGAAAGAAAAGAAAGAAAAAAATGATGAGAAAAATGATGAAGATGAAATGAAGGAAGAGGTTGAAGAAGAAGGTGAGGATGTAGAAGAAGAGGAAGAGGAAGAAGAAATTGACATCGAAGAAGATGTCAAAGCACTTTTGGAAGGTGAAGATCTTTCAGAAGAATTCCAAGAAAAGGCACGTGTTATTTTTGAAGCTGCGATTAGATCAAAAGTTTCAGAAATTAAAGAAGAATTACGTGCATCGTATGAAGATGCACTAGTTGAAGAAGTTCAACTAATTAAAGAAGAACTTACAGATCGTGTTGATGCATACCTTGAGTATGTTGCCGACGAGTGGATTCAAGAGAATGCACTTGCAGTCGAGCACGGTCTTAAGACTGAAATGACCGAATCATTCCTTCAAGGAATGAAGGGTCTTTTTGAAGATCATTATGTAACAATCCCTGAAGATAGATATGATGTAATCGAGAGTATGGTAGATAAACTTGATGAAATGGAGACGAAACTCAACGAGCAAATCGAAAGAAACGTTGCTCTAAAGAAAAGATTAGCAGAGTCAGTTGCTGATGTAATTTTTGCAGAAGTATCTGAGGGTCTAGCACTTTCTCAGAAAGATAAACTCGCTTCTCTTGCTGAAAATGTTGAGTTTGAAAGTGAAGAAAACTATCGTGAGAAACTAGTTACTTTAAGAGAATCTTATTTCCCTTCAAGAATCGCTAGTGCTCAAAGAGATGACTCTGAGAACTTGTCTGAAAGTACAGATGTGCAAAATATTCAACCTCAAGTAGGTGGAATTATGGAAGCATATCTTCAGACTCTTGGCAGAGTTGCCAAAAAGTGATTTTTAAATTATAAAAATTCAAACTAACAATTTTAAAAAGAGGTAACACAAATGCAAGGGTTCAATTCCGAATACCTGCAGGAGAAGTGGGCTCCCATCCTTGATTATCAAGGAATGGATTCGATCAAAGATTCGCACAGAAGAGCCGTAACTGCCATCCTGCTAGAAAACCAAGAGAAAGCACTCCGCGAAGAGCGTGAGTTCCTTTCCGAATCACCAACCATGAACACTGGTTCATCTGGTGCAACTGCTGGTTTCAGTGCTAATGCAACTGCAGCAGGTCCTGTTGCAGGTTTCGATCCTGTTTTAATCAGCCTTATCCGCCGTTCAATGCCTAACTTGGTCGCTTATGACCTTGCTGGCGTTCAACCAATGAACGGTCCCACTGGACTTATCTTTGCAATGCGTTCAAGATACAACGGTCCTGCCGTTGCTAATGATGAAGCATTCTTCAACGAGCCTGATACTGCTTTCTCTGCTCAGGGAAGCACTCGTACAGAAGCTGGTCTTGGAAATCCATATGTAGCAAACTCCGATGGTTCTTCTGTTGGTTTTGGTACAACTGCTGCACATGGTGGAACCAATCCTGGTCTCTTAAGCCCAGATAGCAATACTACCCAAGCTGCTTATACACTTGGGCGTGGTATGGACACCGAAGATGCAGAATCACTCGGTGAAAGCGGTGGTGCCCAGTTCAATCAGATGGGCTTCTCAATCGAGAAGATCACTGTTACTGCAAAATCACGTGCTCTGAAAGCTGAATACAGCCTTGAGCTTGCTCAAGACCTGAAGGCAATCCACGGTCTAAATGCAGAAGCAGAACTCGCTAATATTCTTTCTAGCGAAATTCTTGCTGAAATCAACCGCGAAGTTATTCGTACCATCTATAAGGTTGCTAAGTCTGGTGCTCAGCACAACGTTGCAACTGCTGGTAAGTTTGACCTCGATGTTGACTCAAACGGTCGTTGGTCTGTTGAGAAGTTTAAGGGTCTTATCTTCCAAATCGAGCGTGATGCTAACGCAATCGCAGTTGAGACTCGTAGAGGAAAGGGTAACATGATCCTTTGCTCTGCTGACGTTGCTTCGGCACTCACCATGGCAGGCGTTCTTGATTACACCCCAGCTCTTAACGCTAACCTTCAGGTTGATGACACTGGCAACACCTTCGCTGGTGTTCTCCAAGGTAAGTATCGCGTATATATTGACCCATATTCGGGTGGTTCAAACCCAGGTGCTTCTGGTGGTCAGTATTACGTTGTTGGTTATAAGGGTTCTTCACCTTATGACGCTGGTCTCTTCTATTGCCCATATGTTCCTCTCCAAATGGTTCGTGCCGTTGGTGAGAACACCTTCCAGCCCAAGATTGGCTTTAAAACCCGTTACGGTCTTGTTGCTAACCCATTTGCTGAAGGAACAACCCAGGGTCTTGGTAGACTTACTGTTAATAGCAACCGCTACTACAGAAGAGTACAGGTTCTCAACCTCATGTGAGCAATTGCCACATATTTCCAGAGGGTCTTCGGACCCTCTTTTTTTATCTAAATAAAAATAAAAATGGCGAATACTGTTTTTAGTAATCAGATACAAAATAGAAACTTTTTATCACCAGTAGGATTTAAATTTACTCTACAAAAATATCAAAAAGTTTCTTTTTTCTCTAATGGTTGCAGAATTCCAGATATTACATTAAATACAGCAGTACAAAGTAATTATTTTAAATCTATTGATATTCCAGGTGATCAAATTGAATATGGTGATTTTTATTTAAGATTTCTTGTTGATGAAGATATGTCCAATTATATGGCGATTCATAATTGGATAACTGGATTAGGATTTCCAGAAAATCATGAACAATTTAAAAAATTAATCACAGATGAAAATGGAATGGAAGATCCAAAATTACAATTTAGTAATGGAACTTTACAGATACTAAACAGCAACTATAGAACAACTGCAAATGTTGTTTTTAGAGGTTTATATCCAGTTTCTTTAACTTCGTTAGAATTTGAGGCAACTGATAATGATATTAATTACTTTACAGCAGAAGCAACTTTCAAGTATACTATGTACAATATATTTGATAAAGATAATAAACTATTATGAATCTTGAACAAATTCAGGAAATGTGGGAAAAAGATTCTGTAATTGATCCTGATAATTTACACGACGAATCTTTAAAAATTCCCCAACTACATTCAAAATATTATACAGTTTATAATACAATAACTCTTTTGAGAGAAAAAGCAAGAGAAACTTATAATAAAGTCCGTTTAGAACGCTACAATTACTACACAGGAAAGGCACCAGCAGAGGTTTACGTGGAAGATCCTTTCCCATATAAGGTTAGAGAAAAAGAAGCATTACAGAGGCATATGGATGCCGACGAAAGATTAAATAAAATAGATCTTAAAATTAGATATTATGATATTATGCTTAAGTTTCTTGAAGAAATTATAAAAACAATTTCAAATAGAACTTTCCAAATCAAGAACGCAATTGAATGGCACAGGTTCCAAGCAGGTTTTAATTAAGCAAATAAATACTCATAAGTAATATTATGGGTATATGACTCATTTGATTATCTCAAAAAAGAATGAAGTATATCTTCAGGTAAAGGCAGAACCTCACGTTTATTACGAACTTCAAGATCAGTTTACCTTTGATGTACCAGGCGCAAAGTTTATGCCCCAGTTTCGCAACAAATACTGGGATGGAAAAATTCGTTTATTTAATACCCAAACTGGAGAAATATATGTTGGGTTATTAGATAAACTGATAAGATTTTGTGAAAATCATAATTATACTTATGAATTTATAAACAATAAATTCTATGGTCTTCCTTTTGAAATTAATGACATGATTTCAAAGGAAGGTGTCAAAGATTACATGAATTCTATCTGCAAGTATTCTCCCCGCGAGTACCAAGTTGAGGGAGTATACGACGCTTTAAGACATAATAGAAAGTTGTTGATATCTCCAACTGCTTCTGGAAAGTCTCTGATGATATACTCAATTGTGAGATATTACGTTGAGAAAGGGCAAAATACGTTGATAGTCGTTCCAACGACATCCCTTGTAGAGCAGATGTATAAAGATTTTGCAGATTATGGGTGGGATGTTGGTTCATTTTGCCACAAGATATATGCGGGTAAAGAAAGAGAAACAGACTCACAGGTCATCATTACAACCTGGCAGTCTATCTACAAACTTCCCCGTCAATACTTTTCAAGATTTAATGTGGTTGTTGGAGATGAAGCACACCAGTTTAAATCAAAGTCATTAGTATCTATAATGACAAAACTTTCTGATGCAAAATATCGTTACGGTTTTACTGGAACTCTTGATGGATCTCAAACTCATAAATGGGTTTTAGAAGGATTATTTGGACCTTCTTATAAAATTATTCGTACTGATGAGTTGATGCAGAAAGGTCACGTTGCAAAGTTAGATATTAATATTCTTCTATTGAAACACCCACCAAATAAATTTGAAACTTTTGAAGAAGAAGTTCAATATATTATTAATCATGAACGTAGAAACAAGTTTATTCGCAATCTTGCTCTTGATCTTAAGGGTAATACTTTAATTCTTTTTTCAAGAGTTGAAGGTCATGGACAACCATTATACGAACTCATAAATAGTAGCATCACAGATAATCGCCATGTATTTTTTGTTCATGGTGGTGTGGATACTGAAGACCGAGAACAAGTCAGAGAAATTACTGAAAAGGAAAATAATGCAATCATCGTTGCTTCTTACGGTACTTTTTCTACTGGTATTAACATCAGAAATCTACATAATGTTATCTTTGCTTCCCCTAGTAAATCAAGAATCAGAAACCTCCAATCAATCGGAAGAGTCTTAAGAAAAAGCGACAACAAAACAAAAGCAACTTTATATGATATTGCTGATGATATCAGTTATAAATCAAGAAAAAATTATACACTCAATCATTTAATAGAAAGAATTAAAGTTTATAACGAAGAAAATTTTAACTACGATATTGTAAACATACCGATTAAAAACTAATGGGAGAAGAGTTCTATAGCAGCATTAAATTAGTTAGTGGAGAAGAAATATTTTCATTAGTATCAATTGATGAAAATGATGGAGATCCTATTGTAGTGTTGCAAAATCCAGTTGTAATTAAAGTTATTACAAATCATTCTGGTCAAATGATAAAAATAAAACCATGGATGGAAATACCATCTGATGATTTTTTTATTATTAGATTAGATAAAATTATTACTATGACAGAAGTTAATAATCAACTAGTAATAAATTGTTATAATAATTATATTGAAAGTGATGATGAAGAAATGCCAGTAACCACTCAAAGTGGTAAAGTTAAACTATCCGACAGAATGGGATATCTTTCGTCAGTAGAAGAAGCTCGTAAAAAACTAGAAAATATATTTAAAAATAATAAAGATCATAAAGAAAGCTAGATCTCATCTTCAAACCTAACAAAGGCATTCTACTCATTTTCAAGAGATTTGTCAAGAGTTTAAAATATTTAAAAATGATGATATAATAGTAATTAATATTTTTAATTTAAAAAAGCAATGTTATGTCCAAAAAGAAATCAGAGCATTATGTAAATAATAAGCAATTATTAGAAGAACTTATTGTTTATCGTCAAAAATATATTAAGTCCAAAGAAAATGGAATGGCAAAACCTCAAATATCAAATTATTTGGGAGATTGCTTTTTGAAAATTGCAACCCACTTATCATATAAACCAAATTTTGTGAATTATATGTTTCGTGAGGATATGATTTCGGATGGCGTAGAAAATTGTATTCAGTATATTCATAATTTTGATCCAAATAAAAGTAGTAATCCATTTGCCTACTTTACCCAAATCATTCATTATGCTTTTTTGAGAAGAATTCAAAAAGAAAAGAAGCAATTAGAAATAAAATCTAAAATTATTGAGAGAAGTGGTTTTGATGAAGTGATGATGGTGGATGAGGGCTTGCTTTTTGGTACCAGCAGTGACTATAATACCATCAAAGACAACATCCAATATAAAACCCGATGAAGGTTGCCATCATTACAGATACCCATTATGGTGCTCGTAAAGGGTCAAAATATCTCCACGATTATTTTGAACTCTTTTATAAGAATGTATTTTTCCCTGCTTTAAAAGAACACGGGGTAGAAGCAGTCATTCATATGGGTGATGCTTTTGATAGTCGCAAATCAATTGATTACCAAAGTCTTGAATGGGCAAAGAGAGTTGTATTTGAACCTCTGCGGAACTATGAGGTTCACATGATTATTGGTAATCATGATTGTTACTATAAAAATACGAATACTGTCAATTCTCCAAGTTTGCTTCTTCAAACTTATCCAAATATTAAAACTTATAGTTCTCCTCAAACCATTAATGTTGGTGGTCTAAACATCATGATGGTTCCCTGGATTTGTAGTGAAAACTATGACGAAACTTTAAATCATATTGAAAAAACAAGAGCAAAAATTGCTATGGGACACCTTGAGTTTCAAGGTTTTCGGGTAAATCGCAATCTTGTTATGGAGGATCATGGACTGGACTCGACTATTTTTTCAAAGTTCAAAAAGGTATTTTCTGGTCATTACCACACTCGTTCTGATAATGGAAGTATCTTCTATCTCGGTAATCCTTATGAAATGTATTGGACGGATGTAAACGATACGCGAGGATTTCATATTTTTGATACGGAAACCCTTACTCATACTCCAATTAACAATCCTTATAAATTATTTTATAACATTTATTATGAAGATACTCCTTATCAATTATTTGATGCTACGGAGTATGAAGATAAAATTGTTAAAGTGATTGTTCGTAAAAAATCTAAACCAAAAGATTTTGAAAAATTTATTGATAAACTTTATTCTGCAAAAGTTCAAGAACTTAAAATTGTAGAAAACTTTGATATTATAGAAAATGAAGATTTTCAAATTGAAGAAGAAGAAAGTACAATTTCAATTCTTAATCGGTATATTGATGAATCTGAATTTCAATTTGATAAAACAATTATTAAAGAAATTTTTCAAGATTTATACCAGCAAGCTTGCGAAGTAGAGTAAATGTTTCTTTTAACTCTAAAAGATAAAAAAGACGACGGAGCATATGCCGTACAAGATCAGTACGGTCAAAAAGTTTTATTTCTTTTTGAAGAAGAGGATGATGCAACACGTTATGCTTTGATGCTTGAAGATCAAGAAGAAACAGAGATGGACGTTGTTGAGGTTGACGACGAACTTGCAATAAAAACTTGCAAGATGTATAATTACAAATACGCTGTAATTACTCCTGACGATATCGTAATTCCCCCTAAAAATGTTAGTATTTCATAAAATCAAGTGGAAAAATTTTCTTTCAACTGGAAATCAATTTACTGAAGTTAATTTAGAATCAAACAATACAAATTTAATTATTGGAACAAACGGAGCAGGAAAGTCTACAATCCTTGATGCTCTTACGTTTGTTCTTTTTAATAAACCTTTTCGTAAAATTAATAAACCACAGTTAGTCAATACTGTAAACGAAAAAGATTGTTTAGTTGAAATTGAATTTTCTGTTAATGGTAGAGATTATTTGGTTCGCCGTGGAATTAAACCAAATGTTTTTGATATTGAAGTAAATGGTCAACCTCTTCACAAAGAAGCGGATGATCGTGCTAATCAAAGAATTCTTGAAGAGAATATTCTTAAAGTAAATTATAAATCTTTTACCCAGATTGTAATTTTGGGAAGTAGTGCATTTGTTCCTTTTATGCAGTTGACTTCTGCAAATCGACGTGAGGTAATTGAAGATCTTTTAGATATTCGTATTTTTTCTGCGATGAATAATATTGTCAAAGATAAAATTCGTGCTCAAAAGGATGAAATTAAATCTTTAAATGTTGCAAAAGAAAATTTTAAAGACAAAATTAAAATGCAACAAGATTTTATTGAAGAACTTGAGAATCGTGGAAATGCCAATATAAATGCCAATAAAGAAAAGATTGCCAATTTAGATAATGAAGTTGGTGTTTATATGACAGATAATTCTGTTATTGAAGAAAGTATTTTTAAGTACATTAAAGAGCAAGAAGAAGTTATTGGTGCAGAAGAAAAGTTAGTAAAGCTTAACAATTTAAAGGGGAAATTATCTCAAAAAGTATTTACTATTACCAAAGAGCATAAGTTTTTTACTGAAAATACGGTATGCCCTACTTGCACTCAAACTATAGAAGAAGAATTTCGGTTAAATAGAATTGTAGATGCTCAAAATAAAGCAAAGGAACTCCAGAAAGGTTTTCAAGAACTTGAGGAGGCAATAGAATTAGAAAAAGAACGAGAGCGTCAATTTACAGTTCTTTCCAAGGAGATTACAAAACTCAACCATGAGATTTCTCAAAACAATACTCGCATTTCACTCAACCAGAGACAAATACGAGAACTTGAATCTGAAATTCAAACTATTACCAAAAACCTTGCAAACAGAAATACTGAACATGAGAAGCTAGAAGAATTTCAAACTAATCTCCAAAACACAATAGAAGACCTTTCAAACAAAAAACAAAAAATCGTTTATTACGATTTTGCCTATTCCTTACTCAAGGACGATGGCGTTAAAACGAAGATCATTAAGAAGTATCTTCCGTTCATAAATCAGCAGGTGAATCGTTATCTTCAGATGATGGACTTTTATATTAATTTTCATCTGGATGAAGAATTTAATGAAACAGTAAAATCACCCATTCACGAAGACTTTTCTTATAGTTCCTTTAGTGAGGGTGAGAAAATGAGAATCGACCTTGCCCTTCTCTTCACTTGGAGAGAAGTCGCCCGAGTCAAAAACTCCGTCAATACCAATCTGCTGATTATGGATGAGGTCTTTGATTCATCGCTTGATGGATTCGGAACTGATGAGTTTCTTAAGATTATCCGTTATGTGATCAAAGATGCTAATATCTTTGTGATCTCTCATAAAACAGATTTGCACGATAAATTTGAAAATGTGATAAAATTTGATAAAGTAAAAGGATTTAGTAGGATTAGTGTATGATTGGAATTATTGGAAATGGATTTGTTGGAAATGCAGTATATCAAAATTTAAGAGATAAAGTAACTTGTAAAGTTTTTGATGTAGATAAAAATAAATCTTTCAATACATTAGATGAAGTTTTAAGACAAGCATTTATTTTTGTTTGTCTCCCCACTCCCATGAAAAGTACTGGAGAATGTGATCTTTCAATTTTAGATAATTTTTTTAAAGATCTTCCAAAAACTGTTGATGGTATTTTTGTAATTAAATCAACTGTACCTATTGGAACTACTAAAAAATATTCTAAAAAATATAAAGTTATTCATAATCCAGAATTTTTAACTGCAAGAAATGCTGTTGAGGATTTTAGAAATTCTGAAAGAAATGTTGTTGGTGGAGACAAAAATATTTGTCAGCAATTTGTAAATTTCTTTAAAACTATATTTCCAGAAATTCCAAGTGTTATAACTACTTCTGATGAAAGTGAGGCAATTAAATATTTTGCCAATAGTTTCCTAGCACTGAAGGTTGCATACTTTAATAAAATGTATGATCTCTGCGAAGCAGTAGGGATGAATTATGATACGGTGTGTTCTGGTGTAACTTCCGATAGTAGAATTGGGCAATCTCATACTCAAGTTCCTGGATTTGATAATGATCGTGGATTTGGTGGCACCTGCTTCCCTAAAGATCTGAATTCCCTCATAGTTCAAATGGAAACCCACGGAGTGGATGCTGATATGCTAAAGTCTGTATGGTCTTACAACCAACAAATTCGCACGGTCATAGACTGGGCCGTAACCTAAAATGAACACCCCCAACTGGCAACACCACTCCAAAAAGGAACAGAAGAGGAAACTTAAACCTCAAGCACTCCGACAAGCAAAGGCACGACGCCAAGCACTCAAGAAGCGCCTCCAAGGGGGCGCTTCTTCATTTATAAATATCTAAAAAATTAATTAAAATGAAAACCTTTCAAGAATTTCAAATTGAAAGTAAATCTCAACAATTTAAAGATAGATTAGAAAATTTGAAAAAAAGGAGTGATGCTACAGATGCTGCCGCACAACAAACAGCATCTCAAGCTAGATCACATTTTGATAAACTATCTACCGCAATTAACAAGTATAGAAATACAGTAAAAACTGATAAAAAAGCAAATCCTCATGCGGATGAAGAATGAGTCTTTTTATAAATAACTAAAAACGTTTTTATAAAAATGAAAGCAACGGAAATGCAATCCTTATTTGAGGCATATGAAAATGTATATGCCCAGGAAGATGTAACGCAAGAATTTTCAGAAGAAGTAGAAATTGCTGCACAATATTTCTATGAGATGGGTTTAAACGAAGAAGGTATTGATATTTTGATTGAAGAACTTGGTGATGAAGAATTTACCGAGTTTGTTTATGATATTGCTGAAGAATATGTTTTGAGTGAGGCAAGAGCAGGTGGTACTAGAATTGAACCTGTGACTGCAAAGGGGCAAAAGTTCAAATCTGGTAAACCAACTGGTAAGTCTCTTGAAAGACTTCGTGCTCAAAAGGCAGCAAGAAGAGATGCAGAATCAAAAGCATCTGCAGCAAAACCATCAGGAATGAAGGCATCTTTACAGAGACAATCTGCCGTTTCTGCTGCTGCAAAGAAACAGCCTAAAAAACCAGGTGTATTAGATCGTGTTGCTGGTGCAATTAATAGAGGAATTGCAAGACATAATGCTGCTATGAATGCTGCAAAAGAAACTGGAAAAACTATTAAAAAAGCAGCAGGGCATGTTGGTGGAGTTGCAAAAGAAGTTGGAAAGGGAGCATCTGGTGCTGCTAAACTTGCTGGTCATGTAGCAAGGAAAGGTTTAAATGATGAGTATATTATGGCATATTTAATTGATGAAGGTTATGCAGATACTGAAGAAGCAGCACTTGCAATTCTAGAAAACATGAGTAGAGAATGGAAACAAAATATTATGATTAGTGAGGAAGAGTCTGATAGAGCAAATGATAGAAGACTTGAGAGAGGTGGAGTTGGTGCTGGTAGAGGATCTACAAAACCACAAAAACCAGCAAAACCCATGAGTGATGCTGAACGTAAAGCCGCTGATGAGAGACGTAGAGAAGTTTCTCGCCAAGCAATTGCTTCAGTAATGGCTGCTCATGGTGGTAGAAAAAACTTTATGTAAAAATATTGGGACCACTTTTCAAACTGGCACACTGGAGGGTTTTACCACCCTCTTTTTTTGTATTATGGGTCCATACGCAACAAACCCATGACCGTTCGCCACGAAATCAAGTCTCAACTTGCCAAACTGCTTGCCACCGAAGACCTTGTGGTTGAGCACAAGAAGGTAGAAACTGCCTGCTTTAACGTTCACACCCGTGTTCTTACACTTCCTATGTGGGAGAAGGCAAGCAACACCGTGTATGATCTTCTGGTGGGTCACGAAGTTGGACATGCTCTCTATACTCCTGATGAGGATTGGACTAAAAACGTAAAAGTTCCTCCCCAATTTGTGAACATCGTAGAAGATGCACGTATTGAGAAGATGATGAAGCGCCGTTATCCTGGTCTTTCCAAGACCTTTTATAACGGTTATAAGGAATTCTGTGACGAAGATTTCTTTCAAATTAAAGATGATAATCTGGAAACTTATACTCTTGCCGACCGTGCAAACCTGTGGTTTAAGATTGGTAATTATGTAAATGTTCCGATTGAGCGTGGGCAAGAAACTGAAATCATTAATTTGATTGCAGAAACTGAAACGTTTGCCGATGTTTTGATTGCGGCAGAAGAACTGTACAAATATTGTAAGCAAAAGCAACAAGAAGAAACTAAAATTCAGATTGATAATCTGGAATCTCAACAGGGTGGGGCAAGTCAACAACCTGCATCTGATTTTACGGATCAACAAGAAGGTGAAAACGACCAACCTTCTTCTGAAGGATCGCAAGGTTCTGCCTCAAACGAAAAAACTCCAGAGCAAGAGAAAAAACCTTCTTCATCTATTGAAGGTGGTGAAGAAAGTGATCCTGAAGTAAAAACGATGGAATCACTTGAAGATGCACTTAAGGATCTTGTAAATTCTGATGGTTACGAGAATGTTTATCTTGAACTTCCTCAACTTGATTTGAATAAGGTTATTGTTCCAAATGAGGAGATTCATTCTAATTGCAAAAAAAGTTGGTCAGACTATGCAGAGAATGTTGGGTACACTCATGAAGATCTTTTTGGAGAAGTTGACAAACAGTTTGTTGAATTCAAGCGTTCTGCTCAAAAGGAAGTCAACTATCTGGTAAAAGAGTTTGAATGCCGTAAAGCAGCAGACTCCTATGCTCGTGCTTCTACTGCCCGCACGGGTGTTCTGGACTGCTCCAAACTTCATACCTACAAATATAACGAAGATATTTTTAAAAAGGTTACAACACTTGCCGATGGTAAGAACCATGGTCTGATTTTTATTCTTGACTGGTCTGGATCCATGCAAGAAGTTATGATGGATACTGTCAAACAACTTTTTAACTTGATTTGGTTCTGTAAAAAAGTTTCTATTCCTTTTGATGTCTATGCGTTTACGACAGATTATCCTCTTTGGTCCTATGATGAAAATGGGAAGGCAAACATTCGGCAACTTGCCTACAAGAAAAAAGATGGACTTGTTCAAGTTGGTGAATGGTTCTCCATGATGAATCTGTTTACTAGTAAAGTAAATGGTAAAGTACTTGAGGAACAGATGAAAAACGTCTTTCGTCTTGCTGCAAGTTTTGGTTATAAATCTTATACCAGGTATAATGTTCCTACTGGTATGAGTCTTTCTGGAACTCCTTTGAATGAGGCGCTTATTTCCATGCACCAAATTCTTCCTAAATTTCAAAAAGAAAACAAACTACAGAAGGTTCAGTGTGTTGTTCTAACCGATGGTGAAGCTTGCCCTGTTAAGTATCACCGTGAAGTTCATCGCCGTTGGGAAGATGAACCTTATATTGGAACTTCTCATATCGGACCTAGTGCATTCCTTCGTGATCGTAAAACTGGAATGACTTATTCGTGTGATTGTGAATGGCATGAATTTACTAATATTCTTCTTCGCAACTTGAGGGATAAATTTGCGGATATTAATTTTATTGGAATTCGTGTTCTTGAATCTCGTGATGCTGGTAATTTTATTCGCCGTTATTGTGGTTATTATGGAAGTGAGTATGATAAAGTAATGACTTCTTGGAAAAAGGAAAAAGCATTTTCCATCAAAAGTTCAGGATATCATTCTTATTTTGGTCTTTCTTCTAGTGCTCTTTCTCAAGAATCTGAATTTTCTGTTGCTGAAGATGCTACAAAAGCACAGATTAAAAGTGCATTTGTGAAAAGTTTGAAGACTAAAAAAATGAATAAGAAAATTCTTGGTGAGTTTGTAGAACTTGTTGCTTGATAAATAATTTATAGAATTCTATCGCATCTAATGAGTAGATTTACAGATTTTTTTCAAGAACCAGCACCTGTAGTAGAATCAGCACCTGTAGTAGAACCAGCACCTGTTGTTGAAGCAGTTTCTGTAGTAGAACCAGCACCTGTTGTTGAAGCAGTTCCTGCTCCTAAAAAACCACTTCCAAAAAAGAAGTTTACTATGGACTGACGACCAATTTCTAAACTGTCACAGGGGGCACTTACCTGCCCCCTTTTTGCTTGTATAATTACTTTGTTGAAACAAATCACCCAACTAAATCATGCCTCGTAAAATTTCTGTGAGCGACGAACAACTGATTGAATCACTCAAAACTCTTTACGGCACCGAACTTTCTGCGGGAGACATCCGTGGTTTCTGTGCTTCTCGCAACCTTTCTTATCCTACTGTGACACGCCGTTTGGAACAATTTAAAACTGATCGTGGGCGCTGGAATCTTGAAGTAACTCAAGAACGTGTAGAAGAAATTGAACGTTCTTTTAGTGCTCCTGCTGCCCTTCCTTCTGTGGAACAAAACCTCATTCCAGATAAAGATGATACCTTCGTCAAGTTTGGTAATTTTAACGATCTTAAAAAGATTATTCAGTCCAATCTTTTTTATCCTACGTTCATTACGGGTCTTTCGGGTAATGGCAAAACGTTCAGTGTTGAGCAAGCTTGTGCTCAACTTAAGCGTGAATTGATTCGTGTAAATATTACGATTGAGACTGATGAAGATGACCTTATTGGTGGTTTTAGGCTTGTTGATGGGAACACTGCATGGCACAATGGTCCTGTGATTGAGGCACTTGAGCGTGGTGCAATTCTTCTGCTGGATGAGATTGACCTTGCCTCTAACAAAATCCTCTGTCTTCAATCCGTTCTGGAAGGCAAGGGTGTATTCCTGAAGAAGATTGGTAAGTTCGTAAAACCTGCTGCTGGGTTCAACGTGTTCGCCACCGCCAACACCAAGGGTAAGGGTTCTGATGATGGGCGCTTCATCGGCACCAACGTGCTCAATGAGGCATTCCTGGAGCGTTTCCCTGTGACTTTTGAACAGTCCTATCCTGCTCCTGCAACCGAGCAGAAGATCCTGGAAGGCATCGCTCTAGACCTTGGCGTGGAAGACCGTGATTTCTGCAAGCGTCTGGTGGATTGGGCAGATGTAATTCGTAAAACCTTCTATGAAGGTGCCATTGAAGAAATTATCAGCACCCGCCGCCTGACTCATATTATCCGTGCTTACAGCATCTTTAATGACAAGGCAAAAGCAATTCAAGTTTGCATCAATCGTTTTGATGATGCAACTAAGCAATCTTTTCTTGAACTTTACGACAAGGTTGATGCTGATTTCCAGATGCCTACTCAACCTGAATTGACGGTTGAATATATTGACCAACCTGCTCCGTTCTGATATAATTGGGGAAGGTAAAGATATGCCTTCCCTTTGTTTTTTTACTATGGAGAATTATGACCGCCTCTCAAAATTTTGAAACAAACTATTCAGACTACATTTCCACTGGAAAATCAACCATTTTTGGTGCAAGTGGATCAGATACCATTTCTTTTTCTGGATCTCATCTTCCTGGTGGAATGGTAGACCATTCCCAAGATTTTTGGAATTATGATGGTATTAGTTTGACTGGTAATCCTTTTGCGTCTTCTGATACTTTTTCTTTAAATTCTTATAATATTAAAATGCCTGAAGATACTAACAAAAACGGTTTTTGGAAATACAACGAAGATAAAATTCTTAAACAACTTGAAGAATATATTGCTAGCACATATAGGCAGCATTATGTGGATCGCACTGGTGGTGGAAAGGAGCAAACTCTTGACAAAATCAAACATAATCGCCGCGAAGGATTCTGTGCAGGTAATGTAACCAAGTATATTGATCGCTATGACACCAAGGGCACTCCTCGTGCTGATTTGTTCAAGGTTTTACACTATACTATTCTTCTAATTAATCACCTTAATCTTATTGAAAACAAGTGAAACTAAAACCAGAAACTATGAAACTTTCCGATAACACGTTGACTATCCTTAAGAATTTTGCAAGTATTAACAATTCAATTCTTGTAAAAGGAGGAAATCGCCTTCGTACTATTTCCGTGGCAAAAAATATCCTGGCAGAAGCAGAGATTACTGAAGAGTTTCCTCGTGATTTTGCCATTTATGATCTTAATCAGTTCTTGAATGGACTTGGACTTCACCAAGATCCAGATCTGGACTTTAAGGAAGAATCTTATTTGAGCATTCGTGAAGGTAAGAGGCGAGTAAAGTATTTCTTCGCAGATCCTAACGTAATTGTTTCTCCTCCTGAAAAGGATATTCAATTACCTTCAAAAGATGTTTGCTTTCAACTTGATAGCACATCTCTTGAAAAACTGGTAAAGGCAGCAGCAGTTTATCAACTTCCAGATTTTTCTGCCATTGGTGAGGCGGGTGTCATTAAACTTGTGGTTCGTGATAAGAAAAATGATACTTCTAATGAATATGCTATCGTTGTTGGTGAAACTGATACCGAGTTTACCTTTAACTTTAAAGTAGAAAACATCAAGATTATTCCTGGTGCGTATGACGTTGTGGTGTCTTCTAAACTTTTGTCACAATTCACGAACACCAAGTACAATCTGAAGTATTATATTGCTCTGGAACCTGATTCAACCTTCGGATGAACATTTTTGTAACTTCCCCTTGGCCTGCTGAAAGTGCCATTTGCCTTCCTGACAAACACATCGTTAAGATGCCTCTAGAGTGCTGCCAAATGCTTTCTATTGTGGCATCTGACAAATGGGGTCATGGATATGGTCCTCTACACAAGAGTGATGGCACTCCTTATAAAACTGAAAAAGGTGCATTTCGCAATCATCCTTGTACTAAATGGGCGCTGGATAGTATTCATAATGCCTATTGGTTAATTAAACATGGTATGAATCTTGCCGATGAATATAATTTGCGATATGGTAAACAACACTCATGTTATAATACTTTGTTGCAAGCATATTATTTGTTTCCTAAGGGGAAGATTACAGAAGTAAGTCCATTTGCCCGTGCTATGCCAGATGAGTATAAACTTGACACAAGCATTGACACTTTTACTGCTTACAAGATGTATATCGCATCCAAACCTTGGGTTGCATCTAATTATCTTCGTATGCCGCAACGAAAACCTGATTGGATCTAAATTATGACAAGTGAATTTCTTTTTGTGGAGAAGTACCGCCCTCAAGTGATTGAGGATTGTATTCTTCCCGATGATACTAAAAAAACATTCAAGGAGTTTGTGGAGAAGGGTGAGATTCCTAACCTTCTTCTTGCAGGACCTCCTGGTATTGGTAAAACTACAATTGCAAAGGCATTATGTAACGAACTAGGAGCAGATTATTATGTCATCAACGGATCCGACGAAGGACGTTTCTTGGATACTGTACGGAACCAAGCAAAAAACTTTGCTTCGACCGTCTCACTTACGGGATCTTCTAAACACAAAGTCATCATCATCGATGAGGCAGATAACACGGGCAACGACGTACAACTCCTATTACGGGCGAATATTGAGGCATTTTATAACAACTGCAGATTCATTTTTACCTGCAACTACAAAAACAAAATTATTGAACCTCTCCATTCCCGATGTGCAGTTATTGACTTCACAATTAAAGGAAAACAAAAAGCACAACTTGCAGGATCTTTCTTCAAACGTCTCCAAACGATCTTGGATCAGGAAAAAATTGAGTATGATCAAAAAGTTCTTGTTGAAATAATCTCCAAGCATTTTCCAGATTTCCGAAGAGTTTTAAATGAATGTCAAAGATATTCAACTGGAGGTAAAATTGATTCTGGCATTCTTGCATCTTTCTCTGATATTAGTGTAAATGAACTCGTTAAAAATCTCAAAGAAAAAAACTTTTCGGAAGTACGAAAGTGGGTGGTCGGGAACTTGGACAACGATGCTTCTAGTTTACTTCGTAGGGTGTATGACGCCTGTTACGATTGCCTTTCACCCCAATCTATTCCCGCTGCCGTTCTTGTTATTGCTAAGTATCAATACCAATGTGCGTTCGTGGCTGACCAAGAAATTAACCTCTTAGCAGCACTAACAGAAATTATGGTGGAGTGTGAATTCAAATGAGTTTTTACAAAATCGATTACAAAACCTTATATGTAGTTCCAGTAAAAACAACTCCTGCAAATGTGCAAGAGGCAAACGAAGGTCTTTTTCGTGCTAAAATGACTTTGCCTGCTGCTGCTGCCCACTGTGGCATGACGCAGAAGGAAATGAAACTTACTTTTTTTGAATACCTTAAGTATAACAAACCTGATTATGAGTATTGATTTTTCTCGCGTTAACTTTGAGCAATTTTTTGGATGGGTAAATGCATCCAATACAAAACAAATGAAAAGTTCCGCATTCAGGGGACTTCGTGCCCATTATACTGAGAAGTCTTTTTGTAAGTGGTCCGATGATCAATTGGACCATGTGGGACTTTTTCAAACTGGCAGGGATTTTATTCTAAAAGAAACGAAAAAACCTGTTGAAATGAAAAGTCAATTTGGTCTGTTTAAAACAGGTAAAGACAAAACTGGTAAAGACTGCCGTGGTGACTGCAGGCCATTTGTATTGAAAAATTTTCATCCTTCTAGTAAAGATAAAACAGAATGGAAAAAAGAAGATCTAATTAAAACATTTGATTATCTACTTTTAGTTGATACTAAGGCTATGTCTGTGGGTTATACCACATGGGATAAAGTTTACGAATGTATTGATGAGAATGCAAAGGACCCCAAATGTGCATTGAAGAAGGGTGATTATACTATGATTGTTGAAAATGTCATTCCTGCTGAAAAAGACTGTAATGTTGATGATATGTTTTCTTTGATTGAGGAGCACCTTTGATGAAATCTTTAAAAACCCCTCTTCGTTATCCTGGTGGTAAGTCCCGTGCCTGTGAAAAGATGGCACCTTATTTCCCAGACCTTCGCAATTATGATCAATTCCGCGAACCATTTCTTGGTGGAGGAAGTGTTGCGATTTATATCACGAAGAAATATCCTAACCTAGATATTTGGGTAAATGATTTATATGAACCTCTTGTAAATTTCTGGCAGCAACTCCAGATGTTTGGATATGATTTAAAAAGCGAATTGGTAGATTTAAAGACGGCAAATAATACTCCTGATTTAGCAAGAGAACTTTTTCTCCAGTCAAAGGAGCGGATCAATGACCAAACTGTGTCAAATTTTGATCGTGCTGTGGCTTTCTATATTGTCAATAAGTGTAGTTTCAGTGGTCTCACAGAGAGTTCATCATTTTCACCACAAGCATCCAACTCCAACTTTAGTTTGCAGGGAATTCAAAAACTGCCTGGGTATTCTGAGATAATTAAAAATTGGAGTATAACTAATTATTCTTATGATTATTTGATGGATGCAAATATGGGTGTTTTTATGTATCTTGATCCTCCTTATGACATTAAGGATAATCTCTATGGCAGAAAAGGATCAATGCACAAAGGATTTGATCACGATAAGTTTGCTGCTGATTGCGATGCTAATAACATGGATCAATTAGTGAGTTATAATTCTGATCAACTTGTCAAAGATCGCTTTAAGAACTGGAATGCTGCGGAGTTTGATTTGACTTATACGATGCGTTCAGTTGGTGAATATATGCGAGATCAAAAAACACGTAAAGAACTACTGCTTTTTAATTATGGAATTGAAGGACTGGTTAAACTCGATCAATCAAACGAAACAGAATCTGATTGAAGAAGATCCTTCACTTGAGAAGGAATATGCACCTTATATTATCAATCGTTGTTTGTCTGGACATGTTGATTGCATTATGTTTGCGAATGAAATGAACCGATATCATTTTCTTCCAAAGAAGATGCAATATGAGTTTTTTATAAATAGTCTGAGGAAAAAGAAGAGATTTTCTCCCTGGCTCCGACAAGATAAAATCAAAGATCTTGATTATGTCAAACGTTATTATGGGTATAGTAATGAGAAGGCAAAACAAGCTTTGAGGATTCTTACTACAGAACAACTTAATTTTATTAAATCAAAATTTGAAACTGGAGGAACAAAATGAGTGTCGTTCAAGAACCTGAAGTGAAGTGGACGCCAAATCAAATGGTTGAAGTGGTTCTTAATGAACCTGATGACTTTTTGAAAGTGCGTGAAACTTTGACTCGTATCGGAGTCGCTTCAAGAAAGGAAAAGAAAATCTACCAATCTTGCCATATTTTACATAAGCAAGGTAGATATTATCTAGTTCATTTTAAAGAACTGTTTGCCCTGGATGGCAAACATGCAAACCTTACTGTAAATGATGTTCAGCGTCGCAATCGTATTGCCCAACTTCTTGCGGATTGGGGTCTAATTACAATTGTAGATCTTGAAAAAATTCAAGATATTGCACCATTAAATCAAATTAAAGTTCTTTCTTATAAAGATAAGGGAGAATGGATTTTAGAAACAAAATATAATATTGGATCTAAAAAGAAAAGGGTAGAAGAAACCGAATGATTTTGTAGGGGGTTCAACACTCCCTTTTTTATTCTTTCTGTTATAATTATATACGGATGCCGAAAGGATCCACAAAACACAAACTCGCTTTTTAAGGAGCTACTATAATGACTAACCTCTCAAGGTATACTACTACTGATTTGCCTACTCTTTTAGATAAAATTACTCGTAATAGTATTGGAATGGATGAATATTTTGATCGTCTATTCAACCTTCATGAAACTACAACAAATTATCCACCTTACAATCTAGTTCAGGTAAATAATGTAGAATCTCGACTAGAGATTGCACTTGCTGGGTTTAAGAAAAAAGAAGTTTATGTTTACACACAAGACGGTAAACTCTTTGTGGAGGGCCAAAAGGAAGATAAAGAAACGGAGTCCAACTATCTCCACAAGGGTTTGGCTCAACGGAGTTTTAAGAGAGCGTGGACACTCTCTGATGATACGGAAGTACGATCAGTTGATTTTGAGGATGGGCTTCTAACCGTTGTGCTTGGTAGAATTGTTCCAGAGTATCACAAACGAAAAGATTATCTATAAATAAAATTGAATATCGTCGGCGCTATGCCACGGGAGGTAACTGGCAAAATCCAGTTGACACCTCCTTTTTTTCTTGCTAAAATAGATAGAGGAAACTTTAAAAAAAATGACAGTAAAATTAGTTTTGTTAAAATCTGGTGAAACCGTGATTGCGGATGTTAAAGAAGTTCACCAGGAAGAAAAACTTTATGGATATTTGTTTACCAATCCCCAAAGAGTTTTTTATGATTCACCAGTTTTAGTTCCCGAAGAGGAAAAAAATTCAAGTGTTGTAAATGTATCTCTAACCAAATGGATGCTTTTATCTAAAAGTAATCAAATGGTAGTTCCTTTTGATTGGATTGTTACAATTGTAGATCCAATTGATTCTCTTGCAAAAATGTATGATCCAGAAGGAACTAACAACGAAGACGTGAATGGTCAGGAGACTGAAGATGGAAGCAACAATTAAGACGATTGTATTTAAAAATGGTACAATAGTTATATCTCAAATTGAAGAAGTTGAATCAGAATTAGGAGATCCAAATTGTAAACTAATTAAACCTTGTGAAATAAAAAAAGGAATAACAGAAGACGTTTACTTACAAAACTGGTTATGTGACTACACAAAACAAGATGAATTTTTAGTCAATTCTGACAGCATCTTAACAATTATCAATCCAAACTCTGATATTATTAAAAAATATATTGATATTATTTCCTGATGAGATTTTATACTAACGTTCAAATGGTCGGGGACAACTTTCTTGTCCGTGGTTATGAAGATGGAAAACATTTCATGACCCGTGAAAAGTTTAACCCGACTCTTTTTGTCCCTTCAAATAATAAAACAAAATATAAAACTTTAGGTGGAGAATATGTTGAATCAGTTCAACCTGGTTCCGTGCGTGATTGTAGGGAATTTGTTAAAAAATATGAGAACGTAGAAAATTTCAAAATCTTTGGAAATACTCAATATATCTACCAATATATTTCTGACATTTATCCAGAAGAAGAACTTAAGTTTGATATTAACAAGATTAAAGTAACTACAATTGATATTGAGGTTGCTTCTGAAAATGGATTTCCTGATGTGGAATCTGCATCGGAAGAAGTTCTTTTGATTACTGTTCAGGATTATTCATCAAAACAAATTCGTACTTGGGGAAAAGGACCATTTCAAAATAATCAAAAGAACGTTTCTTATCGTTCATTTTCTAATGAATATAATCTTTTGAATGATTTTATTCACTGGTGGATGATTGAAGAAAATATTCCAGAAGTTGTAACTGGATGGAATAGTAAACTGTACGATATTCCATATCTTGTTCGGCGTATTGATCGTGTTCTTGGTGAAAAATTAATGAAACGATTGTCTCCTTGGGGGTTGGTGACTGAAGATAAGGTTTATATTTCTGGGCGTGAACATCTTTGTTATGATATTGGTGGAATCTCACAGTTAGACTATCTTGATCTTTATAAGAAATTTACTTACAAGGCACAAGAATCTTATCGCCTAGATTATATTGCCGAGGTTGAACTTAAGCAAAAGAAACTGGATCACTCTGAGTTTGATACGTTCAAGGATTTCTATACAAAAGGTTGGCAAAAGTTCGTAGAATATAACATCAAGGACGTGGAACTTGTTGACCGTTTGGAAGACAAGATGAAACTAATTGAACTTGCTCTTACGATGGCATATGATGCCAAGGCAAACTATGAGGACGTGTTTTCTCAAGTTCGTATGTGGGATACAATCATTTACAATTATCTTAAAAAGAGAAATATTGTGATTCCCCCTAAAGAGCGTTCTGATAAGGATTCCAAGTATGAAGGTGCCTATGTAAAAGAACCAATTCCTGGAATGTATGATTGGGTGGTGAGTTTTGACCTTAACTCCCTATATCCACATTTGATTATGCAATATAACATCTCCCCAGAAACTCTGGTTGAAGAGCGACATCCATCAGTTAATGTTGATAAGATTCTGAATCAGAGCATTAACTTTGAGATGTATAAGGATTATGCGGTATGTGCAAATGGTGCTATGTATCGTAAGGATATTCGTGGATTTCTACCAGAACTTATGGAGAAAATCTATAATGAACGTGTGATTTTCAAAAAGAAAATGCTTGAGGCAGAACAAGCATACGAAAAGAAAAAGACAAAGGAGTTGGAAAAAGAGATTGCTCGGTGCAATAACATCCAAATGGCACGTAAGATTCAATTAAACTCTGCTTATGGTGCAATTGGTAATCAGTATTTCCGATACTTTAAGTTGGCGAATGCAGAAGCAATCACTCTTTCTGGGCAGGTTTCAATCAATTGGATTATGAATAAGGTAAATGAATACCTAAACAAAATTCTTAAGAGTGGAGATGTAGATTATGTTATTGCTTCAGATACTGATTCTCTTTACGTTAATATGGGTCCTTTGGTTGAAAGTGTATACAAGGGAAGAGAGAAAACTACTCAAGGCGTTGTTTCGTTCCTTGATAAGGTCTGTCGGATGGAATTTGAAAAGTATATTGAAAGTTCTTACCAAGAACTGGCTGAGTATGTAAATGCTTATGATCAAAAGATGTTCATGAAGCGTGAATGTATTGCTGAACGTGGTATTTGGACTGCGAAGAAGCGATACATCTTGAGTGTATGGGATAGTGAAGGTGTTCGTTATGAAGAACCTAAACTGAAAATTAAAGGAATTGAAGCAATTAAATCTTCTACTCCTGCTCCCTGTCGCAAGATGTTAAAAGAATCTTTTAACATTATGATGAGCGGATCCGAAAATGATATGATTGAATTTATTGATAAGTGCCGCGAAGAGTTTAAGAGTCTTCCGCCAGAACAGATTGCTTTTCCAAGAACTGCCTCCGATGTTCGTAAGTATTATTCTTCATCTGACATTTATGCTCCTAAAACACCAATTCAAGTTCGCGGAGCACTCCTTTTTAATTATTATATAAAACAAAAAAAACTTACCAATAAATATTCACTTATTAATAATGGTGAAAAAGTCAAATTTATTTTTCTTAAAAAACCAAACACTATTCAGGAAAATGTAATTTCATTCATTCAACAGTTTCCTACTGAACTTGGTCTTGACAAATATATTGACTATGAACTACAATTTGAAAAAGCATTCTTGGATCCACTCAAAACAATTTTGAATATTATTGGGTGGAAAGAAGAAAAAACTGTAAACCTTGAACTATTTTTTTCCTAATGATTAAAGTCAAATATCAACTTAAAGAATTTCCAAATACTGTCCTTTTTAAGTTCTTTAAAACTAAAGAACAGGTAGAAATTTTTAAATCTCAATATTCACATTATAAGTTTGAGTGATTTATGGATTTGCCTATTAATGATAAAGAACTGAATACTATTGTAAAAGCACTTGGTTTTGGTGGAGATGCTGCTCTTTATCATAAACTAAAACTTGTAAAAGAACTTAAAGATCAAGGTTTGCCTTATAAAAAAATTCTCCGAGAAGAATATGGGATAGTTGCATGATAAAACTTCCTATTAATGAAAAAGAACTAGACATTATTATTGAAACAATAAAGTTTTCTAATCCCAAACTTTATAATAAACTTTGGTCTTATAAAATAAACATACTTAAGGTAAAGAAGAATGGATTTTCTAAAGGATATAATTAAAGAGGTTGGGGGAGAATATGCTTCTCTCGCTTCTGATATAGATGAGACTGAAACTTATGTTGACACAGGTTCGTACATTTTTAATGCACTGGTTTCAGGTAGCATATTTGGTGGTGTATCTGGGAATAAGATTACTGCTATTGCTGGAGAGTCTTCTACTGGAAAAACTTTTTTCTCTATCGCTGTGGTTAAGAATTTTCTTGATACTCACCCCGATGGTTATTGTCTCTACTTTGATACTGAAGCTGCCATTACTAAATCACTCTTGGAGTCACGCGGCATCGACACATCTCGTCTTGTCGTGGTTAATGTTGTCACCGTAGAAGAGTTTCGTGGTAAGGCACTAAAGGCAGTTGATATTTACTTAAAGAAACCTGCAGAAGAACGCAAACCCTGTATGTTTGTGTTAGACTCTTTAGGTATGCTTTCAACTGAAAAGGAGATTACTGATGCTCTTAATGATAAGCAAGTTCGTGACATGACTAAATCACAACTTGTAAAAGGTGCCTTCCGTATGCTTACACTCAAGTTGGGGCAGGCAAACATTCCTATGATTGTAACTAATCACACCTATGATGTTATTGGTGCTTATGTTCCAACAAAAGAAATGGGTGGTGGAAGTGGTTTAAAATATGCTGCTTCTAGCATTATCTATCTTTCCAAGAAAAAGGAAAAAGACGGAACTGAAGTTATTGGGAATATTATCAAAGCAAAAACTGCTAAATCACGTTTAAGTAAGGAAAATAAAGATGTTGAAGTACGCCTTTATTACGATCATCGTGGTCTTGATAGATATTATGGTCTTCTTGAACTCGGTGAAATTGGCGGACTTTGGAAAAACGTAGCAGGGCGTTACGAAATTGACGGTAAGAAAATCTATGGAAAGCAAATTCTTGCGAATCCAGAAGATTACTTTACCGAAGAAGTAATGCAAAAACTTGACGAAATTGCAAAACAAGAATTCTCTTATGGAACGAATTGAAACTACTATTCTGCGAAACCTTGTATTTAATGAAAATTATTCTAGGAAAGTAATTCCTTTTATTCAACCAAATTATTTTGAACAAAGAACAGAAAAAGTAGTTTTTCAAGAAGTTGTAAATTTTATCGTTAAATATGGTTCCTCAATTACACTTGAGGCACTTAATATTGAAATTGAAAATCGTACAGATTTATCAGATAGTGAAGTCAAAGAAATTAGAGAAATTTCTAAATCACTTCACGATTCTATTGTAGATGAAAGATGGTTGCTTGATACTACTGAAAAGTGGTGTCGTGATCGTGCAATCTATCTCGCTCTTATGGAATCAATCCATATTGCAGATGGTAATGATGAAAAGAAGAATAGAGATGCTATTCCAAGCATTCTTTCAAATGCTCTAGCAGTATCTTTTGATAATCATATTGGTCATGATTACTTACAAGATTATGAGGAACGATATGAGTCTTATCACAGAAAAGAAAATCGTATTCCGTTTGATTTGGAATATTTTAACAAAATTACGAAAGGTGGTCTTCCTAACAAGACTCTTAACATCGCTCTTGCTGGGACAGGTGTTGGTAAGTCTCTTTTCATGTGTCATATGGCTAGCTCCTGTGTGCTTGACGGACGTAATGTGCTTTACATTACACTGGAGATGGCAGAGGAGAAAATTGCTGAACGTATTGATGCAAACCTTTTAAATGTTCCAATTCAACAATTAGTAGAACTTCCTCGCCAGATGTTTGAAAACAAGGTTACAAATCTTGCAAAGAAAACACAAGGAACTCTTATAATTAAAGAATATCCTACAGCATCTGCACATAGTGGACACTTTAAATCACTTCTTAATGAACTTGCACTTAAGAAGTCATTTAGACCTGATATTATTTTCATTGATTACCTTAATATTTGTGCTTCCAGCAGGTATAAGTCAAACCTTTCTGTCAATTCATATTCGTATATTAAAGCAATTGCTGAAGAGTTACGGGGACTTGCAGTTGAGTTCAACGTACCAATCGTATCTGCTACTCAAACCACTCGTTCAGGTTATGGCAATAGCGATGTTGAACTTACTGATACTAGCGAGTCCTTTGGTCTCCCTGCTACTGCTGATCTTATGTTTGCCCTTATTAGTACTGAAGAGTTGGAAGGACTTGGGCAGATTATGGTAAAACAACTTAAAAATCGTTATAATGACCCCACAATTTATAAACGATTTATTGTTGGTATTGACCGTGCTAAAATGAGACTGTATGATTGTGAGCAAACTGCACAAAAAGATATACTTGACTCTGGACAAGATGAAGAGTATAATTATGAAGAACAGAAACCTAAAAAGTCGTTTGAAGGATTTAAATTTTAATGGAAACTGCAAAACACGTTGATTTTAATAAGTACGCAGAGTTTGTAGATGCTGTAACTTCTGATGCATCTAAAGACTTTCTTTCTCTTTCTGATCGCCTAGTTGCTCTTGATGAGAAAGGTGCAAATATTGAACGTCTTCTAACTTCTGCTGTTGGTATTAATGCCGAAGGTGGTGAGTTTATGGAGATTGTTAAAAAAATGATTTTCCAGGGCAAACCTTTTAATGAAGATAATCGTGAACATTTGATTATTGAACTTGGTGATATTATGTGGTATGTTGCTCAAGCCTGTATGGCACTTGAAGTAACTCTTGATGATGTAGTTGCTCGTAATGTTCAAAAACTTCTGAAGCGTTATCCTGAAGGTGCTTTTGATGTTTACTTCTCCGAAAACCGTGCTGCTGACGACCGATGACTAAAGAAAAACAAGTAACAATTAAAATGGATGTTCGTTCTGCTGCTGCAGTTCGGCAAATTCTTTTTGATGCACAAAAAAGATATACCTATGATGAGGTAAGTGTTCCTCCTAGGATTTCTGATATTCGTGCTGTAATTTATAATCTAGATTCTGAAATTGAAAAGCAAGTACAATGAAAATTTACGAAGAAGTTTTATCTGATCGTCTTTTTAATGCCTGTAGGAATGATGTTATAGAAAAAACAAAAAAATCGTGTTGGAGATCTAATCATTTTTTTTGGGAAGAGAATATAATGGTTAATGTTGATGGTGTTTGTACTGTGACACCATTAGATAATAAACAAATATTAGAAGATCTTAAAATTGAATTAAGTTCAATATTTAAAGAGTTTTCTTATGACGAACTACTATTTCAATATTATATTTGGCACCCATATTCCGCAATTTCATCGCACTCTGATGCCAAATATAAATTTGGAGCAACTTTATATTTGAATACTCCTAGTTCTACTAGTGATGGTGGTTTATTTGTTTGGAAAGATGATGAGTGCCCAGAAAATTTTTTCAAAGCAATTCTTCCAAAACAAAATATGCTAGTTTTAAATGATGAAACTCAAGAACATTTTGTAACTCAAGTATCTCCACATTGTGAAGATATGAGATGTACTATTCAAATTTGGGGAAAATAAATAAATAACCCTTCGGGGTTTACTGGGGAATTAGTTAAACGGTATAACGGGTGCTTTGCAAGCACTTATTAGGAGTTCGATTCTCCTATTCTCCATTTGCCCGTGTACTCCAACGGTAGAGAGGGTGGACTTAGAATCCATACAGTGGAAGTTCAAATCTTCTCACGGGCACTAAATAAAAATAAAAAGTTTGATATGAATTCAATAATTTCGGACATTATTAATTCATTTGAAACTAAATCTAAAACGTCTACAGCAAAATATAAAGATTTTATTACTCACGTTTATAAAACTTTTGACGATAAAATAAAAACTTGCAAGACAGAAAAAATAAAGAATAAATATAAAAAGATGAGGTTTGGTGTTTTAGAATACATAATGGCAAATGAAAAAGTAATAACCTCTAAAATTTGTAAACATAAGTAATGAAAAGTTTTTCTCAATTTTTAGAAGAAGCATCTCTAGCATCTTTTCATGCAAAAAGATTAGGTCTTGTTGGAAATGGGCATGGGGATTGGCATAATAACAAAACAGGAGAATTTGAAGCAAAAACTATAGGTGGTAGACTACAGTTTTATAATAAAAGGCAACGGTTTGGGCAGCAAGACCCTAGACAAACATCCAAAGAAAAAAATTTATCAATAAAAACTTCTCAAAATTCTCCAGTAATTGGTGAACAGGAATTGAGAGAAAAGTATATTAGTGGCGAAATATTTAAAGAGGGTGATTTTGTACAAAGTTTAATTACTGGGATGACTGGAAAAATAATTCGCAGAGGAACAAATCATTTAATCTGTGTAACTGAAGATAGTGTTATGTTTAAATCATGGATCAAAGATGTTATTGAAACAACTGGTAATTAATAAATAAGTATAGAAAAAAGTAAATTACAAAAATTCCATGGCTGTAAATATAGGTGGTCCTCATCGTGGACATGCTGCTGGAGATACTGATGTTGAGAAGCAGGCATCGCAGTTAGCATCTGATGTTAAACTTAAAGTTAAAGAAAAAATGGGTTCACATACAGACATGAATCCTGCTCAAGTTGCACAGGCATATGAGAGGCAACTTGCTTCATCGCCAGCACCATCAACAGTAAAAGCACTTGCAAGAAAAAAACTTAAAATTGGTGTTTCGGAACAATATGGAATTCCTGAACTTGCAAGAAAATCTACAGTAAATGCTCTTGTTAAAGTGTTTGTTGAGGGTGTTAATTCTGAAGAAACCGAAGATATAACCGAAGGTGATGAAAAGCAATATTGGGTAGTTGTTACTGATAAGAAAACTGGAAATACTTATCGTCGTAAAGCAACTCGTGCAAAAATGGCAGAGCTTCGCTCAAATCCAAATATTAGAAGAGTTGAAATGACTGGGTATCATCCAAAAGAAAATAAGGATGATACTAAAGGACAAAAAACTGCAAAAGTAAAAGCAGGTAAAGGATTAGATCCTGTTGGTAAAGAAGATCCAAAGGGTGATCTTGATAATGATGGTATTCCAGCAAGTAGAGATAAAAATGATAAGTATCTTCTAAAGCGTCGTGCTGCAATAGGTAATGCTATTAAAAAAAGAGGAACTGTTTCTGCTTCTTATGAATTAGAAGGTGAAATGCTTGATGAGAAGAAGAAAAGTAAAGTAAAACCTAAAGTAAAAAGATGGTGGGATGATGATGGTGATGGTATTGGTTGGGAAAAAGGAGAAGTAAAAAAAGAAGAATATATTGGTGAAGCAAAAAAAGCAAAGAAAAAAAATTCTAGCGATGCTATTACTGGTGAAGGAGTTAATAATTCAAAATACATTAATACAAAACCAACGATGGAGCAGGCTGAACCTCCAGTTGCTACAAAAAAACCAGAAGATGAAGAAGCAAAGAAAAAACTCAAATTAAGACAGCAGCAAGTTCAAATGGCACTCACTCGCCAGCGTCAAACGATGCAATTGCAAAGATCTGGTAGACTTCCTTTAAATTATTCTGAAGATAATACTCAAGAGGGTGATGATATTCAGGAAGTTGCTCCTCCAGGATTTGAAGGAACTGTTAAAGCGATGAAGAAGTATCCCGAACTTTCTAAAGGAAAAACTTCAGAAGGTAAAGATAAGAACATTTATGCTCTTGCTTGGTTTATGAAAAATAAAGGATATAAGAGTCACAAAACCAAGAGCGGTGCTGATAAAGGAGTTTAAAAATCTCATTAGAAAACCAAAAACATGGGAGACCAGACAAAGGTCTCCTTTTTTTATAAATATCAATAGAAAAAGAATTATAGGTAAGGCACATGGCTCTTTGGGGCAATAAAGATCTAGTCGGAAATGGTGGAACTGTTTGGATAAACCTTTCTTCAGAAGTTGTTACTGGAACTGGAACTACTTTTTCAACCTCTGGATTTGAAGTTAATGAGGGTGATGTTATTGTTGTTGGCGCTGGTGCCACTTATGGTCATGCAGTAATATCATCGGTTACTAGTAATACAGTTGCATCTGTTGCTACTACTCAATATCTAATTCCACATCCAACAACTGGAATTATTACTGCAGCATCTTATTATATTACACAAAGACCAATTTCTTCACTGGAAAACGTTACATACCAGGCACCAGAAGTAAGAACATCTGGTTTCTCTGCAAATCCTTTAACAAGAACTGTTTTTGGTGTTGATACTGCAGAAGCAGATGTTGCTAGAACCACAACTTTTGGTGGTAAAGCAGGTGCTTTTGGTGTTGGACATGCTGGTTGGGTTGGTGTAACAACTTATGTTGATTGTCATGGTAATTTGAGAGTTAAGTCTGAAACTCTAGTTGCTATGGGCAAAGATTCTGCTGGAAATGGTGGAATTCAAAATGATAATGTAGACGACGCTAGATTCCCAGATACTTGATAATATATGAGATTTGATGAGTTGAATGAGAGTAATTATTTACTCTTTGCTATAAAATTTTATAACAATCCCCAAGCGGTGACCAAGGAAGATTTTGATGAAGATTTGAAAAGAATTCGCTATATCAAAAAGTTGTTGAGAAAATATAAAAAAGATGGGATTCTAAAATCTCATCTTTTACTAAATCACCTAACAGTTCTTTTTAATGTTTTTGATGATGCTGCTGTTCCTCTTTTGTTTTATAATTTAGAAAAAGATCTTTGGCCTTCTTTAAAAAGTTTTTTGATATTTTTAAATAGAATTCCAGAATATCCTAAAACTAGACTTAATGAAGTAGATGAAGATGAATATTGTAGTTCTGTTTTAAATTACATCTAATGGACATAGAAAGAATTATAAAAATAATTAGAGAATTAAAAGAAGATGCAGTTGTTGGTGGAATGACAACTGGAAGTTCTGGCCCTATTGCTGGATATAGTGAAAAATCACCAGCACAAGGACCAAATGCAGGTATCACTCCAAAACTTGGAAAAACTCAACGTAGAGGAAATTATGCTACAGGTGGATATAGGTCTAGAAAACCCTGGTTAGATTTCTTAAAGGGGAAATAAAATGTTCAGCAACGAATCTAAAATACAACTAGCGGTGTTGCAAGAAAGATTTAAAGCTCATGAACAGATTATTGAAAAGGTTGATACTGCAATTCAAACCTTAAGTGAAACTAATCAAAATATTTGTAAAATGCTTGCTGTACATGATGAAAGAATAGATCAATGTGGTAAAGATGATGGAGATCTTTGTAAGAAAGTAGAAGATATAGAAGGTAAAGTAGATGGTTTATATAAATTTAGATGGCAAGCTGGAGGAGTAATTGCAGTAATTGTTGCTCTGATTGGAATTATAAATGCATTTGTTCCCAGGATGTTGACCAACGTTCCAAGCTCTGCTACAATAGAGCGCACGAAGTGATTTTCTGATAATGGATTTTATTGATTCCAAGTACATTGGTCTTGTTTCGTCGCGTTTACAAAAATTCAAAAGAGTTAAGGCAGATCTCTACAACTTCCGATGCCCTCTTTGTGGTGACTCTCAAAAGAACAAAAACAAAACCAGGGGATATATTTACCCTGTAAAGAACAACACAAACTTTAAGTGTCATAATTGTGGAGCAAGTTTATCTTTTAATAATTTTTTAAAAGAGTTAGATTCTGAACTGCATAAACAATATACGTTAGAAAAATTTAAAGAAGGACATACGGGCAGAAACTTTGTAGTTGAAGAACCCAAGTTTAATTTTCAAAAACCAGACTTTTTCACAAAACGTGAAAATTCCAAAAACCTGAAAAAGTTAGACTTGCCCAAAGCATCAGAAGTTCCAGTTGCCAAAGAATATTTGGAAAAGAGAAAATTAAATCCTGAAAAGTTTTACTTTGCTCACAAATTTAAAGAATGGACAAATACTCAAAAATTAACATTTGATACTATTCATAAAGATGAAAGTCGCATTATTATACCGATGTATGATGAGGAAAATAATTTAATAGGATTTCAAGGAAGAGCACTTGGTCCTTCGGCAAATAAATACATCACCGTAATGCTTTATGATGATGTACCAAAAATTTACGGATTGAACACAGTAAAGAAAAATGAAACAGTCTACATTACAGAAGGACCATTCGACTCCACGTTCATTTGCAACTCAATTGCTATGTGCGGAGCTGATGTTGATATTAGTAACTGGAATTTTTACGATCCTGTTTGGGTTTATGATAACGAACCACGCAACAAACAAATCGTCGAGCGTATTGCTAAAACCATACGACAAAACCATAAGGTAATTATTTGGCCAAATAACATTCAGCAAAAAGACATTAATGATATGGTTCTTGCTGGACTTAATGTTATGGATATGTTAAAATCAAATACATACACAGGTTTAGAAGCAAAAATTAAGTTTAACAATTGGAAGAAGGTATGAGTAACGGAACAAAAGTTTTTAAGAGAAATGGCAAAACCGAATCTCTTGATTTGAATAAATTGCATGTTATGGTTGAAGAAGCTTGCAAAGACCTAGCAGGTGTATCAGCATCTCAAGTAGAAATGCAATCGGGTATTCAATTTTATGATGGTATTACTACAGCAGAAATTCAAGAGATTTTGATTCGTTCTGCTTCAGATTTGATTGATCTTGATCATCCAAACTATCAGTTTGTTGCTGCTCGTTTGCTTTTGTTTGCTCTTCGTAAGCAGTTGTTTGGGCGTATGCATGATTGCCCTACAGTTAAACAACACGTACTTCGTGCCGTTGGTAGAGGTGTTTATGACTCCGAAATTCTCACACTTTATACCGATGAAGAGTTTGATAAACTTGAGTCGTTTGTTGATCATAGTCGTGACTATTTGTTCACTTACGCAGGTCTACGTCAAGTCGTTGATAAGTACCTCGTGCAAGATAGAAGCACTGGTGAACTTTACGAAACGCCACAGTTTATGTACCTTCTGATTGCGGCAACTATCTTCTCCAAGTATCCAAAAGAAACACGTTTAGATTACGTGAGGAAGTACTACGATGCAATCTCAAAGCACAAAATCAACATTCCTACGCCAATCATGGCAGGTGTTAGAACCCCACTTCGTCAATATGCGAGTTGCGTTCTTGTTGATGTTGATGACACCCTTGATAGCATCTTCAGCTCTGATATGGCAATTGGTCGCTATGTTGCACAAAGAGCAGGAATTGGTATCAACGCAGGTCGAATCAGGGGCATCAACAGTAAAATCAGAGGTGGAGAAGTTCAACATACAGGTGTTGTCCCTTTCCTCAAGAAGTTTGAGGCGACTGTCCGATGCTGCACACAAAATGGCATTAGAGGTGGAAGCGCAACTGTCCACTTCCCCATCTGGCACCAAGAAATAGAAGATATCCTAGTATTAAAAAATAACAAAGGAACCGAAGATAATCGTGTTCGTAAGTTAGACTATTCTATCCAAATCTCTAAACTCTTCTATGAACGCTTCATCCGCAACGAGGAGATTTCACTCTTCTCTCCCCACTCCGTTCCTGGTTTGTATGATGCTTTTGGCACTGATCGATTTGACGAGTTGTATGTATCTTATGAACGAGATGAGTCTATTCCAAGAAAAACTATCGGTGCTCAAGAACTCTTTTTGGACCTCCTGAAAGAACGTGCAGAAACTGGTCGTATTTACATTATGAATATTGATCATTGTAATTCGCACTCATCTTTTATGGATAAAGTAGAGATGAGTAATCTGTGTCAAGAAATTACTCTACCAACTAAACCTATTCAACATATTGACGATCCTGATGGTGAAATTGCTCTCTGCATTCTTTCTGCTATTAACGTTGGAAAAATTAGGGATAACGAAGATCTTCAAGTTCTTTGTGATCTTGCTGTTAGGAGTCTTGATGAACTCATTGATTTTCAGGGATACCCCGTCAAAGCAGCAGAAATTGCCACCAGAGCACGTCGTTCGCTTGGAGTAGGATTTATTGGTTTAGCACACTACCTTGCCAAACATGGGCAAAATTATGATGATTCTGGTGCTTGGAAATTGGTTCATGATCTTACTGAAGCATTTCAATATTATCTAATTCAAGCAACGGTTGATCTTGCTCAAGAAAAAGGTGCATGTGAATATTCGCATAGAACCAAATATGGACATGGTATTCTTCCTATAGATACTTACAAGAAAGATGTAGACGAAATTGTACCTAATACACTCAAGTATGATTGGGAAGCACTTCGTGAGCGTGTCAAGCAATATGGAGTACGGAACAGCACGTTGTCCGCACAAATGCCTTCGGAGAGCAGTTCCGTTGTGTCAAATGCCACAAACGGAATTGAACCGCCTAGAGGGTACTTGTCCATTAAAAAATCAAAGAAAGGACCGCTTAAGCAAGTTGTTCCCCAGTATCAAACACTTAAGAACAATTACACGCTTCTGTGGGATATGCCTAGCAATCGTGGGTATATTAATATTGTTGCAGTTATGCAAAAGTTCTTCGATCAAGCGATTTCTGGAAACTGGTCCTATAATCCAGAAAATTATCCAGATAATGAAGTTCCTACTTCAATAATGGCACAGGACCTATTGACTACATATAAGTACGGCTGGAAAACCAGCTATTATCAGAATACACACGACATGAAGAATGATGAGGTTGAAGAAACCCGTCAGTCTCTTGAAGATTTAATTTCTCAACTAGAACAAGCAGAGGAGGAAGATTGTGAGTCTTGTAAGATTTAAAACAGGTTTAGAGGATAAAAAAATGGTTGAATCCATGACCGTTTTTAATTCCAGTGAAGTAGATACCAAAAAGCAACCAATGTTTTTTGGACAACCATTAGGAATACAAAGATATGATTCTTACAAGTATCCAATTTTTGATAAATTAACAACACAGCAACTGGGTTATTTCTGGAGACCCGAAGAAGTTTCTCTTCAAAAAGACCGTAGCGATTATCATATGCTACGCCCAGAGCAAAAACACATCTTCACCAGTAACCTGAAGTATCAGGTTATGCTTGACTCCGTTCAAGGAAGAGGTCCTGGTATGGCGTTCGCGCCTTACTGCTCTCTTCCTGAACTGGAAGCGTGTATGAAGGTATGGGAATTTATGGAGATGATTCATTCTCGCTCCTATACCTATATCATCAAAAACGTCTATTCAGATCCCTCTGAAGTCTTTGATACGATTCTAAAAGAGGATCGTATTATGGAACGTGCTGTGAGTGTAACTCAAGCATATAACGACTTCATCAATAGTGCTCATCATTATGATAATTCTAATGAATGGATTCATGCGTTAGAACAAGTCCCATACGCACAAGAGGCAAGGTATGAACTCAAGCGCAAACTTTTCAGAGCAGTTGCAAACGTTAATATTCTTGAAGGTATTCGCTTTTACGTGTCATTTGCTTGCAGTTTTGCTTTTGGCGAACTCAAACTTATGGAAGGAAGTGCAAAAATCATCTCACTAATTGCCCGTGATGAGAATCAGCACTTAGTCATTACCCAGAACATTATGAATAAATGGAAAGAAGGTGATGACCCCGAGATGGCACGTATTGCTAGGGAAGAAGAGCAGTGGGTTTATAAAACATTTGAAACTGCTGTAAACCAAGAAAAACTTTGGGCAGAGTATCTGTTCAAGGATGGTTCTATGATTGGTCTAAATGACAAACTGTTGCAGCAGTATGTTGAATGGATTGCTAATCGTAGAATGAAAGCGATTGGACTGAAACCTCTTTATGATATTTCTGCAAAGAACAATCCTCTTCCCTGGACTGAACATTGGATTTCTTCAAAAGGACTTCAAGTTGCTCCACAAGAAACCGAAGTTGAGTCCTACATAGTAGGTGGGATTAAGCAAGATGTTACCAAAGATACTTTCTCAGGATTCCAACTATGATGAATGGGTGGAACAAGAAATTTTAAATGCTTATAGAGAAGCAGCAGAATGCGATGATTTCTTGTTTGGTGATTATGATTATGAAAAAGAGTGGTTAGGTAAAAAAAATGATGATGTAACATGAGGGTCCTAGGACCCTCTTTTTTTATAAATAACTAGAAAGGTATTTTGTAGAGACAATGTTATTACCATCACAGCATAGAGAACTTACCGAAACTTACAGACAGGTATATCTTGGAGAAGTTGACGATATTACCGATGTAATGATTGAAGAAGTTGTAGAAGAACTTATTGAAGAATTTGTAGAATTTGGTTACGAACTTGATGAAGCAGCAGAGGCTGTAGAAGAAGCAGCAACTGAATATCTGATGGAACTCAATCCATATGCTCCAGCAGGTTCAAAAGAAGCAAGAGCATATCAAAAATCAACTACCTCCACAAAGCGTGGAGAGGCACGTAAAGCTGCCGTAAAAGGCGCTGTAGAGCGTGTTAAGGCAAAGGCAAAGAGTGTTAAGGCAGCTGCTGGTATCGCTGGTTCTATTGCCAAGGACGAGGCAAGAAGAGCAGGACGTGCTGCCGCTCACGGCGTTCAAAAGGCAGCATCTGCCGTTCATGCTGCTGCAAGCGCCAAGAAGGCAGAAGTAAAGAAAGGCGTTAAGAGCTTGCTCGGAAAGGGTTTACGCAAGGCAGCAGGCGCTGCTGGTGCAGTTGCTCAAAAGGCACGTAAGGCAGGTGCTGCTGCTGGTAGAGCTGCTGAAAGACTTGGAGAAGAGGCAGATCTTTTTGATTACATTCTTGAGTACTTGGTTGCTGAAGGGTATGCAGATACTAATGAAGCAGCACTCGTCATTATGACAAATATGAGTGAAGAGTGGAGAAATGAAATTGTTGAAGAAACTCTAACTGAAAAACTTGCTAAAGGAACAAAGGGAGTTTCATTTTCAACTGGCAGACATGCTGGTGGATTCGATCAAGCAATGACTGAAAAAAATCCTAGAACTGGTAGACAGAGAAAAACTTCCCCAGAATTGAAAGCAATTGGTGCTCACTCAAAAGCAAAATCTGCTCAGTGGAAAGCTGAACGTGAAGGAGATCATGAAACGGCGAACAGAAACAGAAGAAGAAGAGAAAAAATTGCTCATGTAGTTTACAATAAAACTAATAGAATTATTGATAGAGCTGACAACGATTGAATTTGATTTTAATTTGATGCAAGGGGGTTGACAAACCCCCTTTTTTATTGCTAGAATCGCTTTGCTAGGGTTGAAAGATAAATAATAGCTCTTAAAGATTACTATATGAGCTATGAGAACCCTTGGAAATATAATGGTGAAGTATTCGACTCTAATGATATTAACGAATACTTTGGATTTGTTTATTTGATTACTAATATAGTTACAGGAAGAAAGTATATTGGTAGAAAATATTTTTGGTCTTATAGAACTCCTCCAGGTAAAAAAAGAAGAGTAAAGCAAGAATCTGATTGGAAAAAGTATTATGGTTCTTGTCCAGAGTTAAAGGAAGATTATAAGAAATGTAATAAAGATATTTTCAATAGAGAGATATTGTCTCTTCATAAAACAAAAGGAGATTGTAACTACGAAGAAACAAAACAACTTTTTTTGAATAATGTATTAAAAGAAGCACTTGACGACGGAACACCAGCATACTACAATAGTAATATTCTAGGACGCTATATGCGAAAAGATTATGGTAACTTTGGAGCAAACACTTCGCCAAACTCATGATTGGGCAGTTGATAGGATTCATACACTATCTGAACAAGATCTTGAAAATGCTCGTGCTATTCAATTAGAGTTTAGTGAATGGTTGAATCCTGATATTGAGGATCATGATATATACTCTTTAGAATATATCGGAGAATAAAATAAATTTATGTTTTATAATAAATCTTTTCCCGTAACTATTATTGATAATTTTTATCCAGATCCATATGAAGTAAGAAATTACGCTTTATCTCAAAATTTTTATCCTAATAAAACTGGTAGGTGGCCTGGAGCAAGAACAAACCACATTAATAAAATTGATGAGCAAGGATTAATAATGACAAAATTTATGATTAAAAAAATTTTGTCATTATTTTATAGTGAACATGATATAAAAAGTATTTCTATAGATACTCATTTCCAACACATTAAACCTTTTAATAAAGATAAAAATCATCCACATAATCGTGGATATATTCATAGTGATTCAACAGTATTTGGTGGAGTTATTTACTTGGATCCAAATTCAGAAGAAGGAACTGGAACTTCAATATATTCTATCAAAAATAAACTGCAAACTGATGATTATCTTAATGGATATGTTAATGAATTAAAATTTAAATATCATAACAATAATTTAGATTTAAGTGAAAAAGAAATTAATACTTGGAATACACATAGAGAAAGATATCTAGAATCTGTTAGGATTGAGAATATTTTTAATAGATGTATATTATTTGATGGATATGAAGAGCATGGTGTTCCAAGTTTTGGGACAAAAGAAAGATTAACTCAAGTTTTTTTTGTTCATAGTTTAGAATTTAATGACCATGATCTAAGACTTCCATTACAGAAAGGATGTATTGGGGATTTTCAAATAAAATCCACATCGGGTTGACAAACGATAAATAATCACTTATTATGTAAAATCCCTATTATGAGTAGGGTAAACATCATGAGATTTTGATGTGACAATTAGAGCCGTGGGCACTGCCCCTGAGAAGGGGAACTACTCCTTTGCCTATACGGATGTAGAGTTCAATTAATTTTAATGCAACAATTCCTTACAGTAGCCTTGCCCCTTCTGGCAACGGTTACAACCATTTCGGCAACACTGCCATCATCTGCTAGTGCTCCTTCATATTCTATTATCAAGGAGTTTGAACCAGAGAAGACAGCGATCCTAGAGGTTGCTCCACCGAAGCCAAAAGAAAAAAGGTTAATTTGTAAAGGGTGTAATGAAAATGAAAATGTTGCCCTGAGTTATTTTCAGGACATTGGAATTAAAGACAGAAACGCCCTTGCTACTATCATGGGCAATATTAGGCAAGAATCTACGTTCGTGCCTAATATTTGCGAAGGTGGTAGTATCAGAGCATATCATTCCTGCTGGGGTGGTTATGGTCTGATTCAATGGACATCTGCCAACCGTTATTATGGATTGGGTGATTTTGCTAAGAAGTTTGGTGGCTCACCATCATCGCTTCACACGCAACTTCGTTATCTAACAAATGAAGTCCAATGGAAAGAGATTGAAGATAGGATGAAAATTCCTGGTAAATCTATCAATCGTTACATGGACTATGCGTATAGTTGGATTGGTTGGGGGCATCATGGTGCCCGTACATCTTATGCACATGATTATGCCAACCGACTGATCACGGTAGAAGTTTGATACAATAGAATAAATAAGGGGGAGCATACTCCCCCTTTAGTTGATAATTAATTTATGGATTTTAAAATATATAAGTCTGATTTTATTATTGAAAATCAAAAAGAATTAATAAATCAAATTCATCACTGCCACCAGTTACATCAACAATACTTTAACGGTAAAGATTCAACTTGGACATATTCTCAATATAATTTTTTTGCTTTATCTTCACCTTCAATTTTATTCAATAATTTATTTCAGGAATTAAAAAATATTATAACTGAATATGTACCAAACGAAACAAAATGGATGCAAAGTTGGTTGAATTATCATCATTCAAATCAAGTTTTAGATTGGCATGATCATTATTGGGATTATCATGGATATATTTGCATTGATCCTAAAAAAACAAGAACAATCTTTGAAAATTATGAAATAATTAATGAGGTTGGAAATATTTACATAGGACCTGGATATAGAAAACATAAAGTAATTGTTGATGAAGAGTATGAAGAACCAAGAATTACTCTAGGGTTTGATGTTCAAGTTTCTATAACTGATAATCAACAACCAAATAGTATGTTAAGTTTAATTCCAATATAATTAAGTTTACTTTAAATTTAAATTTTTCAAGACACTAAAATAAAAGTGTGCTATATAGATATATCTTATTTTTTGGAGATTATTATGTCACAAAGTATTCAAGAACTTACCACTTTGTTTGCAACATGGCAAACTGAAGATGAAAAGTTTGTAAACGGTAATAATGCTGCTGGAACTAGAGCACGTAAAGCATTGCAAGAAATTTCTAAACTTGTTAAAACTCGTAGGTTAGAAATTTCTCAAGAAAAAAATATCAGAAAAGAAAATAAAAATTAAATTTAATTTAAGATTGATGTAATTTTTTTAAATATCTTGTGAGTTTATTTTATGGGAGATAAACCTATTTTAGGGCATTATTATATACCTTCTCAAATGAGTAAGGATGTATGTGATCTCATTGTAAAAGATTTTTATGATGAAAGACTTTTGAAACCATCATTATTACATTCTAAAAACAACAATTTAAATACAAAAATTAGAAAGTCTAATCAACGTTGGCTTGACAAAGATACATGGGTTGCTTCTATGCTTTCCCATTTTATCAGATCAGCAAATATAGAATATTATCATTTTAATTTGACTGATTGGAAAGATCAAATACAGTTTACTGTATATGAACCACCAGATGGTCATTATAGATGGCACATTGACATGTTAGATTCAAATGGATTTAATGAAATTAGAAAATTAAGTATTGTTATGTGTTTAAGTTCTCAAAATGATTATGGGGGAGGAGAATTAGAATTGTTTCATCCAACAAAAAAAACGATTAGTTTTAAATTAGACGCTGGTGACGTTGTTATTTTTCCTTCAATAGTTTCTCATAGGGTAAAAAAAACAACTTGGGGAAGAAGAATTTCTTTAGTTGGGTGGTATGGTGGGCCACCTTTTGCATAAATGAAAATACCAAAAATAATTCATCAAACTGCTCCAGATCATGAAAAAGATTGGCATCCTATTTGGAAAGAGTGCCAAAAATCTTGGAAAACTAAATTTAAAGATTTTGAGTACATAATGTGGAGTGATGATGATCTTAGAAATCTTGTTAAAGTTGAGTATTCTGAATTTTTAGAATACTATGATTCTTGGCCATATCATATTATGAGAGTTGATTTTGCACGATTTTGCATTCTTCATAAGTATGGGGGAATATATGCAGATATGGATATGTATTGTTACTCTAATTTTTATAATTTTTTACAATACAAAAGTGTTTATCTCATAGAGTCTTGGCCTAATTGGGGAGAAAAAATTTCTAATTGTTTGATGGCATCTGTCAGAAAACATAATTTTTGGGAAACCTGTATGAAAAATAGTATTATAAATTTTGATATTATTGAAAATTCAAATTTGTCTTTTAATAAAGTTGATTTTATTTTAAATTCTTTTGGACCAAAATATATGTCCAAATTAATTACTGATGAAATTGGAATTTTACCAAAAGAGAGATTTTATCAAGTTCCAAAATATCAATTTAATAATGCTGGAAGTGATTATACTTCTAAAAAGTATAAAGAAATATTAGATGAATTTTATACTTTAATTGAAACTAACACTCAATTTTTTACTCGCCATTGCTTAACTAGCGTTTGGTAAGGACCCTTGACAACCTTACTACCATCCCTTATAATACTCTTATGGGCAGCGGGGTTCCAACCCTCGCATAAGACCCGCCCCTCTCATGCCTCTTAACAATGCACAAACAGAGAGGTCCCTATGGGACTGTTGCTTATTGGTTAAAGCCCACTGCTTATAACGGTGTGAACAGAGTTCAATTCTCTGCAGTCCTATTTGGAAGAATTTGCTCTTCCACAATGTCTCAGTAGCTCAGTGGAATAGAGCAACCGCCTTCTAAGCGGTCGGTCGCTGGTTCGAATCCAGCCTGAGACGTTGGAGAATTATTCTCCATATATAAAAGTGATAGAGGGTAAGTCCCTGTTATATCCTTATGAGGTATATCACACTTACTCCATCAAATGTAGGAAGTGCAACACCTCTCGCTGGTTTAGACTGGATGATGTGAAAGGTGATTCTGTCGGCACATAGAAATCCCTCCTACCATTATTCCCTTATAGCTCAATTGGCAGAGCACGGAGCTGTTAACTCTGGGGTTCCTGGTTCGAGTCCAGGTGGGGGAGTTGATAGGGTTGGAAATGTTCGATTCTATCATATTTTCACTGCCCTCTAATGCAGTGAAACTTGCAGAAAGTGTCTTCTGCGGGTGATGGGCACTCATCACCTTTCGCCTCTGTAGCTCAGTGGTAGAGCAACGGTTTTGTAAACCGTTGGTCGCTGGTTCAAATCCAGTCGGGGGCTTCTAAAAAAAATTGATATGATCAGAATAATAGATAACGTTATACCAAAAGATTACCAAGATAAATTAGAAACCTATTTTTTAGGAACAAATTTTCCTTGGTTTTTTACTTCTGATATAGTTGGTGGTGGGGAATTTTCTGGAGTAGGATTTTCTCATTCTTTGATTACTTTGGATAAAAAAAATAAGAGTCCAGCATATGAGCATGTAATTTCTTTAGTTAATCAAATTTCTAATAAAATAAAAATTAATATTTCCGCAATACATGGTAGAAGTTTTTTACAGATACCATCACGTTCTTCTAAATATAATGACTTATTTCATGTTGATATTGATGAACCACATTTAGTTTATTTGTATTATGTAAATAATTCTGATGGAAATACTATTATTTCTAAAGAAAAATTTGAAAAAAATAAATGTTTAATTAAACCAAAAGATTATAAACCAAAAATATTGCAAGAAGTATGTCCAAAAAAAGGTAGAGTCGTTGTTTTTGATGGATCTTTATATCATGCTGCAGGAATTCCTAAAAAAAATCCAAGATGTATTTTAAATTTTTCTGTAGTTGCAAACGACTTGACATAATTTAAAAATTACTATATAATATTCCTATCCGTGTGAAGGAAATGTGCTGGGAGATTTCTCCCATTTTGCGGGGTTAGTTCAGCGGTAGAACGCTATCCTTCCAAGTTAGATGTCGTCGGTTCGATTCCGATACCCCGCTCTTTTAAAAGTACGGTTTTCCCCCCACTTGACATGATCCCAAAGAGAATGTTAAAATAAATATGTTCAGGTGATGAGACCTCAAATACTCGTTGACTCACTGAAATAAACGGAGTTTGTCGAAACTCCTTACATCCGCAGGTATTACTCTGCGAGAAACTATAGAGGTACTATTATGTTTAAACCCGCTATCGCAGCTGTTGCTGCATCTCCTTTCCTTGCTTCGGCTGCGTTTGCTGGCCCTTATGTAGAAAGCAAGACTACCACTGCTCTTGTTGACGGTGATTACACTGGCGCTCAAACCGAACTTCGTGTTGGTTATGAGCAAAAAGTTAGCACTAATGGTGTAACTGTGTTTGGTGAAATTGGTCCTGGTTATGAGTGGCGTAATGGTCAAGATGGTCAAGGCGTTGCTGTTGGTGAAGTCGGTATCAACTTCCCTATTGCTAATCAACTGACTGGCAAATTCAAAGTTGCTGGTGAGTATGGTTTTGATTCCGAAGTGTTTGGACTCGGTGGCGAACTGAAAGTTCGTTATGCTTTCTGATACTTAACCTTATAAGGTAAGATTGGGGAGTTGACAAACTCCCCTTTTTAATGTATCCTATATAAGGAAAGAGAGAAATGAATGAAAATTAATCTTTGGTATTGCAAAGATATGAAGCAGTGGCGTTGGACTTTAACCGACGATCATCGACCAATCATTAAACAAGAATCTGGACAAAGAGAAAATTTACGCGATGCCATGAATGATGTGGCAAATACCGTAGAATATATGATGGACAAAAATTAATTTTTTATGGGCGATTAGCGCAGCGGTAGCGCAGCTGCTTTACACGCAGTTGGTCATTGGTTCGAATCCGATATTGCCCACTTTATAAATACCTAAAAAATGGTATAATGGAAACACTGTTTAAACTGTTAAGTGATGCCCAGGCATCTCTTTTCGTTCTATTTCATAAAACTTGGGTTTATCACTGGAATGTTGTTGGACAAGATTTTCAACAACTTCATACTCTTTTTGGTGGTCAATATGAGACCATGTTTGAAGAGATAGATAGATTATCAGAACATATGAGATACTTGAATGTAAAACCTTTGAGTAGTTTAAATCGTGTTCTTGAAGTTTCTAAAATCAAAGAAGCATCAAGTTCTGCAAATGCGGAAAATATGATTTCCGATCTTCTTCAATCAAATATTGATTTTTGTGATATGATGTCTAAAATATCCGAAGAATCTGAACAACAAAAATCATATGCGACTGCAAATCTAGTTCAAGATTTAATGGAGTCTCATGGTAAATTTGTATGGATGCTTCGTTCATTCTCTGATTCTGGATCCAAAAAAGTTCAAGAAGAAGTAGAAGAAGAAGTAATAGAAGAAATTATTGAAGAGCAAATAAAAGAAAATACTGAAGAACAAATAGAAGAATAGATGGTATCATGGAAAATTTAAGAATCAGATGTCGCTCCTGTGGTAGGGAGTTAGAGGGGCATCCTACTAAAACTGTAACATGTGGTTGTCCTAATATGGCAACAATTCGTGGAGGAGTTATCTCAGCAGTTGACTTATCACAAATTGTTATGCTAAACTCTATAAATAATAAATCTAAAAAAGGTGTTCTTACAAATGAAGATATTGCCTGGCAAGAGGCACGTCGTCAACGTAAAGTAAGACGTTTAGATTTTGAAGTTCGTTGAGGACTTTTTGGAAGTGTGACCGAGTGGTTTAAGGTACTTGTCTTGAAAACAAGCGTGTTAATAGCACCGTTGGTTCGAATCCAACCACTTCCGTTTTAAATTTAATAATTTCTTAATCACTTTCTTGAAACCAACACATAGTTGACAAGTTGAAACTACTGACTAGACTAACTAGTAGTATTCAACTTAAAATCCTATGGATCAGCACACCTATGATAATTGGGTGAAGATCAAGGCAACATTTGAAGAGTCTGGTAATACGGACAATATGTTTTATAAAAGAGCAGTGGAAATTGTAAAAACCCGCAGAGATCCCCTTGCAAAATTCTTGGAGATGAGAAATGATGTATGAGCAGGAAGAGTTTATTACACGTTCTGAAGTTCAGGAGATGATTGATGCAGCAATACGACGACACAACCGTAATGCTTCTATCATTAGTATGTGCGTCGGTTGGGTGGTTCTTGCTTTATTTGCTGAAGGACTTTTAAGGTTAGTAGGTGTTATTCCTCCGCTTTTACCATGGCTCAACATTACCCTGAAATAATTGGTATTGTATTGTTGTTGGTATTTGCAGCAACAATGTTTTATCAAGGTACATGTATTTTAAGAAATCAACGTGGTTATTCTTTACGCGATTACATGAAGCAAGATAGCAATAACATGAGAAAAAGATTAGAAGAACTATTAAAAGATAAAATAATTAAAGAGGAAGATGACTAAAACACTTTTGATTTCTACGCTGATTTATGCTATACTTATTGGGTCTTGGATTTATTGGGGTCTTACACATGCTTATCCACGATGATTTTTCACATAGTAGAAACACTTGCAAATAGTCCAATTTGGTTAGGACTTTGTGGATTTGGTATAATTGTAGTTCCTATTATGGGAATTGCATATATACATAATAGAAAATAAGTTTAAATAAAACATGGCAAATGTAACTTTTGAAATCACTTCAGTAAGTGGTGCTGAAATATTAGAAGGTGGACAGGGAATGAGTGGTGGAGTTTTTTTAGGATGGACGGGAACATTACTTAATATTGATCCTGATCTTCCAGCAATTTCTGCTCGCCCTGCTGATATAGATGTTGTTGTTTCTGGTCAAACTTATACATTTAGTCCTGATTCCACAAATGGAGTTAAAAATTGGCCAGCAGGAGAAACTTGGTATGATATTGCTTTAGATGATAATCCTTATTATAATTATATAACATATAAGAGTCAAAATAGTTCTAATCAATATCCAACTTCTGGAAAAAGTTTTGATATTTGGTCTGGAGGACTTTGGAAAGAAATTAATTTTTCTGGACAAAGTTGGAGAGATATACATGTTCAAGATCCTTTTAAACTAAGTACATCAAAATATACTTTAGTTTATGATTATACTTCTGGTAGTCCAACTGCCCATTGTTGGGTTAAAGGGGGGCAAATTAATTTCACTCTTGTGGAATGATTAAACGGGATGTAGCTCAGTTTGGTAGAGCACTCGCTTTGGGAGCGAGGGGCCGTAGGTTCAAATCCTATCATCCCGACTGTCCAGTTTCTTAATTGGACCACTTGACTAAAACGTTTTTAACTTTTATAATACTAGGGTAAACAATTCAAAACAATGTCTCTGATTCAAAAATTCAAGAAAGATGTAAACACTCTTCGCCTTGCTGCTAATGGCGAAATCTACCTTGATGTAAAAAGTCCAAAACTTTATAAGAAAGTTCGTCGTTTTTATGAAAATGAAGGCGTAGTATTTTCGGGAGATCCCTTGGATGATTATGAGATGCTCATGGAATACTTGTATCAAGATCTTGAATCTATTGAAGTAGCATCTTGATATGATTGATAATAAGGTTATTTTTAATTCCCAAACTTCAAGTACTGATTTATGTAAACTTGGTGCTATCTTTGAAGCAGATAAATCTCCATATAATCCAAGAAAGTGGCAACATGCTTACACTCCCTTTTATGATTTAATTTTTTCTCCAATTAGATATAAACCAATAGTTTTTGGTGAAATAGGAATTTTTAAAAATACTTCCATGCAAATGTGGAGAAAATATTTTCCAAATGCTATTCTTTACGGGTGGGACCACTCTGAAGAATTTTTACAGTATGCTAAAAATCAACAATTAGAAAACGTTCATTATGATTATATGAACGTTAAGGAAGAAACATCAATTAACGAATCTTTTCAAAAAACTAATGTTAAATTTGATGTTATTATTGATGATTCTAGTCATGAATTTTGGGATCAAATTAAAATAATTAGAAATGCTCATAAGTATTTAAATCCTGGAGGATATCTTATTATTGAAGATATTGATAGATTTAAAAACGAAGATGATTATTCAAGTCAAATTTGGATGTATAATCATATGTTATATTATAATCACATCTCATTTGTAGAAACTGAACATAAAAATAAATTTACAGAACCTTTTGATAATGACAAACTTTTAGTAATGGTTAGAAATAATACTCCACCATTTGATAATCCAAATTTATAATGTTTAAAGATGAGTTGCATAAACTCATCTTTTTTAGTATAATGTTGAAAAGTACTTTGCTTTATGAAAGTAGCATTAATAACAGGAATTACTGGACAAGACGGATCTTATCTTGCTGAACTTCTTTTAGAAAAAGGATATGAAGTTCATGGTATTGTTCGTCGAGCATCTTTGATTAATACCTATCGGATTGATCATATTTACGATCAAATTAAACTTCACTACGGTGATCTTACTGATTCTACAAATCTTGTAAGAGTGATTCAGCAAGTTCAACCAGATGAAATATATAATCTTGGCGCTCAAAGTCATGTAAAAGTGTCTTTTGAGATACCTGAATATACGGGTATGGTTGATGGCCTTGGAACTCTTCGTATTCTTGAGGCAGTTCGTCTTCTGGGAATGGAGAAAAAAACAAGAATCTATCAGGCATCAACGTCTGAAATGTTTGGTAAGGTTCAAGAAATTCCTCAATCAGAAACTACACCTTTTTATCCTCGTTCACCTTATGGAGTTGCAAAAGTTTATGGATACTGGATCGTCAAAAACTACAGAGAGTCTTATGGACTACATGCAAGTTCTGGAATTCTTTTCAATCACGAATCCTCTCGCAGAGGAGAAACTTTTGTCACAAGAAAAATCACTCGCGGACTATCACGAATTTCAACTGGGCAACAGGACGTATTATATCTCGGAAATTTAAACGCCAAACGTGACTGGGGACACGCTAAAGACTTCGTAGAGGCAATGTGGTTGATGCTTCAGCAGGATGAACCTGATGATTATGTGATTGCCACAGGGGAGCAATATTCCGTTCGCGCATTTGTTGAAACTGCTGCTCCTTATTTTGGTATGAACATCATTTGGAGAGGTGAAGGATTGGATGAAGTTGGTATTGATAAACACACCAAAAGAGAGGTTATTAGGGTGAGCCCTAAATATTTTAGACCTGCTGAAGTAGAGACCTTATTAGGTGATGCCACTAAGGCAAAAGAAAAATTAGGTTGGCAACCTAAGATTTCATTTAATCAATTAGTTGAGGACATGTGCATTTATGGACAGTGATTCTAGAGTATTAGTTTGTGGTGCCAATGGAATGGTTGGTTCTGCAATCGTGAGAAACCTTGAACAAAAAGGATATACAAACATTATTAAAGCAACTCGTAAATATGTAGACTTTACGGATGAATTAATAACTGATGAGTATATTCAATCCGTAGAACCTGATTATGTTTTTGTTGCCGCTGCTAAGGTTGGCGGCATTATGGCAAACAATAACTATAAAGCAGATTTCCTGACTGAAAATCTTCGCATCCAAACCAACATTATTGATTCTTCTTATCGTTGGGGTGTAAAGAAACTTCTGTTCCTTGGTTCATCCTGCATCTATCCTAAGATGGCAACACAACCAATTACTGAAGATCAGTTGATGACTGGTCCTTTAGAACCAACTAATGAAGGATATGCTCTTGCAAAAATAGTTGGTGTGAAGATGTGTGAAGCATATCGTCAGCAATATGGATTTAATGCCATTTCTCTGATGCCTACAAATCTTTATGGTCCGAATGACAACTTTGATCTGGAGTCATCCCATGTGCTTCCTGCGATGATTAGGAAGTTTCATGATGCTGTTCCTGGAGAAAGTGTCACTCTTTGGGGTGATGGTTCTGCTATGAGAGAGTTTCTACACGTTGATGATCTTGCAGAGGCGTGTTATGTTTGTATGCAGAAATATGATGAAGCAGGACATATTAATATTGGAACTGGTGAAGATGTAACGATTAAAGAACTTGCCAAAACAATTGTTAATGTTGTTAAGTTTATGGGAAATATTAAATGGGATAAAACAAAACCAAATGGAACTCCTCGTAAAGTTTTGAATGTGGATAAGATCAAGGCACTTGGATGGGAACCAAAGATTGGTCTTCGTGATGGTATTGAAACAACTTACAAATGGTATAAAGAAAATGCAATTTAAATGGCCTTTGATGAAAAATAATATCACTTTTAGTGATAGATTTAATCTTGCTAAATTTGTTTTAACTTCTGATCGTTTTACTAATGGTAAAATGGTTAAAAAGTTTGAAAGTGAATGGAGTAAATGGTTAGGTTCAAAATACTCTTTGTATGTTTCTTCTGGAAGTACTGCTAATTATTTACTTCTTTCTGCAGTAAAAGAACTGTATAATTTAAAAGATGGTGATAAGGTTTTAGTTCCTTCTTGTACGTGGGTAACTAATATTGGTCCAGTTATTCAATTGGGATTTACTCCCATCTTTTGCGATATTAATATAAACAATTTTAGTTTTTGTGAAGAAGATCTTCAATATATTGCAGAAAAACATCCCGATATTAAATTGATATTTGTTACTCATCTGATTGGATTTTCTGCTAATACTGAAAGATATCGTAGTCTTTTTCCAAATGCTTTAATTTTGGATGATATTTGCGAATCTCATGGATGCAAATCTCCAGATGGATCTAAAAGAGGATCTGACAGTTTAGGTGCAACTTTTAGTTTTTACTTTGGGCATCATATCTCAACAGTTGAAGGTGGAATGGTATCTACAAATAATTATGAACTGTATGACTTGATGAAGATGAAAAGAAGTCATGGTTTAGCAAGGGAATCTACCAGATATAAAGAGTATGTTGAAAAATATCCAGATATTTCTGATCAATTTCTTTTTGTGACAGATGGATATAATTTTAGGAATCATGAACTTGGTGCTGTTTTAGGATTATCTCAACTTAAAAGATTAGATAATTATATTGAAATAAGAAATAAAAATTATTTAAATTTTATAAATCTTGTAAAAAATTATTCAGATAAATTTATTATTCCAAAATATTATCCAACGTGTAGTAATTTTTGTTTTCCTCTAATTTGTAAGACTAAAGATATTGCAGATAGACTTAAAAAATTGTTTGCTGAAAATGGTGTAGAGCATAGACCTATAATTAGTGGAAATTTATTAAAACAACCATTCTTGGAAGGATATAAAATAATATCAAATAAAGATCAACTTAATGTTGATTTAATTCATGAGAATGGAATTTATCTCGGAAATAATCATTTTATTGGTGATAAAGAAATTAATTTGCTTAAAAATATTTTAGAAAAATTATGACTTTTTCTTTTAATCAGTTAGGTAATAATGGGCATTTAGGAAATCAAATGTTTCAATATGCCTTCATTAAAGCAGTTGCAAAAAAGTATAATACAACTTTTTGCATACCTCCAAAAGAAATTTTTGGTAAGTATTATTATCAAAGACTCTTTAGTAATATTGATGATTGTTTTGATATTAAATGTGATAGAGAACTAAAACAATATTCTTCTATTCATGAAAAATTTTTTCATTATGATAGTGATTTAGTTGAAAATATTAGTGGTAATTGCAATTTTGTTGGGTATTTTCAATCAGAAAAATATTTTAAAAGTATAGAAGACGAATTACGTTCTGTTGATTTTGTTTTTAAAAATAATATTCAAGAAGATTGTCAAGAAATAGTTGAAGAATATACGGGATCAATAGCACTTCATATACGACGAAATGATTATGTAACAAATCCAAGTCATCCTTTACAAAATAATCAATATTATAGTGATGCTCTTGAACAGTTTCCTCAAGATTTACCAGTTCTTGTTTTTTCGGATGATATTGAATGGTGTAAAAAACAAGAACTGTTTTCTGAAGATAGATTTTTAATTTCAGAAACTGAAAATCCTTACTTTGATTTGTATATTATGAGTCAGTGTGCTTATCATATTATTTGTAATAGCACTTTTAGTTGGTGGGGAGCATGGTTGGCGAATAGTAAAAATGTGATTGCTCCTAAAAATTGGTTTTCTGGGGATTGTATTAATCACAATACTAAAGATTTGTATTTGCCTCACTGGAAAATTTTATGAAAAATATAAATCAATATAATTGTGTTTATTATTGTTTTTATGGTGATTTTAGATATAAAGAATTGTTAGAATTGTCTGTTAATTCTTTAAATAAATTTATTAGTAAAGAAAATATTTTTGTTTTTAGTGAGTATGATATTCCAGAATTGCAAATTTATTGTAATGTAATTAAAACAGAGTTTCCACAAACTCACGCTAAGCGTATGGCATATCGCTTAATTTTGGGTAAAGAACTATTGAAAAATTATGATAGAGTTCTTCATTTAGATGTAGACACTCTTGTTCTTGATAATATTGATGACATTTTTATATCTTTTGAGGATGGAAAATTATCATTCGCAACAGAAGATTTAGAAAATCCGCATAAAATTACTGGAAGTTTTTGGGCAGGACCTTTATTAAATGAAGATGAACTAGTAAAATATTCTAATGTGAATAGTATATGTTGTGGTGTTTTTGGATTTAATAAAAGCGCATATAAAATTTTAGAAGATATTTATAAGTTTATTGTTGAGTGTGAAGACTCTGGATTTTATGGATCTCATGTTGATCAACATGGGTTTGTAACTTATGTGCTACGAAATAATTTATATAATTATAATCTTCAACAACATGTTTCTCATTTTCCAAGCTCTATCTTAGATAAAACTAAGTTTAAAATTTATCATTTTGCTGGTGGTGTAGTATCGGATAATAAGTATAATTATATGAAAAAATTTTTAATTCAAACTATAGATAATAGAAATAATCTTTTGGACTTTCTTCCAAAAAATTTAAAAATAGCAGAACTTGGTATTTTTAAAGGTGATTTTTCTAAAATTATTTTAGAAAAATTATTACCCTCTGAATTATTTCTTGTTGATATATTTCCAGAAAATATGTGTTCTGGTGACAAAGATGGAAATAATATTGTTTTTCTTAATCTTAGTGAAATGTATGATCAAATTTTGAAAGAATTTAAAGATTTTGATAACGTAAAAATAGTTAGATCATATACTTTAGATTTTCTAAATTCTCTAGAAGATGAATATTTAGATGCAGTTTATATTGATGCCGACCATACTTATGAAGCAGTAAAAAAAGATTTAGAATTATCTTTTAGAAAAGTTAAAACTGGTGGGATAATTATGGGACACGACTATAGCGATATTATGTTTCCTGACGTTGTAAAAGCTGTAGATGAATTTTGTAATAATATGGGATTGCAAATAAGTTATTTGACAAATGATGGGTGCCCAACATATTTAATATATAAAACATTAAATGATAAAACTTTATGAATTTGTATGTTTATTTAATCAAATAGAATTACCCCTCAAAAATGCTGTATAGATAATATTGAACATAACGTAATATTAGATAATTTGATAAAAATATGAAAATCTGTATCCTGTGTATTGCTACAAATAAGTACATTCGGTTTGTTGAAAGACTCCTTGATAATATTGAAGAAAACTTTCTTAATGGACATGAGATTGAGTGTTTACTGTTTACTGACCATGAAGTAGAAACATCTGATAACGTAAGAGTTTGTCAGATTGATCACGAACCTTGGCCAATGCCTACCCTGAAAAGGTACAACTACTTCATAAAAGAGAAGGAGTTTATCTCCCAGTTTGATTATTGTTTCTACTTCGACGTGGATATGGGTTTGGTAGATAAGGTCGGTGATGAGGTTCTAAGCGATCTAGTTGCCACTCAGCATCCCTACCAGTCCTTCTATCCAAAGGAACAGAGGACTTACGATAGAAACCCACAGTCGCTCGCATACGTGCCTGTGGGTCAGGAAGGGGAGAACTATTATGCTGGTGGGTTCAATGGTGGTTCTACCAAACGGTTTCTTGAGATGTCAGAAGTGATTGCTGAAAAAGTAAAAAAAGATCTTGAAAATGAAGTGATTGCTCTTTGGCATGATGAATCTCATATGAATCGTTATTTGATTGACAATCCCCCAACATTAAGTTTAACACCTTCATATTGTTTTGCTGAAGAGCAACTTGACAATCTAAATTATCCATTTCATGCTAAAATTATTGCATTAAAGAAAAATCATCAAGAACTTAGAAATTAATAATGAAAAATATTGCTATTATTTTTATTGGAACTGGAAAGTATGCAGATTTCTTTCCAAAATATTATGAAAATTGTGAAAAATATTTTTTAACAAATTCTGAAAAAACATATTTTTGTTTTACCGATGCTGATTTTGGAGGAGAAATTCCTAATAATATTAAAATAATTGAAACCCAACTTGAGAAATGGCCATTACCAACTTTACATAGATTTAAAACTATTTTAAAAGAAAAAAATAATTTACTTAATTACGATTATTTGATTTATCTAGATGCTGATATGTTAGTAAATCAAAAAATTTTGGAGGAAGAAATTTTAACAGAAAAAGATTTCATAGGAGTTTATCACCCAGGATTCTATAAAAAGTCTCAAGGAATTCCTTATGAAAAAAGAAGAATTTCTCAAGCATATGTTGAAGAAGATACTGGTAGGTATTGGCAAGGATCTCTATGGGGTGGAAGAGTTCCTTATGTGTTTGAAATGATTCAAAAACTTCATCAACAAATTCAAATAGATTTGGAAAAAAATATAATTGCAGAATGGCATGATGAAAGTCATATTAATAAGTTTTTCTTGGAAAATAGTGAAAGGGTTTATACTCTTGGACCAGAATATTCTTTTCCAGAAGTTTATGATATTGATCCGAATAAAGATCTAAATTATCCTAATATTGATCCAACCCAAAGAAAAATAATTCATTTATTAAAAAATCATTCTGAAATTAGAAAATAATATGAAACTTAATTTATTGGAAATTCCAGTTTACTATATCAATATGGAAAAAGATATTGATAAAAATAAAAAAATAAAAAAAATAATATCTGATTGTGGATTTACAAATTCTACTAGAGTTGAGGGGTTGGAGCATAAAAATCCCATGTCTGGATGTGCAGCATCCCACTACACGATATTAAGTTCTTTTGAACCACCTTATATAATTTTGGAAGATGATTGTGACATTAAAAATTTTCATCCAATTATAGAAGTTCCTGATGATTCTGATATAATTTATCTTGGAATATCTTCTTGGGGAAGAATGAATTCGCATTCTGGACCGTGTGTGAAATATGATATTTTAGATAATGGGTTATTGAAAATATATAATATGCTTAGTACACATGCTATGCTATTTCTTACAGAAGAATATTGTTCTATATGTAAAAATATAGCAAAATATTTTTATCAAATAGGAGATCATCTTGATATCGGATTTGCTGAAATTCAAAAATATTATAATGCTTATGCGTTTGATGATCCTATGTTTTATCAAACAAGTTCAAATGGAACTGATATGAAATTAAGTTCTTATCCTAGTGTTGATTTTTTTAACTTAAATAGAAATTTTTGGAAACCTTTGGAGATTAAAAAATGAAGAGTTTAGTAACTGGTGGTGCTGGATTTATCGGATCAAATCTTGTAGATCGTCTTATTGATTTGGGGCACGAAGTAATTGTAATTGATAATGAATATTCTGATGTTCATGAACACTTTTATTGGAATGACAGGGCACAAAATTACAAGTATGATATTCGTGACTATGAAAATACACGACCTCTTTACGATGGTGTAGATTATGTTTTTCATCTTGCTGCGGAAGCACGTATTCAACCTGCTATTTTAAATCCAATTGAAGCAGTTAGTATCAACTCTGTAGGAACTTGTACTGTTCTTCAATGTGCTAGAGAAGCGGGAGTGAAAAGAGTAATGTATTCTTCTACTTCTTCTGGATATGGAATGAATGAACCACCTAATATAGAAACTCAACCCGACGATTGTTTAAATCCATATTCGGTTTCAAAAGTAAATGGTGAAAAATTATGTAAAATGTATACGAAACTCTATGGTCTTCAAACTATATGCTTTAGGTATTTTAATGTTTATGGTGAAAGACAACCACTTCGTGGTCAATATGCTCCCGTAATTGGTATTTTCTTACGTCAACGTGCAGCAGGTGAAGAATTGACTATTGTTGGTGATGGAAATCAAAGAAGAGATTTTACTTATGTTGGTGATGTTGTGAATGCAAATATCCTTGCTGCAACAACCAATGTTGATTCAGAGGCATTTGGGCAAGTTTATAATGTTGGAACTGGCAATAATTATTCCATTAATCAAATTGCTAGGATGATTGGACATCCTTCAATAAATATTTCTCCTCGTCCTGGAGAAGCAAGAGTAAGTCTTGCCAATAATCAAAAACTTCGCAAAACTTTTGGTTGGGAACCAACTGTAAAACTTGAAGAATGGATTAATTCTCAACTCTAATATTTTAATAACATGAAAATAAAAATTTTTTCTTTCGTTTTTAATAGACCAGATATTTTACAACATCAAATAAACTCTATTAAAAAGTTTTTAATTGGTGATTGTGAAATTAATGTAGTTTATGATACTAGAGATAATGAATATTATGAGCAGTTTAAAAATATATGTCAAAATAATGATGTAAATTTTTATTGCCATGTATCTGAACCAGGTCAAACACCAAGTTTTTATAATGGACAGGTAATTAGTTGGATTTATGAAAATCAGATCTTAAAAGATGATGATGATTATATGGTTATTTTTTTAGATCATGATATGTTTTTAATTAGTGATTTTAATCCATATCTTGAAGTTGGTGAATATGATGTATTTGGATTATTGCAAACCCGTAAAAATATTCAATATGTTTGGCCTGGACTTTGTGGATTTAAAAAATCTTCTGTAAAAAATATTGAATTTGATTTTTATCCAAAAATTGTAGATGGACAATCTTTAGACACAGGTGGTGGGACATATTCTTTATTAAGTAATCAAAAAATTAAATTTTTTGATAGTGGAGTTGAATATCCAGATGAATACTGTGGGTTAAATTTAAAAGATAAATCTTTAACCAATGGATATAATTATGAACTTCATTTTAAAGGTAAATTTTTACATTTTAGAAATGCTTGTAGTTGGCATAATGAATATCAAGTAAATGATATTGAAAAAACAAACCTTTTATTTAAAATTTTATCTGATGTTATAGAAGATAATGATAAAAAATATTTTGAAATAGTTGTTGCCAGATATAATGAAAATATTGAATGGACAAAAAATTATTTAAATTATATCACTCTTTATAATAAAGGGGATGATATAATTGATAATGCAATTCCTTTAAAAAATATTGGTAGAGAACCTCATACATACCTGCATCATATTATTAATAATTATGATAATCTAGCAAATTATACTATATTTCTTCAGGGAAATCCTTTTGATCACATTTACCCTCATCAGGATCAACAAGAAAGACTTTTTAATCTTTTAAATGATATCATTTTTAATGATAAACAAATTGGAGATTTTTATAAAATACTTGCATGTGTTATAACTGGTGATTATGAATATATAAGAGAACCGTATCATATGGAGTGTCCAAATATAGTGGATGCTTATGTTAAAGTGTTTGATCGTTTACCTGCAGAAGGGGAAACGTATACTTATGCATCTGGTGCTCAATTTGTCGTATCAAAAAAAGCAATACATTCAAGACCAATAGAGTTTTATAAGAATATACTTAAAATATTTGAATACGATCCAAGTGTTGATGGATATGATGAAGTAAATGAAAAACTACTTCAAGTTAATGAAAGATATTTTGATGGTAAAAATAGATATAATCCAAATAATCCACAAATGGCATATCATGTTGAAAGATTTTGGAGATTAATATTTAATGAAATATGATTATTTAATAATTGGTTGTGGTTTGTTCGGATCTACATTTGCAAGACTTGCCGTAGATAATGGCAAGTCTTGTTTAATTATAGATAAGAGAAATCATATTGCTGGAAATTGCTATACTAAAAATATTGAAGGGATAAATGTTCATGAATATGGTCCACATATATTTCATACTAGTAACAAACTAGTTTGGAATTTTGTAAATAGATTTGCTGAATTTAACAATTATATACATTCTCCTAAAGCATGGCATAAGAATAAATTATATTCTTTGCCATTTAATATGAATACTTTTTATGAATTGTGGAATACTAAAGATCCTCAACAGGTAAAAACAATAATAGAATCTCAAAAATTTAAGGGAACTGTTGGAAATCTTGAAGAACAGGCGCTGGCTCTTGTTGGTGAGGATATATACAACACTTTAATTAAAGGATATACTGAAAAACATTGGGGAAGATCTGCAAAGGATCTTCCCTCCTTTATAATTAAAAGACTTCCTTTAAGATTTACTTTTGATAATAATTATTTCAATGATAGATATCAAGGTATTCCAGTAGGTGGATATACTAAAATGTTTGAAAACATGCTTGAGGGAATACCAATTCAACTAGGTGTTGATTATTTTTCTGACAAAAATTATTACAATTCCTTGGCAAAAACTATAGTATATACTGGATGTATAGATGAATTTTTTGATTATGAGTATGGAAATTTACAGTATCGGTCATTAAAATTTGATACTGAAATTATTAATTCAGATAATTATCAAGCAGTTTCTCAAATGAATTATACTTGTGATACTAAAAAATGGACTAGAATTGTAGAGCATAAGCACTTTGAAAACGTAAACACAAAAAATACTATCATTACTAAAGAATATTCTATAGAATATAGGATTGGATTAACACCATATTATCCAATAAACGATTTTTATAACCAAAATATTTTTAATAAGTATAAAGAAAAATCTAAATTATTGACAAATACTATATTTGGGGGTAGACTATCTGAATATAAGTATATGGATATGCATGTTGTGATTGAATCTGCATTTAATAAATTTAAGAAACAATGAGTATAAGTAGAAGAATTGTAGTCACAAATCATTCTAGTCATGATTTAGAATGGTTAAAAGATCTTGAAGATCATGGAATAACCTCAGAACATATTTACATTTATGATAGAAGTGGAAATGGAGTAGATCAATACAAACATTTGGGAAAAGTATTTGAGTCACCAAATGTTGGATCTAACATATATGATTATGGTAGATATATTGTCGAAAATTATGATGATCTTGCTGATATTAATATTTTAATTAAAGGTAATATAACTTGGAGAACTTATACTAATCGGGAAAGATTAATTTATGCTTTGAATGCAAATTGGTTTGTCCCAATAGATAACGATCCAATAGGAACTGGAGAAAAAAATTATTTTGAACCATGGGGAGAAGGATTTTATGTAAATGATTCTTCTCACTTGGAAAAAACTGAAAGATTTATGGGAGATAATAAAGATTTAAAAGTTTATCCCAGAATAAAAAATATAAAAGATTTTTTGGAAGATTTATTCATTATAAAACAAATTCCAGAATATTTGTCATTCTGCCCAGGTGCAAATTTTGTTGTCCCCAAACAGAATATTTTAAAGTACACTAAAAAGTTTTATCAAAAAATGATAGATTATACTGATTATGATCCAAATCCTATGGAATCTCATTTCTTTGAAAGAGTTTTACCACTTGCTTGGCAAGGTTGTTTATTAGAAAATTTAGATTGATATGGATAAAAATAAATCTGCATATAAACTTAAGGGTCTTCCACACATCTATTATATTAATTTAGATGATAAACAAGAACGTGCCAAATACATGGAGGAACAATTTAAATATTGGCAAATAGAAAATTATACTCGTATATCTGCTTATGATGGTAGAGATGATGATCTTGGACATTTGCTTAAAGGAAGATATCCAGATATGATGAATTCTGGAGAAGTAGGGTGCGTTACTTCACATTTAAAAGCATTAAAGCATTTTTTAGAATTTTCTAATGAACAAGTTGCTTTAATTATGGAAGATGATTGTGATTTAGATACTGTAAAACATTGGCCATTTAATTGGAAAGACTTTTATTGTAAGATTCCTTATGATTATGATGTAATACAATTAGCGATTATTAATCCATCTCAAATACATATGAGACTTCATCGTAGATTTGTTAATGATTTTTCTACGGCATGTTATTTAATAACTCGTCATCATGCACAAAAACTTATCAATCTTCATTGTAGGGAAGATAAGTATAAACTTGATAACGGAGTAAAACCAAGAGCAGTAGCAGATGATTTAATTTACAATTCTGGAAATACTTTTGCAATGCCTTTGTTTATGTATAAAATTGAGTTGGGATCCGATATTCATGATGACCATATAGATAGTTTTCATAGAAGTAGTTATGAGGGTCTGTGGCAATTTTGGAGAAATGAAGCAGTTGATATTTCAGATTGGAACTTTATATTTGATTATGATGCTTATGCTAACAGAATACCAATTGTTAAATCGTCTGAGTAAATATACTTATTGTGTTAGGATATCCGAACAAAGAGGGTCTTGACCCCTCTTTATTTTTGCTATATAATATTGTAACAGTTCTTTACAAAACTACAATGACTGTAACAACTAATGAGTACGGACAACAAAACATGTGGGCCAAAGAGCCTGAAATGGTTTATCAAGAATACAAACGTAAAGGTCTTCTGACCCCCATGCAAACTACGGAGATGTATAATGGGCGCTGGGCAATGGTCGGGATTTTTGCTGGTGCTATTTCTTATTTTATCACTGGCAAACTCTTCTTCGGGATCTTCTGATTAGGGGCTTGACAATGACTTCAACTATCTTTACAATTACTAGTGTTGCTTTCTTTGTTTTACTGGCAGCATCTGTAGAAAAAATTTGTGAGACTTATTAATGGCATTTAACATTACCCTCCAATCTCCCGATGGAACTGAAACTACCATTCAGTGTCCTGAAGATCAATATATTATGGACGCTGCTGAAGAGGCAGGCGTAGATCTTCCTTCCAGTTGCCGTGCTGGTGCTTGTTCCGCTTGTGCTGGTAAACTTATCAGTGGTACAGTAGATAATGAGGATCAATCTTTTCTTGATGATGAACAAGTTGCAGATGGTTGGGTGCTAACCTGTGTAGCATACCCCACTAGCGATTGTGTGATCCTTACTGAACAGGAAGAGAATCTGTGAGTGCAAACATGCTTGGGCAATTTAATCTTGCCCTTCAAGAGTTAATTAATACTGGTGCCTGGGACAAAAATGCAGAACTAGAAGTTAAAATTGCAGGCACTCTTAAAAGTGATAAGTTTATTGTGATTAAACCTATCAAACAAAAACTGGTTTGTAATCCAAACCCAGACCTTAAACAAAAACACTCTTATCAAGGAGAAAACAAATGAAATTTGGATTTACCCCCGAAGCAGAAATTCTTAATGCTCGTTTTGCGATGATTGGATTTGTTGCTGGAGTTGCTTCTTATCTTACCACTGGTCAAATTATTCCTGGTATTTTTTAAATAATATGATATGATATAGAGAACATATTATATCATAATTAGAATGAAACTTCCTTCTTTATATGAATTTAAAATTAATGATGAATCTCTAAATTTTTTATTAGATAAATTGGAGTTTTATAAAAAAAATTCAATTTATTGGAGGAATGAAGAAAACTATTCTCCAGCGAATAAAGTTGTTACTGAAAATGGAGATCATACTGATAATTTATTAGATTATGATGATGACCTAGTTAATTTTTTAGAATCTATAAAACAAGATTTTGAAAAAAAATTTGAACAAAAATTTGAATTATTTTGGTCTCATATTATACATTATTATCCTGGAGGATATCAAAAATTTCATAAGCATGATCATAATGAAGATTTTGGGTTTTTAATTTATTTAAATGATTGTGATGGTGGGGAAACTGTATTTACTTTAAATGAAAAAAGAAAAACAATAAAATCAATTAAACCTAGAAAAGGAAATGGAATCTTTTTTCTTGCTTCATTAGGACATTATGGTGATGTGTGTAAAACAGAAAAAAAAGTTCTTTTTTGTGGATTAAAATTAAAAAACTAATAAAAAAATTATGGAGGTTAAAATGCGTAGCGAAGGATATACTATTCCTGAAGTTCAATTTTTATTCAGGGAAAATGGAGAATTTGTAAATCGTACAACATCAGAACTGTTTAATGATAAACGTGTGGTCATTTTTAGTTTGCCTGGTGCTTTCACTCCTACTTGCAGTGCCTATCAGTTACCTGGATTCGAAGAGAAATACGACGACTTTATTGGTCTTGGCATCGACGATATTTATTGCATCTCTGTTAATGATGGGTTTGTGATGAATGCCTGGGCAAAGGACCAAAATATTGAAAAGATTACTTTAATTCCAGATGGTAATGCATATTTCACACGCTCTATGGGTATGCTTGTGAATAAATCAAATCTTGGTTTTGGTAATCGTTCTTGGCGATATGCTGCTGTTGTAGATAACGGAATTATTGAAAAACTTTTTGTTGAAGAGGGTTTACGTGATAATGGGGATACCGATCCTTATGAAGAAACAACTCCAGATAAAGTTCTTGAATATGTTTCTGCAAATGTAAAAGTTGGTGCCACTGTTTGAAATAATAAGTAATATTATTTGACTCTGTTGCTAAATAAGCAGCAGAGTTTTTTTATGTCTATGCCACGCGGACAACTGACTAGGGATATTATAAAGTGTGAAGTTCTTAAAATTAAAAGAGATTTGGATAGAGAATGGATGGATAAATCTAGTTATGATCCAAAATGGTTAGCACATCAATACCTTAATAAAGTATTAGATAAGATTGAAGAATACTCATATTAATAAATACTTTAGTTGCATTCGGGAGAAAGGCATGACATTAGATCTTCATAATTTTTTCAAATATTATGATGATGGTAATGCGAACCATGTGGCGGCAGTTCAGTGGTTGGAAGATAACCTTCCTGCTCAATTCCTTGATGATTCGGAAACAGAATGGATTGGAATTTTTAGAACTAAACCACCTACACCAGAAGTTCTTGCAGTTCCATACTTCAATCAAGTAGACAATTATAGAGATGCACATAGAACTTGCAACTCTTCATCGTGCGCTATGTGCCTTGCTTTCCTCAAGCCAGGAAGCATTAAAGGTGATGACGAATACGTTAAGAAAGTATTTGCAATTGGTGATACAACTGACCATGCGGTACAGACGAAAGTTCTGGCAGGTTATGGTGTTAAGTCACACTTTAGTTACAATTTATCTTTTGCTGATATTGATAAAAGTTTGGACGCTGGAAAGCCCGTTGTTATTGGCATACTCCATAGGGGTTCTCTTTCTGCACCTACTGGTGGGCACATGTGTGTTGTAATTGGTAAGACCCCAGATGGTAAAGGATACTATGTAAATGATCCTTATGGTTCACTTAATGACAACTACACGGGTCCAGTAACAAATGGCAAGAAAACCATTTACACCAAAGCAGTTCTTAAGCACCGTTGGTGTCCAGGAGGCAACGATGGATGGGGAAGAATCTTCGACTAATTTTAAAAGAAAGATGCTTAAAGTGATTAAGGATCTTACAAATAACGGTAGGCATAAGGAAGCAAACGAACTTTATCAAAGGTATTTCGGAGGACAAAATGGCAAGAATTGATTTACATAACTTCTTCAAGTTTTATGACGAGAAGAATCCTAATCACGTTAAAGCTGTACAGTGGTTAGAAGATAATCTGCCAGTCAAGTATCTAGAAGATAATATTGATTGGGCGGAGATTTATAGGGGAAAAAAGGGTAATGCTGCACCAGCACCCACTGCTGCTGCAGCTCCTGTAGCAGGTGGTGATGATGTTCCACAAATGGGAATCAAATTAGTGAAAGAGTTTGAAGGATGTAGATTGAATGCTTATCCAGATCCTCTCTCAGGTAATCTTCCAATCACTATTGGTTGGGGATGCACTCGTAAGAAGGATGGATCACCATTCAAGATGGGAGATACGATTACTCAAGCAGAAGCAGATGAGCTACTGATTGATGAAGCGAAGAAACATTTCCTACCAGCACTTCGTAAAATTCCATATTGGAATGAAATGAGTGATGGCAAAAGAGGTGCCCTTCTATCCTTCGCTTATAATTTGGGCGCTGGGTTTTATGGTGGCGATAATTTTAATACTATTACTCGTGTCTTAAAAAATAAAGAATGGGATAAGGTGCCCGATGCGCTTTACCTCTACAGAAATCCTGGTTCTAATGTAGAAGCAGGACTAGCACGTAGAAGAAAAGCAGAAGGTGAAGCTTGGAAAAAAGGTTAACTTCACACTAAGGACAAATGGAAAACACAAAAAGAGAAAAATGTATGGGACAAGTTATTCGTATTGCCATTCTGGGATGGTCTGCTGCCCTTCTCACCGCTAGTTATGCTGGTGCCCTATCCAAGATGGACCCAACCTTTATTGCTACGGTCTTCACGGCTTCTGCTGCTACCTTTGGTATTAATACTATGAAAAAAGGTGGAGATGATGATGAAAAAAAAGATCAACCACGTAGAGAAGAATTTGTAGAAGCGCCACCAGAACCACCAGCAGTTTTAGAAACATCAGTAACTCTTGAAGAAAGAGTTGAAGCACTTGAAACTAAAGTTGATGATACTGAAGGATATGTTCAACCCCGCACAGGAGTCTAATGTCTAAATCTCCAAATAAAGGTAAAAAAGGATCTGCTAATAATAAAAAGCAGAATTGTGGAAATGCCACTGCCAAAAAGGCAAAAAATGGGGGTAAAAAGAAGTAATGTTAGTTGAAGTTTTGATTGCTGGTAATGTTATGATTGGTCCTAATTTATGCCAAGCAGATTTGATTTATAAAAACCAACTTTATACAGTTGAATACAAATGCCCAGAGAATGGAACACTCCAAAGAGGGAGTGTTGGAATGCTCCAATCCACCAAATACTTAAAGCTATAGATAATCACACCCGTCTCTTTATGGAAACGGGTGATTTTTGGCATGAAGAGCAAGCAAACATATTAAGAAAATATGTAAAAGATTTAAAAGTCTGGATACATAAACAGGAGGGATGGTGGAATGAATGATTTTCCTTGGGGAGTTGTAATAATATTATCTTGTGGTCTTTTATTTACATTATATTGCATTTACTACATATTAAAATTAGCAAACGAGGAAATGAAAGATGAAACATCTAGCACTCATTCTGTCCATCACAAGTCTGACAATTAGTGGAGCACTATGTTATGGTGCTTATGTAACTTATAAAAAAGCAGAATCAATTCTCAATAACCCAGAAGAGTTTGTTGGAAAAGTTGTTGAGAATCAAGTGAATAAAGCATTTGAAAAACTACCTATTCCTAAACTAAATACTGGGAGTATTAAGTTTCCTTTCTAATGGCAGATAAAGACCCATACATATATCGGATCCGCGAAGTTCATAAGGTAGTCGATGGAGATACTATTGACGCTGATATTGACCTGGGGTTTGATATTTCTCTCACTAAACGTATTCGCCTCGCTGGTGTGGATACTCCTGAAAGTCGTACCACTGATGCGTATGAAAAAAAACTTGGACTTGAAGTCAAAGATTGGCTCAAGCATAGATTAGAGTTTGCTAAAGATATTATAATCAAAACAGAATTGCCCGATAGTACGGAAAAGTATGGACGTATTATTGGGCATTTGTTTATAAATGGAGAATCAACTTCAATTAACAATCAAATGGTTTCTGAAGGATATGCTTGGGAATATGATGGTGGTACAAAGAAAAAAGATTTTGCTTTATTGGAGGCAAAACGAAATGCAAGCAAAAAGTCTATCTGAAGAAGAACAGAAAGAAAAACTTCAAAAAAAGTCATCTAAATTTGATAACGTATTGCTTGATGCACTTTATAATATAATTGCTTATATTCCAGCAGCAATTATTACTTGGTTTATTTCAAACTTTGAACTTTAGAATGATAATCTAGCTGCTAATTTTTTAGCAATCTTTTGTGGTGGGGCATAGAGAGATTTAAATCTTTCTTGCCCTTCTTTTGTGAATTTGTCTTTTATTACATCATCAATAATAATTTTATTGTCTATTTCATAAAGAGAATTTGTATCTACTTGGTCACGTATGTATTGCTCTACATTATCAGTTTGTGTTATTAAACGTGTTCCCTCTGATGAATATTCAAATATATCAACATGCCCTTCTTCTGCCATAACATAATGGAGAACAGGTTTGACTTGTTTGATTTTAATTTTAAATTTGTTTTTTGTTGCTTCTCTTATTACTGGTTCTGCCGCATTTTTAACTACGTTTAATACTTGTGTGGCAATCATCGTAGAAGCTGTAGTAACTACTGCGACAGCACCAGCCGTAGCAACAAGAGAAGGATCAGGTAAATTAATATTGATTCCACCGACAGTAAAGGTTGGAGTAGTGTTTGGTTTGTCTGCTGGTATTTCAGCAATTGGCGTTTGAACGGGGGGGGTTTGAACAACCTGTGGCAGTTGAGGGGCAGGAGTAGGTGTTGAGGGAAGTCCTCTAGTTTTTTCTTGTTTTTCTGCTTCTTGTTTTTCACGTTCTGCCTTTACTGCCGCATCAAATTCTGCTTGAGTTGGAACATTAATAACTGGGTAGTTTATTGTAGTATTTGGAGCATTAATTATAGGAATGGATAATCCACGAACAACGGGTTGTTCAACATCATAAATTGTTGGTTTTTCTATAGTTGAAATTATAGATGGACCAGTAATTTTATTAATGTTTGAATTTGGTATATTGATCGGATTATTTCCGATTATTGGTTTTAAATTTGGATTATCAATTTGTGCGATTGGATCCATTAACTACATCCTCAACTTTTGGATATTTGACAACAACATCGGCACATATTTTGTAGTAAGGACTATCAGGATGAAACATAACTCCATTTTTATATGCTTCACCACATTTTAATAATCTAACTAATTCAAAATCTAATCTTGCTTTGTCTGCTTCTGCTTGTTGTCTAGCAATTTCTGTTCTTGCTCTTTCTTTACACAGTTCACTTAAACTTCCATCTAACGGAAAATTAAATCCCATACTGACACCAGCGTTGCCACTATAGGATTTAAATGTTTCTGGATCATCACTTCCATTTCCTGTTGTTAAAACAAACGGAGCAAAACTCATCGTCGGTCCTTGACAGGATACACCACCACCGTATGTGTTGACGGCATAAGGACCTTGTAATACTTGGACAGCCTGGTTTGTAACGTTACCAGTAGCACTGGCACTAGGACCAGCGATGTTAGTGTTTGACGGAGCAGTTTGAGCTGCTGTGGATCCACAAAGTAAGGCACTAGTTACTGTGTAAAGACAGATATTGATGTAGTGGTTGATTGGGTTTCTGTGGTGCGATCTATCCATGTTTCTTTTGCCACTCCAGGGCCGAGATAGGTTTCGCTGAACTGGAATGGAGCACCTTGTGTCATAATGGAATAATTAGCACCTCTTTGTGGAATGCTAGGAATGTTGATGTTTGTTCCAGTTACAGTATAAGATTCACCAGTTGTATATTCAACTTGGCGGATTGTTTCTATAATCTTTGTAGTCGATTCGGTTGTTGCGTTGATTGTACCTCTAGTAAAATTAGGCACAACACTTTCAGCTAGGGCAGGACAAGAAAACCCTAGCAGGAACAACCCTGCTAGGATATGTCTCATTTGAATACGCTCAACTCAATACTACGTTGTGCTGTTGCTGTGGTTCCAGCACCACCTGCAGTAACAGTAGGAACACCTGTAGTTGAAAGAGTACCAGCAAGAGAACCTTTGTCACCTCCAGGTTGTGTAATCGTATCTCCATAAAGATTTGGAGAACCAACAACACCGTTAGTAACAGTTTGATTGGTTACTGGAACATCACCAACAATAGCAGTTTCTGAAAATGTAAATGCTTGACCGTTAGTATTAATACCATAGGTTCCATCAGTAATAGAAGCGGGTGCTGTTGTGGAACCAGTTGATAATCCACCAAGGGTGGTTACATCTATATTTGAACCTGAAGCGGAGTATGAACTACCAATTCGTGTTGATTGAATCGCGGCACCATCAACTTTCAATTGAACGGAATCAGTAATTCTTGATGTGATTTCAGCAGCATTAACTGGAATAGTGAAGAATAACGAAAAAACTAATAGAAGTCTTTTCATTTTCTTATGTTGTGATAAACACTATTTTTATTTAGGAACAAGTTTTCGTTTGGGGGCTTGACAGGGACGGGAAACCGTAGTATGATAAATAGGTAAACAAATGTTACAAGATCTTAATCTTTTGTAACAAGTTCCTCTTTCAACCGAGACCTATGGGGAGGTTAAACACAGTCTCTCATATCCCCGCTGAGGGTGCGGGGAGCATAGTATCACCACCATTTCCCTGATGGTCCTACTATTCTTTTAAACGATTATGACTGCTTCAATTGCTCAACAACGATCTACTTCCACTTGGGAATCTTTTTGCCAGTGGGTTACTTCAACGAACAACCGCCTGTATGTGGGTTGGTTCGGAGTCCTGATGATTCCTACTCTGCTCGCTGCAGCAACGTGTTTCATCATCGCCTTCATCGGTGCTCCCCCTGTGGACATCGACGGCATTCGTGAACCTGTTTCTGGTTCACTAATGTGGGGAAACAACATCATCTCAGGTGCTGTAGTTCCTTCAAGCAACGCTATTGGATTGCACTTTTATCCCATTTGGGAAGCCGCATCTCTTGATGAATGGCTCTATAATGGTGGTCCTTTCCAACTGATTGTGTTCCACTTCCTGATTGGTATTTACGCCTATATGGGTCGTGAGTGGGAACTTTCCTACCGTCTTGGTATGCGTCCTTGGATCTGTGTTGCATACTCTGCACCTGTTGCTGCTGCTTCTGCAGTGTTCCTGGTCTATCCTTTCGGTCAAGGTTCTTTCTCTGATGCGATGCCTCTGGGTATCTCTGGCACCTTCAACTATATGCTTGTGTTCCAGGCAGAGCACAACATCCTGATGCACCCCTTCCACATGCTTGGAGTTGCTGGTGTGTTCGGTGGTTCTCTGTTCAGTGCGATGCATGGTTCTCTGGTTACTTCCTCGCTGGTTCGTGAAACCACCGAAACCGAATCTCAAAACTACGGTTACAAGTTCGGTCAAGAAGAAGAGACTTATAACATCGTTGCTGCACACGGTTATTTTGGTCGCCTGATCTTCCAATATGCTTCGTTCAACAATTCTCGTTCGCTACACTTTTTCCTTGCTGCTTGGCCTGTTGTCGGTATCTGGTTTGCTGCCCTGGGCGTTTCAACAATGGCGTTCAACCTCAACGGATTCAACTTCAACCAATCTCTGCTTGATAGTTCCAATCGCGTAATTCCTACTTGGGCTGACGTTCTCAACCGTGCCAATCTTGGTTTTGAAGTGATGCACGAGCGCAACGCTCACAACTTCCCTCTTGACCTTGCTGCTGCAGATGTAACCCCTGTTGCTCTGACTGCACCTGCAATCGGTTGATATAAAACTGAATAACTGATATAATTAAGAGGGTATAACAACCCTCTTTTTTTATGTCTCATAAACCCCAACATGAACCTATGGAACCCTGGGTAGTCTGGGCAGGTGTAGGAATTATGATGTTTACAGTTATTATATTTCTCATATTTACTCTCAGTTTAATGTATTTTTAGTAAATATGTTCAATTCATAACAATTTAAAGACACTCAAACAAGAACTCCGTATAATTACTTAGGAGTTCTTTTTCTTTTATGAAGATCTTTTTAGACACGGCAGATGTTGATATGATTGGTCCAGCATATGATACTGGACTATTGGATGGAGTCACTACAAATCCCACCCTCATTCTCAAAAGTGGAAAGCAATTAAAAGAAGTTATTGAAAACATATCACAATCATTTCCAAATTTAACAAGCATTTCTGCAGAAGTTGTTGCAGATTCTCATGAAGAAATGCTTTCACAGGCACAAAAGTATTACTCAATTTCCCCAACAGTTACAATTAAAGTTCCCTGCACGGTAGAAGGACTTAAGGCTTGTAAGTTTCTTTCTGATAAAGGAATTCAAGTCAATGTAACTTTGGTTTTCTCAGTTGCACAAGCAATTCTCGCATCTAAGGCTGGTGCAACATTCATCTCTCCTTTTGTTGGTAGATGGATGGATAATTCAATTGATGGTATTGAACTTATCAGAAACATTCGTAGGGCATTTGATTATTCTGGAACATTTACACAAATTCTTGCCGCATCTCTTCGTGATGTTAGGCAAGTAGAACAATCGGCACTAAATGGAGCAGATGTTGCTACAATACCACCAGTTGTTTTTTGGGGAATGTATAAGAACATTATGACTGAGAAGGGATTGGATTTATTCCAAAAAGATTGGGATGAAGTTATTAAGAGTAAAGGTGAATAATGAAAGGTCTAGTTATATTTGGTGCAACTGGAGATCTCTGTAAGAAGAAACTAATTCCAGCACTTTATACTCTTCATAAGAAAGGTCTCTTACCAAAGGACCTGAAGATTATTGGTGCATCTAGGACACAACATTCTAAAGATAGTTGGGTAGAAGTTCTTGGCAATTATTCCCAAGAGTTTATTAAGAGACTTGAATATGTTCCTTGTGATTTGAGTGATGCAGAGTCTCTTAAGTCACTGGATTCTTCTGATGATACGACTTATTTTCTTTCTGTTCCACCAGAAAGATATGCTGATGCAGTTACAAACCTCAAAGAAGCAGGTAAGGTAGATGACGCAGAAAAATCACGAGTTATTATTGAGAAGCCTTTTGGCACCGATCTTCAATCTGCTAATTATTTACAATCTGTGGTGGCTGGGTATTTACGCGAAAAACAAGTATATCGCATTGACCATTATCTCGGTAAAGATACTGTTAATAATATCCTTGCCACCCGCTTTAGCAATATACTTCTGGAGCCACTCTGGAACAGGAACTTCATAGAAGAGGTTCAGATCTTTGCTACTGAAACAATCGGTTGTGAAGGTCGTGCCCAGTATTATGATACCGCTGGTGCCGTGAGAGACATGCTTCAGAATCATATGCTCCAGGTGCTTGCTCTGATTGCAATGGAACCACCTTGTAGAAATGATGCTAAAGAGATTCGTAGAGAGAAAGTTAAAGTTCTTGCTGCGACAAGACTTGGTGATAATGTGGTTCTTGGACAATATGATGGATACAAGAATGAAGAAGGTGTAAAACCCGAATCACAGACACCAACATTTGTTGCTGGTGAGTTGTATGTTGATAACTGGAGATGGAAAGGAGTTCCTTTTTACTTTATGACTGGTAAAAAAATGCCAGTTGGTTGTGTTGAAGTTGTGATTAAATTTAAAGCACCTCCACAACAATTGTTTGAAGGGCATGAATGTAATGATAGAATAGTAATGAGACTGCAACCAGACCCACATCTGGATATGCGGATTGATATTAAGTCTCCTGGACTAAATGATAATGTAGAACCAGCACTTCTTCAGTATCATTATCCAGTGGAAAAAGCAATTGATGGTTATGTAAAACTTTTTTATGATGCGATTAATGAAGATCAGTCACACTTTGTTCATGCAGATGAAGTGTTGGAGTCTTGGAGAATTGTTGATGATCTTCTTTGCACTGGAGATCAATGCCGCATTATGACATTACCATATCTTTATGATGGTGGAAATTGGGGACCAATAACTAAAACAGAACTTATTACAAAGTGGGATTATCCACTTAAACTCAAGTAGGAGAAAGAGATGAAAGTAGGACTAATTGGACTCGGACGAATGGGAGAAGGAATGTCCCGTCGTATGATGAAAGCAGGCATAGAAGTTTGGGGTTATAGAAGAAATTATGAAAAAGCACAAGAAGCATACGAAAACGGATATGTTAATGGTGTTACAACTTCTATACAAAGCCTTGTTCAAGTAGTTAAAAGTTGTGGAACGCAACCAGGAATTTTCCAAATGGTGGTTCCTGCCGAAACAGTAGAGGAGACGATCAATGAGTTACTACGATATTGTGGTGAAGGAGATATTATTATTGATCATGGCAATAGCAATTTTAAAGACAGTCGGAAAAGAGCAGAACGCTTGGCAAAACTTGGTATCCAATATATTGATTGTGGCACTAGCGGTGGCGTTTACGGTTTGGATCGTGGATACTGTCTTATGGTTGGTGGCGGAAATACTGCGGTCGCCACTTGTGCAAGAATTTTTGATGCCCTCGCACCAGGCATCGCATCTGCCCCCAGAACTAACTTTGACTCGGACATAACATCAGCAGAACACGGTTGGTTACATTGTGGTGGTCCTGGTGCTGGTCACTTTGTAAAGATGGTGCATAATGGCATTGAGTATGGTATTATGCAAGCATATGCTGAAGGATTCAATATCATCAAGAACGCTAATGCAGGTGCCAAGTATGTCAGAGAAGGAGACGCAGAGGTTGCCCCTATGGCAGATCCAGAAAGTTACTGCTATGATATTGACGTTGCTGAGGTTGCTGAGTTATGGCGTCGTGGTAGCGTTGTTGGTAGCTGGTTACTTGACCTTACTGCTGATGTGTTGCGCCGCAGCCCACATCTTTCTAACTTCTCTGGAGGAGTATCCGACAGTGGTGAAGGTAGGTGGACGGTTAATGCTGCTGTGGATTTGGGGGTTCCCGCTCCTGTCATCACCACTGCTCTTTATGAAAGATTTAATTCACGCAATCTGGGCACTTTCGCTGCCAAGATTTTAAATGGTATGAGATTTATGTTTGGAGGACATCACGTCCGATGATTACTTCAGAAACTCCATATAAACTTGCGGAAATTATTAGAGACACTTGGCCTGGTCTTTACAGGAAACCTCATGTGTCCTATAATAATCAAAAGACTTCTAAAAATGAAAAGATACAATGAAGAATATTTTTCAGTATTAAATAAAAAAACTGGAAAAAAACTTTTAGATTGTGGTGACGAACAAGATGCTCTTGCAATGGTTTCTATGGATCCAGAGAATAGAATTTATACTCGTAATAAGTTCTTAATGGGTCCTGTTGTGGACATTGAAATTCCAAAGGCACTTCCAACAACCGAAATTGTTGCTGTTCACACGGTGCCTTCGGAAAAATTTGATGAGTATATTGATAACTTACTTGAACCTAGGAAATTAAAACTTCCAGAGGGTCAAGGGAAACCAGTTGTTGTATGAACCATCGTAAACGTAAACGAGAACAAAATCAAAAAAATAGAATGTATACGCCAGAAGGATATAATGCAGATCCTCCAGATGCAGTATGTCCTTATTGTGGAAAAAAACAAAGATCTTGTTCTTATGTAAATAGTTTAAGTCGTGCTTGGGCAAGGAGTGCTTGTGCTAAAAAATATAGATAGAAAAAAGAAAATTGCAATTGTTGGTGCTGGTAATGCTGCTTCCGCAACAGCACTTTGTCTTTATCGACATGCTTCCGATTTAATTGATAGTATAACAATATATTATGATCCTTCTATACCTATAGAAAAAGTTGGACAAGGAACTACCTTAGATTTTCCAGATTATATTTTTACAGTTCTTGGAATTAATTGGCATGAAAATGATAATTTGATAAAGGCAACATATAAAAGTGGAATTCTTTATGAGAATTGGGGAAATAAAAAAGAAAAAATATTTCATCCATTTCCTTTAGATACTACTGGAATTCATTTTGTTCCTCATTTATTATCTAAAGTAATTTTAGAATGTGGATTGTTTAATGTAGTTGAAAAAAATATAGTTGATCCGGAAAAAGAAATTGATGCAGATTATATTTTTGATTGTAGGGGTAAAAATAATAGAAATCCAGAATTATATGATAAATTAATTAATCCACTCAATCACGTGATTGTTGGTAAAAAGTTAAAACCAGATTTAAAATTAAATTATACTAGAACTGTAGCAACTCCTGATGGGTGGACTTTTGTTATTCCAAATCAAGACAGTGTATCTTATGGATATCTGTTTAATGATAATATAACTAATTTTGAAGAAGCATCAAATAATTTTTTTAATATGTTTAATGTTGATTTAGATTTTGATTTTAAATTTGAAAATTATATTGCTAAAAATTGTTTTTGTGGTGAAAAAACAATTTTGAATGGGAATAGATTGTGTTTTTTGGAACCATTAGAAGCATCTTCCATGACTTATTATTTGTCTGTTGTTAGAATTTGTTTAGATTATATTTTTAATAATAAAAGTAAAGAACAATGCAACACAGAAATTAGAAATGAAATGTATAAAATTCAAAATTTTATACTATGGCATTACCAATATGGGTCAAAATATGATACGACATTTTGGAAATATGCAAAATCATTAAAATTTGAACCTGATTGTCAATTTAAATTTGCGTTAGATTATGCGAAAAATAATACGTTTTTTGATTGTATAACAAAAAGTAAAGGTTTTAGTCAATGGGGATCTGCTAGCATTAAAAACTGGATTGATGGTGTAGAATATGATTAACGTATTATTTTTTTCCAGAAATTGTAGGGAAGAAGTGTGGGAATATGATTTCATTATGAATAGTATTTTACCAAAAGAAATTGAAAAAAGTATATATTTTTTAGATTTAGAACAAGTTAGAAATTCGGAAAAACAATTTGATGTTTTTGTTTATAGTTGTAGAGATCCTAAAAAATATGAATGGGGATATATGCCAACATATGAAGAAACCTTGGAATGTGTTTTAAAAATAAAACCTAAGGTTATAATTCAATTGTCTGACGAATATTCTCACGAAAATTTGGAGATACATAATAGTCTTTCTTTGCACTGCAATTTAATGTTAAGGCAGCATAATCATAGTGAATTTAGAAATGTTCAATTTGGAACAGGTATCCCAAAATTTGAAAATTTAATTCACATGCCTCTTGGATATTTAAATGATACTCATATTAACAAAAATGATATAATACCTATGTGTAATAGAAAGTTAAATTGGTCTTTTGTTGGTGCTATAAAAGACTATCAATTTTATTATTATGATTTTACGTATGAAAAATGGCTTCCAACAACTGATAGGGGGAAGATGATTGATATATTTTCATCTAATGTTGACAATTATATTTTTAAAGAAAGTGGAGTAAGTAAAAAACAGTTGGTTGATCTCTATAATAATTCTATATTTGTTCCGTGTGGGAGAGGTAATACATCATTAAATTGTTTTAGGAATTATGAATGTACTATTTGTGGAGCAATACCTGTTGTTGTTGAAAGATTTCCAAATGAAATATCAATCGTATTTAACTTTTTAGAACATCCTCCTTGGTTATATGCAAGTTCTTGGGAAGATGCTGTAGTTAAATGTAATAACCTATTAAAATATCCTGAAAAATTGCAAGAAATGCAAGAAAAAAATTTAAATTGGTGGAACAATTTAATGAATCAAATTGCAAATAAAGTTAAAGATGCATTATTATAAAAAATATATTCAAAATTTTAAATTTTTTTTAGAAAGAGATTCTGACATTACTTATTATGAAGAGTTTCATTATATTTTTATAACTCTAAAAGAAACTGCAAAAATACTATTAAAGATTAAATAAATAAGTATAAGTTATATTTTCTTTATGGAATTGTTTCATTCTTCCGAATGTTATTTGTACAATCTTGAAACTACTTCATCAAATAAAGCAAAAAAAATTTGGAAAGAAGCAATAAAAGAAAAATGGAATTATGAGTGTGCTTATTGTGGATCTAAAACTGATATTACATTAGATCATGTAATTCCTCAATCGTTTGGTGGACTTGACGTTTCAACTAATATTGTTTGTTGTTGTAAAACTTGTAATCATGATAAAGGACATAAAAAATGGGATGAATGGTTTTTTAAAAAAGAGTTTTTTTCGGAGAACAAATATAATAAAATAAGTGATTGGATTACTAAAAAACAAGTAAAAGAATTGTATCCATATAGATTGAGGAGGAATAATTGTACTTAAATAAATATACATAACAGAGAATTTTTTGATTTATCAGCGAGAGAAATCATCTAATGGCAGACATACGGGTTCGTGTAAATTCTGGAAATCAACCAACCGTTAGGGTCGGCCAAGAAAATGCTGTAAAAATAGTTGCCAGTAGTTCTGGTGCTCAAGGCACTCAAGGATTGCAGGGACAAAAAGGATCTGATGGATCTATTGGTGAACAGGGAACTCAAGGTTTATCTGGAGGATTTGTTGGTAAAGGTGACCAAGGAATCCAAGGTCTTCAAGGTGAACAAGGTATTCAAGGATTATCTGGTGAATTTGCAGGTCAAGGCGTTCAAGGAACACAAGGACTCCAAGGTGAGCAAGGTGTTCAAGGATTTAGTGGTGGGCAAGGAACTCAAGGAACTCAAGGAACTCAAGGAAATCAAGGAACACAAGGACTCCAAGGTGAGCAAGGTGTTCAAGGTGTTCAAGGATTTAGTGGTGGGCAAGGAACTCAAGGAACCCAAGGTTTACAAGGAACACAAGGAACTCAAGGATTGCAGGGAGTTCAAGGAACTCAAGGACTCCAGGGTGATCAAGGAGTTCAGGGAATTCAAGGTTTAAGTAATCAAGGTGTTCAAGGAACACAAGGACTTCAAGGTGATCAAGGAATACAGGGAACTCAAGGTACTCAAGGTACTCAAGGTTTACAGGGAGTTCAAGGATCCGGTAATCAAGGAGTTCAGGGAACTCAAGGACTTCAGGGTAATCAAGGAACTCAAGGACTTCAGGGTAATCAAGGAACTCAAGGACTTCAGGGTAATCAAGGAATCCAAGGTCTTCAAGGTGAACAAGGTATTCAAGGGATTCAAGGTTTACAAGGAACTCAAAGTACTCAAGGAACACAAGGAACTCAAGGACTTCAGGGTGATCAAGGAGTTCAAGGAACACAGGGTAATCAAGGAACTCAAGGTACTCAAGGACTTCAGGGTGATCAAGGAATTCAAGGTGTTCAAGGTACTCAAGGACTTCAAGGTGTTCAAGGAACTCAAGGAACACAAGGACTTCAGGGTAATCAAGGAATTCAAGGTGTTCAAGGTTTAAGTAATCAAGGAGTTCAAGGACTTCAAGGAATACAAGGAATTTTAGGGCAAAAAGGTGATAAAGGTGACACAGGAACATCCGTTAAAATTATTGGATCAGTACCTTCAAAAACTACTTCTATTGGATCATCTACTTTAACTAATAATGATACTGTTTATTCTTGGTATCCTGCTTCAACTGGTGATGGTGTTATTGCTTCAGATACTGGAAATTTGTGGGTATATGATTCAACAACACCAGTTTGGAATGATGTTGGAAATATTAGAGGTCCGCAAGGTACTCAAGGATTACAAGGTTTAAGTAATCAAGGAGTTCAAGGTATTCAAGGACTTCAGGGGGATCAAGGAGTTCAAGGTACTCAAGGACTCCAAGGAAATCAAGGAGTTCAAGGAACTCAGGGATTACAAGGAATTCAAGGAACTCAAGGTACTCAAGGACTTCAGGGTGATCAAGGAGTTCAAGGAACACAAGGATTACAAGGAACCCAAGGATTACAAGGTACTCAAGGACTTCAGGGTAATCAAGGTGTTCAAGGTACTCAAGGACTCCAAGGAAATCAAGGAGTTCAAGGAACTCAAGGAACCCAAGGTTTACAAGGAACACAAGGAACTCAAGGATTGCAGGGAGTTCAAGGAACTCAAGGACTCCAGGGTGATCAAGGAGTTCAGGGAATTCAAGGT